TGTCTACTTCCGGTACTGTGAATCCGCCATACTGCTGTGCAGCAGTGCTCAGGATAATATCACCCATAACATCAAACGCAGTATCAAGAGAATTTGGTTCGTTATACCAGACATTTCCCATTTCGAAGCCGCCTTTCATAACTTCTCCAACTCTAAATAAGCAACAGTTAATAGTATCAAGTCTGGCAGACTGATCATGAATATAAATATATCCGTCCTTACATGCCTGTAATTCATCTCTTGTCATGAAGAATTTTCTATACAAGTTTTTGTTCAGTTCATTAAAGATCAGGCTTCGCTTTGTAGCTACAAGCGCACTGTCTGTATTAGCGTTACTTTTGTCGCCAATATAACGGATTGCCTGACTCTTGGTGAAAACGTCATCCATCATATGAACAAATTCTTTCTTATAATTACGATAATCTTTATAAGACTTTGCAATCTTTGGATTAAATTCATCCAATGCGGATTCTACTGCATTATGTAATTCTTCTACTGTACATGTGGTATTTTCATCTATATCATCAGCAATAAGCTCGTCCCAAACAAGATCTATGATTCTTTTATAATCATCATTTGTTAACTCGACCATTACTCGTGATGCCGACTTATTTACGGCATCAACAATTTTCTGATCGTTAAAAGGTTCAACTGTTAAATCCTTTTTAACTACATTCATAACGATTTCTCCTTTTCCATTTCACTCTTAAGTAAGTCACATAATGCTTCTGCAGCTTTCGAAAAGCTCATATCATTCACAAACAAGTGGTCATACCCTTCAGCTTCTTCATATTTAGTGAATTGTTCATCTTCACTGTTATATCTTGAGTAAAATTCTTCTTCTGCTCCACCTCTTTTAAGGAATCTGTCTTTTGCTAATTCAAATGGTGAAGAAAAATAAATCTCGATAAATTTAAATTCATCTTTGCAATGTTCTTTCAAATACTTTGCTCCGTTCGGATCAATTACATAAATATCTGAGTTCAAAACCTCATCGTATGTAGTGCCATATTTAATTCCGTTAATTTCAGTATATGCTACAAATCCTTCTTTAAATTTAATTTCATCGAATTCACTCTCAGACACAAAGTAATGATCTTCATATCCTGTTATTTCATCTTTGCGCGGTAGTCTTGTTGTAATGCTTTTTACCTGTCGAAGTCCTAATGTCTCGCATATATATCTTGCAAGTGATGATTTACCAGAAGCAGTTCTTCCAATAAATAAAAATACTAACTTTTTATGCATTATTTGTTTCATTCCTTTCCGGTATATATAAGATGTGATGATTTTCATCATTACACATAATCTTAAAAAGTCTTGTGCTTACATTGCCATCTGAATCAAGAAATCTTTTGCAAGTATCTTTCTTGCAGCACTCATTACCATCTTTCTGGCAAAAATAATAACTATCTTTTTCATTATCACATCCAGCTATTATATTAGTTCCATTTGCAAAATACACATTCATACATTGTTGCTCGCAATCTTTAAAAGTAATTCTCTATTAATTCCCGGATACCAAGACTCAATCTGATTAATTAAATCTTCAATCATGATCTGAAGCTCCGGGGCAGCTGTTCCATGAGCGCCGCCATCTTTTGAGCCTCTCTCAACATAAATATGCGCTAATTCAGTAATATTTATTTTGAAAGTAAAATTCATGGGAATTGCCAGTGGATATAAACCACGTTTTACATCTTTATTATTTTCTAATCCTTTTTTAATGAAACCATTATTTGACCTTACATAAGTATCACCATAATAACTAATCTCACCAGGAATTTTCGTTCCAAGATATTTTAATACTTCATCCCATGTGATAATTTTATCTTCGTACCATTCAGAAACTTCTCCTTCATGGTAATCTGCAAGCCTTGTACTGCTACGAATAATTCTGTTATCCATTCTCTTTGCGTGGGAATCAAGATCGTCGGTTGCTCCTCTATGAAGACCTTCTACAACAACTGAAATATCTTCAAATCGTAGCATTGTGATGTGCTTTTGTCCCCATTTAAGAAGTTTTGCTACTTCTTTGTCGAATTTAATTTTTAATTCATCATCCTCTGGCAGATCTAATGGCCTTCCATAACGATCTGTGCAATGATCTACCATTTCTTTGAGCTGCTGCTCTATCTCTTCATTCCATGTTCTTTTGCTCATGTATATTGTTCTGATTGCATCTCTAATTGAATGCATTTCTGTAAGGGTTACTTTCATGTCTACATATCTCCTTGAGTTAATTTAATTTGTTTTCCCTGTGTCATTATAATAGCACCGTAGGCTTCTGATGTCAATAGTAAAAGTTAATTTAATTTGTTTTGTTTTTTAAAAGTTCATTTACAAATGTTTTCATAGGTTCTCTCATATTAACATTTTCATGTAGCCACTCCAGATACTCAGGATCTGTCTTTGCAACATCTGTCAGTAACTCGTCCTTATGTTTCTTATACGGACATTTGTATGTCTCGATATCCGGTAAATCATATGCATCAGTATCATCTTTAAAAGAAATATCAATGTCTTTTCTGGAAGCCAAATAATCTGCTACATGTACAATTTTATCTAACTGTGATTTTGGCTTTGGTAAGACAATACTTTCTCTATCACTTGTGTTCCATTGTCCCATATGAGACGAAACAGCATCAGCAATAATCTCAAGTTCATCATCTTCGAGATATAATCCTTTATAATTACGAATATATTCTGCTGCCAACAACGGATGATTAAATACAGTAAACACCTTTTTTCCATCCTTTGCCTTTTCTTCATATATTTCTGCAGTACCAGACTTTTGAATATCATGTGCCAAACAAGCAACACGTCCAAGATCTATCCATCTCTCATCAAACTGATTCTGGTACTGTTCTAATCCGATGATATAATTGTAAATCCTTAATACTGCTTTTGTATGACGCATTAAACCGCCATCACCCAGCGCGTATGCCGGGTGATATTTACCTGTAGAACTTGCCGCAACTTTGAAAAAATAGTCTGGGGCATCGTCCAAAACAACTTTTGCAAAATCACGAATATCATCTGAAGTAATTGTTTTTAATTCGTTTTTAAATAATTCTGACTTCATTTGCTCTCCTTTTTGTTTAATTTAATTTTTAACTTCTTTAATATATCTAATAAAAAAGTGTTCCTCTTAAAATTCTCTTTCTTTTTAATGGATCTGTTTACAGTGTCTTTATCTCCAATATGAAAGCATTTTTCTTTTGTACGTGTTAATGCCACATATAATAAATTAGAATTCATCATATAAGCATGACAAGATGGTGTAAGTGTAATCGTCACCTTAGCACTTCCTCCTTGGCTTTTATGAATAGAAATTGCATATCCAAGCAGCAACATTGACATTTCTGATTTTTCATATTTTACTCTGACACCATCAAAATCAATAATAGCGCCTGTCTTATGTTCATTTGTATATGGAATAATTTCGTCATAAATATCAATAATCTTTCCTAACATACCATTAGGAATAAATGTGTTATTTATAGAAGGTTCATCATTTTGAGAAGCATTTTCTATATTCATATCCCCCATATCCACTTCTGCTTCATAATTATTTTTGATCTGAATTACTATATCACCAACGTAATATGTCGTATCTCCAGATTTGATACATTTTTCTGATCCATAGTTTGGATTAGCAATTTTCTGGATTGCATTATTAATTGCAATAGTACCACAATCACCTTTATTGAAAGCAGATAGAACAAGAATATCTTCAGGAACATATTGAGAAAGAAGCTTCTGATATAATCCAATTGCACATTTTACTGCCTGTTCATTATTAGCATTAATAAAAGTATAATCCTTGCCAAATTTTACCATACCATTACTCAAATCATATAAATATGGTTTCATATTTCTAACATCAGTAGCAACTTTCATTAACCCACCCTCAGCGTACCTGAAAATTTGATTCAAAGTCACTGTAGGTATAACAAATGAATTGATCATATCATAAAGTAGATTTCCCGGCCCAACAGATGGAAGCTGCGCTGAATCACCTACAACAATAAGTTTCGTTCTGCTAAAATCAATTGCGTCACACAAATGTAAGAACAGAAATATATCTGTCATAGAGAATTCATCTACAAGAACAACATCAAATGGGAGTTTGCATTCACTATCATATCCCCACCTATTCTTCGGCATATAACCTAAGCCACGATGAATTGTAGCCGCTGGCTTACCGGTATAATCACTCAACACTTTTGCAGCGCGTCCTGTTGGAGCCATTAAAGTATATGAAATATTGTTATCCTCCAACATTTTAATGATCATTGCGGAAGTGGCACTTTTACCTGATCCTGCAAAACCATTCAGTATCATAATATTATTGTTACATATACATTCCAATGCACTGGTTTGTTCGTCAGTTAAATGATACTCTCCCGACGTCTGATAACTCTTCCAGTCAAAATCCCATATTTTAGGTTTTAAGTTTGCTACAAATAATATAGCAGCTATAGCAGTTTCAGTATCATGTGTGGCTTTTAAAGATACTTCAAAAGTATCTTTGTTATAATAAATATCTGGATCCTTTAAACATTCAACATAATGTGATGAACAAGCAGGAACAAGTCTTACAACCTGTTTTCTGAGATCGCGGAGATCCATTTTAGTATTTCCCTCTTTTTGATTCTCTTCCAAATAATATTCCATACATGCTGCACATCTTTGCGCAGATGATTTTAATTCAAACGGAAAATTGATCTTGCCAAGTCTCTGCAATTCTAAAAGAATACTATCTGCCTTAATAAAACCTACACCAGATATTTTTGTCAAAGATTTATATGGTTGTTTTCTCAATTCTTGTTTCATTTTAGGGATTGATTTAAATTCATCATATAATTTCTTTAACATTGACATTGTGAGAATTCCACCAAATTCAATTACTAAATCATAGATACAATAATTCTCAACTATTTTTGTTTTAATAGTTTCAAATGTTTTTTCTCCGATACCTTTTAATTTATCAAGATCAACAGTATCAGCTTCTCCTCTTAACACAATATCAATAATATCTGGATAATGCTGCCAAAGTACTCCTGCCTGGTTCTCAGTTAAAATTTCTCTTAAGAACATATAAACTTCTTCTTCAGTTTTAGGCTTATCCATTCTCACATTTACAATATCATACCCAAAACCATATTTATCGAGCTGTTCCACAGCCGTAATTTCATACGACTGTGAAACTACTAAATTATGTACGTTTCCATAAATAGTAACATTATCATATTTATTATGTTTAATATTGGGAAACTCTTTTTTATCTACATCTGTAGCATAAATCTTATAATCCTCCGAATTATACATGCACTTTACGATTTTACAATTAAATTTCACTTCTTTTTTACTCATATTCACACCTATTTAATTACTTCATATTCATCAAGTATATTTTCAAGTTCATCTGTTTCCTGCCATGTTCCATTCACACATTTTTTCTTCTTTTTCTTTGTAAAGTGTGGGACTTTCAAAATAGAAAATTCACCAAATGGATTATCCTGATATACTTTTATACTGGTTACTCTTGCTTTTACATCCTCTCCGGTTTTAATATTATGTAATACACAATATGGTTTTCTGACTTCCTTGAAAGTTTTATAATCTGTCACGACGTAAAAACATTGATTTACTTTTGGATTTACATATACGACATATTGTAAATATTCCTTTTCAAACTTCACCTGATCAATAACAGACATTGCTTTATTTTCTAAACGATTAGATAATTCAGCTATAAGCCCTGTATTATCCAAATCCCTATATTGAGAAGCAGTCTCTTTCCCGGCATATTTCTTCATCAGATACTCTGTCAAGCCAAGACTTTCCATCTTTTTTTTACTGATAATCTTACACAAAGCAAATTTGTCGTAGATCTCGGATACTTGCATCAAATACTGATTTTTTCCAAACTCCTCGAAATAATTTAATCCAATAAGAATCGTTAACTGTCTGGAATTCACAGATGTTTTTGTATTTACATCTGCCAGAACTTCTGTAAAATTGTTATATTGATTCGTTGCCAGCTCAAGAAGATCATCTGCTATTTGAGCATTACAGAATTTAATTGATGCAATACCCTTATATAATGCATGATTCGCTTTATCTACGGTATATTCAGCTCCGGATTTTCGAAACTTGATATTTTTTATCTCAATGTTCTTTATCTTCGCCAATTCAGTCCCCATCAGAATATCATCTGTATTGTTTGCACAGTTTAAATATGCAGCAATGAATTCTTCTGGATAATAATACCTACAGAATGCACACATGTAACCAATCATAGAATAGCCTGTAGAATGATTGTACCCAAATTGATAATTTGCACTATCTTCAATAATCTGTAAGAATGCCCTTGCTTCCTTCTCTGCTATTTCTCTTGGCTGAGAAGACATTTTACAATACCCATTCAAAATATCAGGCAAAGCTTTCTGCAGTCGATCCATCTGTTTACGTCCGATTGCTCGTCGAACGTTATCAGCAGCAGACCCACTTAACCCGCATATATTTTGAAGAAACTTAATGGTGTCCTCCTGAAAAATAAGAAATCCTCTATTGTCTTTCAGCAATTCATCAATAAGTGGTGATGGATTTTTATTTGTCTCACCTGCCAGCAGCCTATCTCGATATGAAGCCCCAGATGGTCTTAGTGACGCATTTATCATTGATAAATCGTTGATACATTGTGGGCCATAATTCTTAAGCATTTCGTATGCATATGGCGATTCGAACTGAAATACACCAGCAGGACAAAGAACAATATCATTCCATACCTTCTTATCATTCCAGTTAATCTGATGTGATTTTGGATATGGAAGTCCGGCATATTCATAGCACTTTCGAATAATTTCCAGATTCTTTAGTCCAAGTAAATCGTATTTAACAAGACCGGCTCCATCATGAATTTCTTCCATATTAATACACATAATACGTTTTCCATCATTCCAAAACGTTCCATAGTTGTCTGGAAGTGTTACCGGAGAAACTACAATGCCTGCCGGATGAATTGACTGAGAAACCGGAGTGCCGTTAATTCCATCAAAATAATAGAACAATTTCCTGTACTGATTATCTTTCAAATCATTCATTTGCTTTATAGCCTTGTCACGCTCAGTTATTTTATTTTCATAATCACGACGTAGGCCATAATATTCTGATTCTTTATCTGCCTGTTTAATTTCATCGAAATGAATCATATCTTCGATTTCTTTAATTCTTTTTCCGGTTGATTCAATTGTATCTTTATAGGCACTATACATTTCCTTAATATGTGCAACCTCATCAAGTGGAATATCTAAAGCACGCCCGATTTCATCAATAGTGCCTTTATCAGACACAGTTCCGATAGCAAGAATATATGCTGTCTTATCATATCCAAATGACTCAATGATGTGATTGTAAACTAATTCTCGCTGATCTGGTGAAATATCAAGATCAATATCTCCAACCTCTTCACGATCTTCATTTGCAAATCGTGAAAAAATTGTATTCCATATAACTGGATCAACATCAATGATATCTGTTATGTATGCAACAGTAGAACCACCTACAGATCCTCTACATGGCCCAACTGGTATACCATTTTCCCAACACCAACATACCAGTTCGGACATAAAGAGCATAAATCCAATCATATTAATCTTTTTAAATACACGCATTTCCTCTTTGATACGCTTCACGTATTCTGGAATTTTTTCCTTTTTGATAATTCCTGCATCAATTTTCTCATGCAATTTATCAAAAATTCTTTTCTTTAATACTTCCTCTTCATTGTCGTACAATTTTGGATATTTTACAGAAGTATCAAGTTCGAAATCAGTAACAGAATCAGCCATCACATTTGTATTCTCTATTGCCTGCAGAATCACATCAAATGGAATATCGCAATTCTGAATGCGGAACATTTCAACCAACTCTTCGTAAGTCTTTAATGTCAGATCAAATTTATCTTCATCAGCATATTCGATACGTTTTGCTTTCTGTAAAATGCTTCTGCATTCAGCTTTATAATAATCAATGCTATGTGTATCTGTTCCGGCGATTAAAGGTTTCCCTGTTTGTTTTGATGCAGCATATAAAAATTCGTTATATCGTTTCTGCTCTGGAAAATCATGCGGCTGAATTTCATAGTAATCATATGTTTCCAGTAACTTATAAAAAGTCTCTCTCGCTGTCACATTCATAAGCTGAACTTCTTCAAGCAGATTATCATAATATTGCTTCAACTTATCAATTTGAGCTTCGATATAATGCAAATATGAATCCCCTGGAATACATCCGTTTATTACCCACGGTAACTCCTCTTCTTCAAAGTCATCAAACTGTTTAAACCATTTTGTCATGGCTTTTTGATCACTCTTTTGCTTTTCAAATTCAGCTACTTTATTTGCCAGTTCCTGCTTTAATGCTGCAGACTTTTCCGCTATTTGCTTTTGGATATCCTTTGGGTATTTATTCAAAGGTGATGCCAAACAAGCAGAAATCTTGATTACATTATCTGAAATATTAAAAAATTCTTCAAATGTAATACGTGGTTTATAATATCTATGATCCGGTTGTGTAGATTTATCAATCAAAAGATTGATTTCTTTTACACCTTCATAGTTTTTAGCCAAAAGAATTGTATGATAATTGTCCCTCACCTTCTCTTCTAGTGAAGCTGTTAAATAACACTCAACTCCGTGTATGTATTTCAATCCTTTTGAATTGATATACATCTTTTTTTCAACCCAATTGTAGGCATTACCATGTTCCGTCAGAGCTAAGGCTTTATACCCTAGCTCCGATACACGGTCTGCATATTCTTTATAACCAGTACAACTATCAAGAAGAGAACGGTTTGAGTGGCAATGATAAATAGTATACTGTCCCATTTTATCTCCTTATAAATCGTTAAGCCAATCTAAGTTATCAATGTCGTATTCTTCATCCTGCTTATTTTTCGTACCCAAAATATCTCCATTTTTCTTTGCATCTTGAGCATCAAGATAAGCTTTTAACGGTTTATAAAGTTTAGTGGAATAACCACACAAATTCGTAAGATAATAACTTTGCTTTTTTAGACTCTCTTCATCTTCCCACCAAAGTTTATCTGCTTCATCATATTTTCCTGCTGCCTTTAGCTCCGCATATGTAGCTTCTTTATCACGAATCATTTTCATAGTATTGATAATAAAATTTTCCCAATACTGAATCAGCTCCGGAGTCAAGTCAACATATACATAACAATCATGCAATTCATATTTCTCCTGTACTTCCGGTGGAAGACAGGTAATATCATTTGTTTGAGCTAATTTATCCAGATACTCCAGCATGTTTTCTTCATATCCGAATTCTTTTAACCACATCTTTGCATTTGCCTGTAGCTTCTCCCCAAGCTCAAAGCGTTCGATTTCTCTTACTTTCTTTACACCTTTTTTAGATTGAACAGTTACACACTGATATTTAAGGAAATTCCATGCAATTTTGATCTTTTCAAACGGAATTCCAATCTGATGTAAAGCCAGAGAGTACATTACCAACTGCCCACATTCATTTTTCGCTTTATCTCCCTTATATATGCTGCTTGTCTTCCAATCTAATATAGTATAATTACCATTTTCATCTGTCACCAGAGCGTCAATATACCCCTGGTAATATTCATCACCAACCTTTACGGTTACAAACTTTTCAATATCAATATGATCAGTAATCTTCTCGTGTGTCTCAAAGAAATTTTTCAAATCATAATAATACTTAGTTGCAATACTATTGTTTCTGGCACCATCTCCACGAACAAATTTTAGATCAGCAATATCAAATGCCATCATCCATCCTTCATCAAACTCTTCAGCCATTTTTTCATAAGCTAATTCTTCAGTATAAAATCGCTCTATAATATCATGACTAATACCGCCAGTTACTTTATAAATAGAATCATCACGATCCTCTTTTTTATGTAATACATACTTCAAAAAATACTCATAGAGACCATTGTGTACGCAGTTTACACGGCTCCATGAATTGAGTCTATCGACTCCAAGTGCCTCGCACATCTTCTGCAGTTCTTCATAGCTTAATCTCAACTATTTTTTCAAACTCTTTAAATATTCTCTGTGTTTACTTTCATCATAAGGAATTCTCCATTTAAACAGAAAATTGTATATTTTATTTGGCGCATCTGCAGGTGAGTCCTTTGGGCCAAGCAGTTTCCATTTATCACGAATGTAGCTGACTTTACGTAATCCGTAAAACTTCTCACACATATTCCAGACCTCTTCTATTGGAACATCATTATCCATCGCGATAATAACTTCTTCTACTCCGGTACCAAGTATAATTCGCACCTGCTCATCTGAAAGTACATGGCCTTCAATTGCACCGCCGGTTGGATCCATTCTGCTATCTCTTTTAAGAACAGATTTCTCGGCCTCGAATATAACAATATATCCTGCTTTCTGAATATCTTTATAATTTTCCCACAATCCATATATATTAATTTCTTTTCGCATCCCAGGTGTTATAAAGTACTTTGATATTCCAAATTCAGAACAATTTTCGATGGAACTTCTGGCATTATATCCCATCAGAGTTCCATCTAGCCAATATCTAATTGGAAATATTGTTCTCCTCCATCTATACGAATATCCAAGTCCAAATTTTTTAATTGTTCGTTTTACAATCCCTTCGCGAAATAAATCAATATGAATATATGGAACAAAATCATTTAAAATATCTTCACTCATAGGATCAAAGTCATTTACGATACATTTCCTACGCTTAACCACAAATCTTGAGAACACGAACCAGGAATCATCCGGCTTTTTCTTCTCCTCTTTTCCTTTGTATAAATTTTTCAATCCTAAAAGTTTATGAAGATATTTCATTGCATTTGCAAAATCAATATTTTTATTATACTGAACTAAAGAAATTAAATCCTCACCATCGTCATATTCAACTCCTCTGGTATAATTTCGATAATTCAGATATTTATTATTTCTTATATTGATGGCGGCTGGATTGTTACAGTCACCACCCACCGCATTAGAGCAGCTATAATAATCCTTGTTATCATGATATACTATATTGCTACACCCAATGCTTTCTAAAACATAAGGTATTTTTCCATTTTTTTGAATGTATTCCTTAATCTCTAATGCAGTCATATTTACTCTCCGCTTAAAAATCTTGTGCTATATTACAAATAGCAACATCTTTGTGCATATTTGTACTCAAATCATACTCTGAGATTATCTGGAATTGGTCTGTAGCCCCAAATCTATTTTTAGTAATAAATGTGATCATATAATGTTTATCCGGATCCAAATGATATGGAATCTTTGAGGAATTATTTTTCCCAGCCAACTTATAAGCTTTAATCTCATGTGAACCACCAGGAAACTCATCTTCAAATGGTTTACGCATCATTAAATTCACACTAAATACATCCAATATATTCTTTGCTTGTCCAATTTCATTATTTGTAAGATACCTCATCTTTACTGAAGCTTTCCCTAACTGATATGTAACAAATAATGCTACATTTTTAGCAGCTGGTTTCACAACATCATAAAGATCAACCATATCTCGTTCCATAGATTTCCATGTTTCTGTGTCTCTTGAATCAGATGATTCTTTTAATGTATCCAGAACAAATAGCCTTACTCCCATGCTAGAGTATTTTTTTATTACTTTGATTGCTGCTTTGACGGTATATTTTTCAAAAGGAACGATTGTAATATTTCTGCGTTCTTTTAACTCTTCAAGATATTTTGCTGCCTTACGAAGCTTATCTAAAACATCTTTACTAAAATGGCCATCACGTAAAATATATTTATGTAGTCCAGCACTATATAAATTATTTGCAACCCAGACAAGTAACTCTTTCTTTACTTTGTCCTGATCTTCTTCATTAATCATAATGACCATTTTTTCATTATGTTCTAACACTGAAGGCATTAAATAGTTGATTGCTGTTGTTGATTTTCCAACACCTGAATTGGCACCTAGACCATAAATGTTTCCATTAAAATTAATGCCGCCAATTTCTCTGTTCAAAATATCACAATGTTTAAGTGGCATTCCTACCTGACTTCCAGCATTTAATTTATCAATCAAATCAAATAATCCGTCGCAGGCATTATAAGTTTTAACTTCAGATTCCACATTAATAAATGTGTGATTCAAAAGTGCCTCAAGTTCGTTATATATATCTTCAGCTTTAGCATCGACATATTTACTTAACTTTTCTTTTACAGGAAAGCCCATTCGGGCTAATTTCATTACAGCATTCCACTTTTTTACCTCATTCACATAAGAATCGAAATTAGCCTCTTCGATGTATGTAAATGAACTTTCAATCTTCCCATATCCACCATATTCATCGTATTTCTTACTTAATTTTGAATGTTTCGATAGATACATATTGATTGTAATTTCATCTAATGTATTTTTTTGTTCTACATTGATGATATCGTTCGCAATTGAAAAATATACTCTCCAAGCATTATTTGTTATATCTTCCAGTTTCAAAGAAGTGTCTCTGACTAAATCCGGGTTCTTGTAAATAGAAGACACTGCATTTGCTTCTGCAATTAACTTATATTCATTTACCTTTTTAATAGTCTCAATACATTCCTTTTCAAAAGGGGACATTGTTTTCGCACTACTGCGATCTTTCGTCTTAGTAGTGATAGATGTCAATTACCAAATCCCCTCGAATGTAGAATTTACGACCTCTTCCGTCTGACGTTGATATTTAGCGGCTTCACTATTTTGCGCTCCTATATCAATCTTTTCAGATTTCTCTTCGCTTTTCTTTGCATTTTTCATTCTGGTGTACATATCATTAATTCGACTGCTTACAATAGCACAAATGTAAGCCATTTTCTGATCTTCGCTGTTAAATGTTTTCCCTTTTATTGCTTTTAAAATGACATATTTGTTCGCTTTAAAAGTATTAAAAATAACATCAATAGGATATTCTCCATACATTTCATGAGAATTATTTGCCATACTTTGTCCTTTTCTTAGCCCCTGCAATCTTAGACATGCGTTCTTATGCAAACGCTGCGTCCCAGAATACCCCATCAATTCTCTTTCAACCCAATTACACATTTGTAAGAAGTCTTCATTTTTCCAACCAGTTGTGTCCTTTTTATTTTCCTTACTCAATGTTATTCTCCTTAGAAATCCCAAGGCAAAAGCCCTGGGATCAATATTTATTTACGCAACAGTAAGTTCAAGAATCTTTTTTGCGTCATCAATATTTGTTACTTTCATCGGATTGTCATAACCCATTTCTTTAGCTGCAGCTACAAGTGGTTTTAATTTTGCTGTTTTACCTTTATTAGCAATACAGAACGCCTTAATCTTTTCTGTGATTTCACTAAGTTCTTTCTGTATTTTAGCTTCTGCCTCAGCTTCCGCAATCTTTTCAGCTCTTTTTTCTGCAGCTGAATCCTGTTCTTTCTTTAATTCATCAACAGATTTACTCCCTTTAGATGCTTCGGCTTTGATAGCATCTGTAAGAGCCTTGATTAATGCATCTGAACTAAATTCAATTTCCGGAACAATGTCAGCAAATCTTGATTTGGAATCGATAGAATAAGAATCATCACGGAATGTAATTTTACGGCTTTCGCTTGTAATTACACCTTTCATAATATCTACATCTTTTTTACCTTCCTTTTTAGTCTTGCCAGTCTTTTCCTGTACGATTTCTCTATCAATAGAAGCAACACCAAGAAAATGTAATTTTGTTTTGATTGCATTAAAATCTCTCATTGACATATTAGTTGTTAGAGAAGTATATGTCTGTCCTGTTGTTACATCGTCTTGTGTACGCTGCTTAACGTGTCCAATAATAATGAAATGAACACCAACCGATTTCAGTTCCCATAACTTATTCAGAACAATTTCTGTTGCCTTATCCTCTCCGGCCATATAACCACCAAAAGCTGCTTTAATAGATTTCACCGGTTTCTCAGGATTCTCCGCATTATGCATACGAATAACTTCTGGCTTTGCAATTTCTACAAGCTGATCATATGTATCAATAACAACTGTTTTCAAATCAGGATATTCTGTGGATTTATTCTCAACGACATCATCCACAAAATCTTCAAATCCAATACTGTTTGTTTCTTCATCATAATCCATTGACCATTCCGGACAATTCAAATAGTTGATTCCATTAATACCGTCAGCGCCATCTTCTTTACCACACTCAAGAAAACGATATCCATCTTCACCTACAAGTTTCTCGCACATCTCTTTAACAATTGTTGTTTTTCCGATACCACTTTCCCCAATAAGTCCAATATTATATGATAAAGGATCAATTTTAATTGTATTCTTTTTTCCGTATCCCATAGTATTTGTTTCCTTTCTGTACTTTGTATAATTTAATTATTATAGTTAATCATCAAGCAGCGAATCTAACATTGAATCATAATCAATTTCTTCATCCTGATCCGTTGTATCAGTTTCTGAATCTTCTTCTACTTCATCCACTTCTTCGTCATCATCTGCTTCAATCAGATAATCTAATACAAGATCATCTTCTGAATACATAGAATCAAATTTCTGAATCTGTGGAATCTTAGATCCGTCTTCTCCAACTAACTTAATAACTGGTCTAGTAAGTAACATCCTGCGTTCTTTACTAGCATTTTCTGTACAAAGTGCTAATGCTTCTTCCAAACTGTAAGCTCCCATTTCTACCAGTTCTTTAATATCGTCTGGTAAATCGTCTTCAGTTGTCTGGATCACTGCACCGCCTTCAACAAATACTCCTTGACAAGTAATCAATGTCACGTTTTTCTTAACTTTGAAAAGTTTTCCTGCGCGCTCAATAGATTTTTCATCTTCCGGATCATAAACATATTCAAATGTCTTTCTCAAAGGTACAAACTTTCCGCCTTTTACGGCGCCACCTTCAGTCAAGTCATTACCATTATATTCTTTGAATTTCTCCAGAATGTATGCCGTTATCGGGAACGCACATTTATCTTTATCTGCTTTTCCGATTGAATACTTGTCAAGAAGCATCGACTGAGTAAATGCTGCTTCATAAGTATTCAATTCTTTCTCCCTTGGAAGATAAATACTGTTAATTTCTTTTCTTACTTGTACATGTTTGTCATATACAGTATATTTTAACTGCCCTCTTACCTTAATCTCCATACCATCCTGCAATGCTTCAGACAGATATTTAATTGCATCATATGCATGTAAGAATTTATTGATAACAACTTCACCTTTTGTATCCTTCTCAATACCAATTTTGATAAAGCAAAGCTCTCCAATATCTTTTAGAATATCCTCGTCAAATCGATCATCAAAATCAATCTGGTATCTGTTATCAAAATCATCTCCACCATTCTCATCTTTGCCATGAACATAAATCACATTGTTTCTACCAGCTCCATAACCACCCATTAATTCGCAGCCAACTTTTCCGTATTTATCACCGCAGTCAACATTCAGGTTAATAGAATTGTAAATCCAGTCGCTTTTCTTAGAATGTTCATCAATTTTGAATGTGTAATCTTTAATACATGCCTTTCCAATCAATTCAAATGTCTGAACCCAACCTTTTTTATCTAACGGTTTTTTTTCTTTCTGTTTTGCCATTATTTATTATTCTCCTATTCTATACCATGTCATAATCATAATATTTTCTATCATTGTTTAATTTCATCGAGTCATCTTCAAAATATCGAATCACATTTAATCGCCCACAATGTTTGCATTTCACAAGCTTGGTTGAATATCCATATCCATTCTCATCAAAGATGGCGTCTGTTTGTTTGTATGCAAATCTTTTTTTACAAGAAGTACATAATCTACTAAATGCTGTTGCCACCATTCGTGTCCTCCTTTCGCCTTACTTTGCTCCAGTCGGACCGAGAATAATCTCTCGTGCGTAATTCATCGAAATAACGGAACAGAATTTTCCAAAATATTGTCCTGCTGCTCGAACTACTTCCGGTTCTTCTTTTACACAATCTGTATAAATTCTGTTTGGAAGATTCCTTGCAACAGTTTTCATATCCTGTTCACACCACTCTGTTGGGATGATTCCTTCATCACGCATTTTATATAACTCTTTTTCAACTCTACGCCGCGTCACGACAGATTTTACAAGTTCCTGTGCTTCTGTTCGTTCTTGCAACTTTTGTGGATCTTGAATCTTTTTAACATGATTCATTTTTGCGACTTCATGAAATTTATCTCCAACGATTTTCACTACAAATGGTAATCTGCTATTCGGATCGTTTAATCTTGTTTGGTTCTTTATAACAATACCTTCTTGAATTTCTCCATATCCCGGATGATCCATAAAACTTTGTACATGTTCCCAACTGACAAACGGTCCAACATAAAATGTATTGATATATGTAAGTCCATGCGTTTCTGCAAATGCCTTTACTTCTGACTGAGGAAGATATTTTTCTTCCCTTACATCATAAATATCAAATACGTACCATTTCTTAGTATTTTCTGGATAATAAATAATCGCATTTCTTGCTCCAGACCATTCTCCAAATATTACATAGTCCGGAACATCTTTATAATCTTCAGGATTTAACTCCTGCACATAATTATAAAAACCATTTAATGTATTGTTCTGATCCAACGTATGTCTTCTGGAAAAAGCTACCATTTTGCCAGTCTCTGCATCATATCTAGCTGCTGCATTGGATCCGTCGAATTTTTCCTGGATAACAATTAAGTCACCCGGTACAAATCCATCTGCATATCCTTCTTTCAGACGTTGAATATCCATAAATTTCTTCTGCTCCATTATTTCACCTCGCTTTCCGAAGTGGAATAACTTTGCAGTTTATTGTCACACTGACATCTATGCACTGATCTTTTAAGATAGTGCTTCAAATATTATTTCCTATTCCTCATTTATACGTGCCTGTATAATTAAATTTTATTACTTTACAATTTTTACTTTGCAGCCAAACTTTTCTTCAACTTCAGCCATAGTTACTTCCTTAATTAACTCTTCATAGATGCATTCAAATCCATGACATTCTGCTGCATTATATTCTGTAATTGCTTTATCACCAAGATAATGTTTGTCTTTCGTTCTCCATACCTTAATAATACGATTACCTAAATCATATTTAAATGTAAGATCTTCGTTAATCATAGAAAAAGATCTAAATCTGTTAATAACCTGTCCTTTATTATTACTGTACCATTTGATTTGATCATCTCCATTAGTTCCGATTAGCACAATACCGTAGCTTCCCTTTGTAGAAAGAACGATATCACCCGTACATAAATCATATTTTGTCATGTTTACTGCCTCCTTAAATATACATTTCAGTAGTTACTATTTTCTTTTGTAACGATCCGCGCGTCATCATTACAAATGTGATAAGAGTGGACTCGAACCACCGACCTCACTTTTGTAGTGCGCTCTTTCTCCCAACTGAGCTACTTATCACTTTTCATGCATGACCTGTCGTGCTGCAGTCCTAACAGGATTATGTGTTCTTTGATCAGCTCAATTCACTACATTTTCTCTAAAGCTGGATATTTTTACTTATAAAACATCTCAAAAAAACACCAGTTTCACGCCCTAACTAGAAACGGCTTGTTTCTTATTGGAACTCTACAGCCTATAAAAGTCACTCCTTCGTCAGGAGAAATGGAAACTCTGGGACTCGAACCCAGGACCGACCGGTTATGAGCCGGTTGCTCTAACCAACTGAGCTAAGTTTCCATGTAGTGGGCGTTATAATTACACCCACAATATAGAAATGTAACAATATCTGTAAAAAACTTGCTTATGCAATCGTGTCAGTTACACGAACGATCGTCATCACTCTCAAAAGCCCTCCCACATTATTTCTACCTCACTGACTCAATTACTTTTCGCTTCGTAACTAATTACACATCTGCTACCAGATCCTCCTCCAACGCCCACTCACAACCTCATTAGCACAAAGCACATCTATATAAATGTTTCCTTTCAATGCGTCCAAACCATACAACCAACACATTCGCAGCTTCCTCATCACTGGGTTCCAGTATTCCACCAACTTTTCAATCTTCTTTAATGTCCTATAGACGCTATATAATATAAAGGTTAACCTCTCGGACTTATTTCTCCTCATTACTATTTAGGCCATCAAGTAAATCCGTAAGAATAGTCCGAATACGGATAGTGGGATTCGAACCCACACGATTTCTCCGAAGGGTTTGAGCCTTCTACGTCTGCCAGTTCCGTCATATCCGCTTGTTGTATAAGGTTACTACTGGCTTACCCTTATACAGTTTATTTATACTCGTAAGACCTGCTTCAAACGAGTTATAAGAGGTAAAAAGTAAAATGAAAGCCACATGCTTATAACCGAACTTCCACATATCTAAAGTTTTTATTCGTCGGAATGTTTAATTAAATTTTTATACAGAAAGATTATAATGAAGTCCCTTTTCTTCTTTTCTTGCAAAAACGATACGATCAATTTTAATATTTTCGTATTTTTTCTTTTCTTCTTTTGTAAGATCCGCATAGTCTTCATCCGGAATAATTTCAACATCTTTTCCATCAACAAAATCAATGTGTCTGTCAAAATCATATCTTACATCAACACCAGAAAATTTTGTATAGAACCATTTTCCATCTATTGTAAAATATAAACTATGATTAGAAGTCTTATCAAATAAATCAAGGCTCTTTTCTTCTGTATCCTTTTTTCCATCTTTAGTATACAAAGTAGCTATATAAACGGTATTATTTATATGAAGGATATTCATATCTTTAATTGCCTCTTGAAATTGTAATCCTGTATTAAGCTCAAATGCGATAGCTCTTAAACAATCATAATTCAAGCTGACTCTTTTAGAAAATGCAATTACCTTACTAATTTCTCCATAATACTCTTTATGTAACTTATCTCTCATATATTCTGTAATCTCAGAATCTGTTGGATAATCAAATCTAAAATGATAATGAAATCTTCCAGGTCTATTTACCAAATAATCACTCAGAGTATTAAGATTATTACAAGTAATAACATATAACTTTTTCCCTTGAGCTAATCCATCAAATAATGTAAGCAGCTCTGTTTGCGGATTAGCCATACCATCAGCAGCTTTAATATTACCAAATGTTTTATCAAACTCATCAAACATTACTAATACTTCCTGTTCAATTTCTTCAATAAAATTAGCAATTCCAGGGATATATGTATCAACAATAATTACTGGCAATCCTTTTTTTACAGCTTCTACAGCAAGAATCTTAGAAAATAAAGATTTGCCAATTCCTTTGGCTCCAGATAAGATCACGCCAAGATTTTTATTGAAATTTGGAAAAGCATTTAATACTTTATTTACTTTTTCCATGTGCACACCGTATATTTTATCTTCATTGATCTCAATATCAGCATGTTTCTCTAAATAAAATCCTGTCATCTGTGAACATCTGATAGAATAAATTTGTGCCGGAAGTTGATTATGTGTTACAAGATCATCTCCGTAGATTCTAAAAGTGGAACCTGTACTAATAATTTTACTCATTTTTATCTCCTTTTTGTATAATTAAATTTTCAAGCTGGGCTAGCTGGATTCGAACCAGCGAATGCAGCAGTCAAAGTGCTGTGCCTTACCGCTTGGCGATAGCCCATTGTTTGTATAATTAAATTTCTTTCTTCTTTTTATTTAGCACAGGGAGCTTTCACTCCTCTGTGCTGTTGTCATCCTTGACTATGTATTTAGTATAGCATATCAAGTTTCGTTTGTCAATACATAAAGTTAATTTAATTTGTTTTCTTTGAATTTGATATCGTGCTTTTGACCACTTATATCATTTGCATATATCTCAATTAATTTTGCAATCAACCTACGTTTAGCAAGGTTTTTCCCAAACTCATAACTAAATTCATCCCCTGCTTCTATATTACAAGACGCACTGGCTTTTATTCCCTTGTATTTAACCTGCACTCTCTTTCCATTTGTTCTAACAATACAATCCAATAATACGTTCCTTCCATAACAGAACGGATCTGTAAAACGAAAATAATCAAGTTTCCATTTTCCCCATTCATATTTAGGTTTTATTTCTTTATCTAATTTATTAACATGTTCTTGTGTAACAAGAACCGGCACATTGTTTGTAATGTCATTCTCTTTGCATAATGACTTATATTTTTCTGCTCCAAGATTAACATCAATTGATTTATATGTACCATCTTTAAGTTTTAAAACTATTAATAATGTCCCATCCGGACAAAAAATCCCAATATTAATACTGTCTACTTCATATTTATATTCTTCTCCAAATAATGTAAATCCCATAATTTTTCTCCTTTATTTCTTTAATTTAATTTTTGTAACCAGAATACCTGCCAGAAAAGCAATAACAAGGCATACAACAAATGTTTCTATATTTAAAGCAACCATAATTACTCCTTACTCAATGATCTTAAATGATACATCAGTACGTCTATTCATTGCGCGATGTTCATCAGTGTCATTATCAACAACAGGATTGCTGGATCCATTTCCAACTACTACAATACGTCCGTTAGAAATTCCATTCATAACAAAATAGTTTTTAACAGCTTCTGCTCTTTGTAAAGACAACTTCTGATTATACTCGTCTTCAGGATCTGATTCCGGATTAGGGTCTGTATTTCCTGCAATTTCAATGATTGCACCGTCAAGTACCTTTGCAATGTCAATAAACTTATTAAGTTCTTTAGATGCTGCAGCAGAATCAGAGAATTTTGCCGTATTCTGAATAAATGTAACAGATGCTTTACCCTGTAATAAAGCTTCAGTATCCTGAATTTCCTTTTTATTATCCTCTGTAACCTTTACAGTATTTGTATTAGACACTTCTGTTGCACTAAATTTATCTGAAATAGCATTAATATATGTATCATCAAAAATACTATTAACAAGATCAGCATTTACAGACTCACCAATTGATGTCCATACGTTACACATATCTGAATAAATTGTCTTTGCAGTTCCATTTAACAGATCTAAATTATCTTTCCATGTTGTCAGTTTTGCAGACTCCGTATTTGCTACAATATCTTCATCTGATGCAGTATTAAACATAGGCATTACTTCACGAATTGCATTAAATTCTGTATTATACATATCTGCAGCTTCCAGAGATCCCTGGATAAATTTCTCCACTACATCTGCATGTGCTTCTGCAAATTTCTTATCAAACAGAATTCCATCCATAACAAGATTTGAAGAACTTGCAGTGCTAAATAATACATGTGCGTCTGTCATATTCTTTGCCTGAGTCAGGTATGGTTCCCAGGTTGCTGCAACATCAATCTGACCGGCAAAAAATGCTTTTGCTGCATCATCTGGTGTTGAGAACAATACAAGATTATCAATAATCTTTGCTTTGGCTTTATTAGAAAGATCAGAATTATTTACAAACCATACTACAAGTGTTTGAGCTTCAGAGAATTCTGGTACACCAATTTTAGCATTTACAAGATCATTTACATTCTGAATAGAAGACTTCGCAATAATACCGTCGCCACCATTTGAGTAATTTGTAATATACGGCATCACCACTTCTTTTCCAGCATCAGTGAATTTCTTAGATAAGAATGCAGTTCTGTTAATTGTATAACCTGCAGCGTTCAGATCTCCTTTAATCAGAGCATTACTTGATTGTGTTGCGTCGTTAATAACATTAATATTTACTTTTACGCCAAGTTTATCATAGATGGAACCTGACTGAGTTGTTAAGCCGCCATTAGCGTCAATAATGGATTTCCAACCGATCCATTCATCTAATGATAAATTGATGGTTGTATCATCATCTGCAGTTTTATTATCTTTGTTCGCACTGTTTTCTTTATTTGTATCGGTATCATCTGTCTTTGCTACGATTGATTCCTTTTTATCTTTCTTCGTCTGAATTACTCCGGTTTGTACTCCTGCAAAAATACCTCCACCAATTAAAGCTACAATCAGAACCATAATCAGAATTTTTGCTGCTTTAGTTAATCTAAATCTTTTTGCTTTCTTCATTTTACTACTCCTTATTTATTATATTTCTTTTTCAAGCTGTTCAGATAATCATTGCTGTTATTCTTTTTTGCTTCCGCTTCAGCCTTTTCAAGTTTGGTAGACATCTTATTATTGTGTACTACTTTAGATCCTTCCACAATAGCATCCAGATCTCTGTTTTTATCTCGAACAGAATCAAGCAATTTATCTGTTACCGTGACATTTTTCAGTTCATCCATATCATCATAGACTTCCTGAAGCTGCTTCTTTACCTTCATATTCTCCACAACTTCTTTACTTTCACGCTTTAGACTTCTAAGATTCTTTTCACACCTTTCCTGTGTCTCTTTTGCAGCGGCCGTAGCTTCTTTATAGGCATTTACCAAACCGGTAACTCTGCGGATATCTGAAAGAATTTCTTCTCTTTCCTCTGCTTTTAACTGTGCAAGTTCGATTTGATTTGTTTTCACAAGAGATTCACACTCAGCTTCAACATTAATAAGTCTTTTTCTTTTCCTATCGAGATCTTTCTGTGCATTGCTTAATTTTCCAGCAGCAATCTTATATGCATTATCCGCTTTATTATAAGATTCCTGAGCCTGGTCAATTTTTTCTTCGTAGATAGCCTCTGCTCCTTCTGGTGTGGTTGCCATATCTTTGATAAATAATCTAGTAAATCCAGACAGTAATTTTCTTGCTTCCGGAAACAGAATCAGTATCAATACAATAACAACCACTGCAACAATAAAAATCAGTTTACCAAGTTCCATTATTCATTTCCTCCAACAGTAAAGTTAATTAAATTTTTAATTCTGTCAATTTCAGCAGTAATAGTTTCATCAGATGTTTTTGTTTCAGCTCTTTGATCAGCAATTTCCTTTTCCAGACGCTCGATTTCCATTTTATGTTCTTCAATAGCATTTTCTTTTTCAGTAACAACAGCTTCAGAATCACAAATAATCTTTGAGAGAATGTCGCTTAAAACATCAACTCTTTTTTCTCCGTCTGCCTCAACATCAGTCACTGTCAAGCCAAATACACCAAGTGTTGCCAACACTGAATTTCTTTTTGTTTCTGTCGTCATTTCCTTTGGAAATGATTTTATTAACTCTTCCACTTTAAAAATTGACTGTGTTTTATCTGCCAGATTATTCTGGCTGTAAATATCATCAATCAAAGTGTCAGTATTGACTGAATCAAGTTTTGCGTTAGTCCCAGTTGTATCAAAATCAGTATCTACATCTGGAATATCAGGCGTCTCATCCGGTACTTCTTCCACAAATAAGTTTTTTAAAATTCCCATCGTATTTCCTTCCTAAAATTTCAATATTTCATCACACATTATCTTTGCTTCTGATTCACTGTGTGTGACCATGATCACAGTATTATCAAGTAACCTATGCAAATCCATAATTAACAATTGCATATTACTTCGTGTCTCAGCATCCAGTGCTGACAATGGTTCATCCATTAAAAGAATCTTTGGTTTTGCAAATAACGTCCTGGCTAACGCAAGCCGTTGTTTCATGCCTCCAGACAGCTGCTTAGGATATTTATTTTCGTTTCCATTCAGACCAACTAAATAAAGCATCTTCTTAGCTGCTTCTATATCTTCTGGTTCTACATGGCCTTTAACTTTTTTAGCAATTAGTATATTGTCAAGACAATTTAACCAATCAAAAGAAGTATAGTTCTGATGCATCATATATACTTCATTTTTACTTGCTTTTGTAACCGGATTATTATCTATGATAATTTCTCCAGATAACGGTTTGATTAATCCTGCAACCGTCCTTAACAAAGTTGTCTTGCCGCATCCAGATTCTCCAAGGATCCCGTAGATCTTATTATCAAAATTATAATTAAACCCAGATAAAAGTGGTTTATCTCTACTGTATCCTGTGTATAAATCATGAATTTCAATCATTTATATACCTCCACTTAAAAATTTTCCTCACTAACCATTTAGATACATAATCAAATATAACACTGATGATCATAATCACAATGATTGCCATAAATACTAAATCTGTTCTTCCTCTGGAAGATGATTGCTGGATTATATATCCAAGTCCATATTGAGCATTTATTGTTTCAGCTACTGCAATATATGTAAATCCAATTCCATACATCATAATGTAGCTATTTAATACTCCTGGCAATGATGCCGGAATCTGGATTCTCCATATCGTTTGTAATTTGCTCATCCCAATTGTAAGTCCGGTATCTATTAGATCGTTGTTCACTTCCTCCAGACATAATACAACTGACGGCATCATATATACGAATGTTGCAATAAACAAAAATACAATTTTCATCATTTCATCTATCCCGAACCACATAATAAGCAATGGATAAAATGCAGTCACCGGAATATATCGCATAACACTGATTATCGGATTAAGAATATCCTTAGCAATTCTGGAATTATAAACCAGAATCGCTATAGGAAATGCTATTGCTCCAGATATAAATGTAGCAGCAGTTATCCTTAGAAACGAATATTCAATTGCCTTAATCAACTGTCCTGTATGTATCATGCCTATCAGATCATCAAATACCGTAACTGGTTCCGGAACGAACAAGGGATTTACGTGTTTTGCTGTGATATTCCAAATAAGGAGTATCGAAGCAAGTAAAAGAATTCTTTTTGTAAATGTCTTCATTTTATTTCCCTTAAAGAAGATGACGTAAAATATTATACAAAGCTTCTAATTTTCCGGTTTCCTCGTATATAGCTTCTACAATTACAGCTAACACCGCAGCACATATAAAACACAAAATTAGTAGTAAAATCAATATCACAATCACCATAAACAGAAATGCCGCAATATCTCCGAGTATTCCCATATATTACTCCTCTAACATAGCTGTCAGTTCTTCAAGACTCTTGCCTTCCAGAGCTTCGTTCTGCTTTCTCTCAATGATTCTCATAATCTTCTGATTGCGCTCTTTCTTATCTTTTGCAGCTAATCTCTCTGCAGTTTCTACCTGTTTTACCTGTACGATGAATTTTACAATCTGAATTTTATTTTCCAGCGCCTGATCCGCTTCAGATTTAACCTGTAACAGACTTTCTTCATCACTCTGCTTTTTCTCTTTATTCAGCAGTTTAAATACTGAATCCAAATCCTGTAATTTCAGATCCCATAAATCCTCTACTGAAATCATTCCTTTGAACGGGAATCTGTATTTATATCTTGTTGCCGCCTCAAAAATATTTGTAAGTTCCATGTTTTTATTCCTCCAATACATATAATTTTATTTAACAAACATCCAGTCTTCTGCGAGCATATCAGACTGGGTAGCAAGCCATCCCATCTGTACGCCAGATGTTCCAACAAAAGCGATGGCTTTATTTCCGATTGCGTCATGCTCACAATTTACAATCTCATTATCAGCAGTCTTATAAGAAATCCCAGTCGCAAGCTGAATATACTGTTTCTTACCGTTCCAGCCTTTACGTGCCACTTTAAATCCTCTTTTCAGGTACTTAATCGCTTCTCCGAATGAGAATGTTGCTTCTCCACCAAGTATTGGGCAGTTCCGACTATCCGCATAAACCCACTCATCGGAAAGAATATTCTGAAGCGTATACTCCACATTCTGTGTTTCTCTTATATCCAGACAGCCGCCATCTTTTGTGTACATAAGGATTGTCTGGGATTCTTCATCCCACCACCAATAACCCGCCCATGACGGAAGTTTTATTGGAATTCCAGATTTCATTTCTTCAAATGCTTCTTTAAATTTCATAACTTTCTCCCTTCTTTGTTTAATTAAATTGTATTAGAATTTGATTTTTAATACTCGCTCTGTAGCGCCTTTTACTTTAATAATTAGATCATTTCTCTTTGTAAGTGAAAATCCTACTCCTGAAAGCTGATCATCAACATCTTTTACATGTGCTTTTGCTCCAAGCGCTTCAAATACTCTTCGGTGCTGCTCAAGTTCCGGTTTCAAGAATTCATTATAATATCCATTCGGCTCTTCTGGATTGATGCAGTCCTTCAGCATAAAGAATAAGTGCTGATGACCAATTCCCTTCTGTTCATCCCAGTAATTTGGTGAGTAACATACAACTGATACCGGTGTAAACTGCAAAGTTTTAATTCCCCAGACATCTTTACTGATTGTTGCACAATTTCCTGGAAGTTTGTCCACTACTTTGAAATTTCCTGACTGATCAAGGATTACTTCTGCAACATCTACATTACCACGTACTGGAGTATTGTATTCGTAAGAATGAATTTCACCATTTACCTCTACCTCAGCCTTAAATCCCTGAGAATTTCTGAATGAATACTGATTAACATAGAATTTATATGTACCAGGTTTCATTCTTTCTTTTGATGGATATGTGATGTTTTCAACTGCTACTCCACCATTTGATTTACATTGATATATTGGATCGGTAATATCAATATCTAATTCACCACCAGTATATCTTGATATTTTATGACTAAAATAAATATGATCTCCGCCTTGTGGTTCGAGGCAATGAGCATCAAGATCTGAATTATCCTTACCGTTTCCATCATTCCATTGAATAGAAAATCTTACAATGCCTGTGACTGAACCACCAGCAGCTTTTACATTTTCTTTGATATCTGAATCTGTAATATTACCGGTATACGCCCAAGACATTCCATTGTTCCATTTGAACATTGTTTTCGCATCAGCAACTTCTGGAGCAATCAAAGATACCATATTTTGAATATGTTTATTCTCCAGGTATACTTCCAGTTCCTTTGCCACTGGCAAAACATTCTTAATGAAATCTTCTGCACTTATTTCCTCTACCTTAGAGAATCGTTTTGGATCAATTGCAACATCCTGTTCCATTTCATCAAACAAATCCATAGCGCCGGTAATTCTCTTTGCTGCGTCTTTATTAGAGAAAAGTATATTGTTCACTGTGATATCATCCAAGGTAGCAAATCTTCTCTGTAATGAATCCATATAACCAAGTTCTGTAATAGTCTTCTTTGCATCTTCAAGCATCTTCTTTGTAAAAATTGCCTTTGGACGTTTATAATTTACAGGGGCTACAATCTGCTCATATTTTCTAACGGCAAGGTCAAGATCCATTCCTTCGGAAATATTTACCAGCAATGTTCCAATACTATGGTTACGAATCTTACCGATAACGGCACCTGCAGCAATTGACTTTTCCCAGATCCAAAGTTCTTTCTGTTCATCCGTAAGCTTTCCATATTCTTTCTGATAATTCTTAAATTCAGTAAGTTGCTTTTTCCATTCGGCACCTTTATATAAAGAATTTTGAGCAATCAGTTCAAGTACAGTATCTACAGCTTCTTTACTAATTTCATCAAGAGAACGTTTAAATACATTACGGACATCTCTGAATTGACTTAAATCACCTTCAAGTGTATGTCCATAACATTCCTTAAAGATACAAATTTCTGGCAGATCTACGAAGAAATGCTCGTATTTATTAATTTTTCCTGTCGGGAGCATTTCTCTATTTTCAGGAGTACCAATTCGTTTCTCTTTTTTGAGGAATACCCCTAATACCGCTTTCTGTTTTACATAGGCATCAAGCGCAGCTGCGACTACATTATATTTATCATCTGATACTGGATTAATTCCCCAAATGGTATGTAACTCACCATTTTTAATAGATACAACGTTACCAACGTCTCTGATAAAATGTCTACAGCAACTACAGTCATATTCTCTTCTTTCTCTGTAAATTTCATTTGTACCTGCCGGAAACGAATCCAGATATAAATTATAAAGCTCCTCGGTATCCACATTTACTGTGAATAATCTTGAAGAATCTTTAGACATCTGCTGTAAATTTTTCTGGATTGCCTTTACAAAATCTTTAAACATATTTTTATCTCCTTATTGTTTAATTAAATTTTTATTTTCACTGATTTTTCTTTTCTTATTCGTGACTGATTCTTTTTGAACAATTCATCAAATACTCTTGGAGTATATTTTTTATCTGGTACAATTTTTTCTATTATTTTAGTAGCATTTCCAGATAAAACACTTGCACACGATTGATGTTTTATCGTGTTTATAATTTGTATTTTATTTTTGGCTTCTCTTCGTCTATCACAAATCTCTTGCAACTTTTTGCATAATTTATATCCTTCTGCCGCAGAAAACTTATGAAATTCAATATAATGCAAAATGTCTGAAATTTGTAAATCAGTATATGAAATAATAGAATTAAGTTCTTTTGAATAATCAGTAATTTCATTCATCTTACTTGAAAATTCATTTATACTACCGATAATTTCACCAACTATATCATCTGTCGTAATTGCTTCAACTCCATTATAATCGGTTTCACAAATTTCATATGGTCCAAATTTTTTTAATACGTCTGGAATATTATTTGCTTGAATTGCCTTAATCTTTTTCTTTTCAATTTCAGGAACCAAGAGTGCATCACCAAGATCAGATACTAATTTGATTCTTCCTGTTGGATCTCTTGCGATGTACTCTCCATTTTTTCCTTTTAAATAGTAACATATCATTGTTCATGCCTTTCTGATTGAGTTAATCTAATTCGTTTTGATAGGTCAACTATATCACCATTATTTGCATTTGTCAATAGTAAAAGTTAATTTAATTTGTTTTTGTATTCTTCTTCACTGATAATAGGAATATTCAACTCAGAAGCTTTCTTATTTTTACTAGATCCACTGTTTTTATCATTGGTAATTAGATAATCAGTTGCCTTTGTAACTCCGGACACAACTTTCCCTCCTTTTGATTCTATATCCGCCACAAGTTCATCCCGGTTAGCAAAAATATGTAACTTCCCAGTGATACAGAATTTCTTTCCGGACAATGAATCGCTTTCAGAAGATATTTTATCATTATTAAGTTTCGAAAATATGAACTGTTCTGCCAAAGCAACAACGTAATCATAATTTTCCTTAAAATATCTATGGATAGAAATATTTCGCTCCGTCCCTAATCCTTCAATACAGGTAAAATTAAAATCAGAAGCAGCATCTTTAATAAAAGTTTCAAATGGATATAGCATTCCTAATTCCCTGGTTCTTATTTCTTCATATCTAGCAATATCCTTTGCAGCTCTACCACCAATTAACGGAATATTTAATCCTACAATAAATTTTTCTATGGTAGTATTCCTGCTAGACTCAATAGAATCTAAAATATTCGCAATTTTCTTTGCTCCCATTCTAGGTAATCTGGACAATTCTGTAGAATGATCCTTCAAATAATACAGATCAATTGGTGATGTCACAAGCCCAGTATCAATCAATAGCTGCAATGTGGCCTCAGATAATCCATTAATATCATGGGCCTTTTCCCTACAAAAGCATTCATCTCACCCAAAAGTTTGCCTTTGCATCCAGCATTCATGCACATCAATACTTCAGAATCGTTCTCTTTTACGACAGACACTGGTTCTCCACAGATTGGACATATTTTAGGAATTATAAACTTTTCACCGGTATTATAACCTCTTGTTATGTTTTGAGAAATCTGCGGAATTATCTGGTTTGCCTTATACACAGATACGGTATCATATTTATGGAGATAAAATCCTTTGAATATACTCACATTGTGTAGACTCGCTCTGCTTACAGATGTTCCATCAATATCGACCGGTTCAAAAACTGCTGTAGGCGTTAATTGTCCAGATTTACCCATAGTCCATTCAATATCAGTCAAAACTGTCTCAAATTCATCATCATAGAACTTGTATGCCAGAGAATGACGTGGATACTTATCTGTGACTCCAAGTGATAATCCATAAGCGATATCATTATATGCAGCAACAAGCCCATCAATTGGATAAGATAAGTATGCTGCCTTTTCCTTTAACAGATTAATAAGCTCTTCAAGATTCTGATTTTCTTTATATACACGAATATAAGGTACAATATCAAATCCAAGTTCTCTTGCTTTTTCAAATCTTGCTGACATTAAAGGTAGTTCATCCATACCGGCAGGTACCTTCCATACTATAAAACGAACATGACGTTTGGCTGCTATCTTACTATCTAGCTGTCTGACTGATCCTGAAGCAAGATTTCGCGGGTTCTTATATCTATCTTCTTCGTGTTTAATTAAATTATTAATTTTCTCAAAATCTGTATATGTAATAATAGCTTCTCCTTCAATTTCAACGTGGCCTTTCTGATTAATATGCATAGGAATATTTTCGAACGCCTTTGCATTGTGAGTAATAATTTCTCCTGTGACGCCGTTTCCGCGAGTTTCAGCCTGGATCAGCTCTCCATCTTCATACGTCAAAAGAATTGTCAATCCATCCATCTTACACATTAGCAAAGAATCTTTATCACCAATAAATTTTCGAAGTATATTCACATCTTTAGTTTTATCAAGAGACATCATTAAATGTGAATGCTCAATTTTCTCTAATTTACTTTTTACTTCATATCCAACACTATGGACTGGAGAATTACTTAAAATAACTCCTGTTTCTTTTTCCATTTTTTCCAACTGATCACACAGATCATCATACTGATGATCCGTAACAATACTTTCTGCATTATTATAATAAGCATCTCGGTACTGATTAAGTTTTTCAACCAATGCTTTCATTTCTTCAATCTTGTTCATTTTTTCCTCCTGTATTATGTATAATTAAATCGTCAAAATATCAAAATGTACTGACCAATGATCACACATCATATCAATTGTTGCATCCGCGATATCGTTAACGCACTCGTCATCACATTTGACTGAATCAAACTGAGAAATATCAATATAATGCTCTGCTGTTCCCTCTTCAAAAGTAATAATATTATCATTTACTGTAATATTAACTGGATTCAACTGCATATGAGATATTATTGCAGATTCTTTTTCTCCTACAGAGAAATGTACCGCAACAGTTTTATTGTCATATGCTGCTTTTTCAAACATAATATCGATTTTCTGAGCTACTTTACTTGCATTCTTTACAAATTCTCTAACCATTTTTTTGTTCCTCGTAATAAATTTGATTTTAATGAAAGTTAATTTAACTTGTTACTTTATTTAAACATGGCGACTATATTAAATAGTCACCATATTTTTTAAGAAAATATGAAGGTCTATTAATCTTAATTCCATATTGGTGTTCAATCATAGACCGAGTTTCAACATCATATAAAATCTTGTTTTTATTTGAATTATACTTCCGGATTAATTCATTTGTCATATGAATTTGTCCGGAAATGTTAATTTTTTCAGCAGTCATATATGATACATCTATAGACTTCAATGCTGCTGCTAATGAATTATACATTTGCCTTCCAAGACAATGCGGATCATCTTTTACAATATGAGATCTTTTTATAATGGTTCCATCATCCATGAGTTTGGATTTAGTTCCATATGGATATGTTAATTCCATTGTCATATTACTCTTTTGTGCAGTTAAAATTAATGCTTCACTTACATTTACAACTCTTCCGGAATACAATTTCATTGTATGATTTTCTACGTCGATATCATCAAGTTTTGCTCTAATCGTGTCTTCAAAATCTTTAGACTTGCCATATTCAAAAATGCTCAGAATCATGAATCGATCTCTAGGATTCTTTAATGCTTCGATCCATGTTAAAATCGTGTCTCTTGATACAATCTGATGATTTAACAATGTCTTATTTAATAGTGCTGCCAGCATATCAGGTGTGATAGTTGCATAGATATTTTGTCCATTTAACACTAAATTCTCATTAACACACCAGTCCGTATATTGTGTAAGAGTATTATTTACTACAATAATGGACTCTAATGTTGTAAATTTGAACAACTTATACATTTCTGTAATCTCATTTAAATTAAAGTCACATAAATCCTTTTGATACATATGTTCAAACGGCGCAACTCTCTTAAATCTAGGCACAAGAGGAGTAACGCTTGCAACAGTTTTTAACTTAAATTCGTAAAACCTTTGTTTTCTATCTTCGTTATACATTTACATTCTCTCCTCTAAAAAAGGAATTAATCTTTTCCTTATCCTATTAAAGTTTCTCGAAAAATCATATATTATTTTTTCCTCACGTTCCGCATCATCAATAAGAAAACGCTTATAGTTCTCTATCATTGATATTTTATTTTTTCCATCATAATAATGAAACAAGATCGTAAGAATTATAATTTCTTTCTTTGAATATTCTTTTTCAAGATACTTGTCATCTTCTTCTGTAAGCATATTAAGATCTTCGATAAATTCCTTTGATACTCTAATGATTTCTTTTCGTTGCTCAGGAGAATCACTTTGCCTTTTACTGAAATATAATCTCTTAATACATTCTGCCAGGGTTGTTGAATCAATAAGTCCACCTATTTTTATTTTCCCTTGCAAATTACACATACTGCTTTCATTAATACGCTGGACCACTTTATTTTGAGCTGCATATGAGTTATATGTGTCGCTTAACTGTTTGCTCATTTTAGTTTTCTGGTCATACTGATATATCATACGGCGAGATTTATCAATGTCAAAGTTTGTAATTCTCAGCTCCATTGGATAGTTAAAATTTGGATTTTTACTTCTGGCCTGGAACATTGATACATATCTATGATATCCATCGTTTATATCAAATGCCTCTAAAGAATGAATAATAAGCTGACGTGATTGCTCATCATAATGAAAATCTGCGTATATATCATCTTTCGGGATATTCAAAGTGATTGTATCCGGAACATAAATATGTTCCAACATATCTGCCGTAATTTCTTTTACTGCACTCTTATTCAATGTAATACGATATAGCTCATTATTATCTCGTGTTACTTTAGTCATAGCACGTTGTGTGACAGGATTATAGTTAATTAATCCTGATTCTTGCAGAGCGCAAAATGCATCTACATTTAAAGATCCTATCCATTGATCATCGCTTACCTGAATCATATTGAATACTAACGGGAATTCAATTTTATTTGGTTCTTCGTATCGCATCCCACTATATTTACTTATTTCTCTGTCTGTAAAAAAGTCAGATAACTTTTTGCGATAATCTTTCTTAGTGGCATTTAAAATACTATCTGCAATTACAAAAAGTGTATAATCATTTGCTTCTTCAATACTCTTTCTACTAGATAGAAAATCTGAAAAAATGCCTTTTGGATAATTATATTTCTCATATGCATAATTGTAAATTTCTAGTTCTTCACTCTTATTAATTAAGATATTAAAAAACTTTTTGGATAAATAATCTTCTAAAATACTTCTATCGACATTCATTTTTCTCACCTCTTTTCTCAGATTATATCACGCAAAGTTAATTTTGTCTATATTTTTGATGATAAATTTTTCGACATAAACTCCGTTGCTTCCTTTCTTGAGTTATTTTCTTCAACTGTATAAATACTGGTTGTCTGTATATCCGCATGTCCTACGGCATTTTTCGTAGCAACGATATCTTTTGTTTCCTTATAATATAATGAAGCAAAAGCAGCTCTTAACTTATGCGGAGACACATGTTTACCAATTCCTTTCTCGGCATATTTGACTACCATACAATAGATCGTTTGTGGATCCATACGTTTTCCATTTTTTGATATAAAAAGAGCATCCTCTTTAATCCCCATATTATATAGTATTTTATCTCGATCAAGGATCCAATCTCTTAATACACGTATGGAATCATCATTTAATTGATATACCTGTTCTTTATCTCGCTTGTCGATAATAGTCAAATTGTGAGTCTCAAAATTTAAATCACTTAAGTTAATTTCGCTTAATGCAGTTTTTCTCATGCCGGTAACCATAAATAAATATAATATAGCATAATCTCTTGAATGCCATTCTTTTGGCATGTAAGAATATTTTACGGCACCCAATATTCCATTTAAATCATCCATTGATAAAAACACTCTTTTAATCGAGTCTTTTCTAATAGGCCGGTTTACATTGTCCATCGGATTCCTTTCAATATCTCCTCTCCGATACAAAAAATCAAAAAACCTATTTAATGTGCAACATACCAATTTAGTATATGCCACAGACGACTTTTTAATTTCACCATTACTATCTTTTACGTATTTAATATGCTCCAGATACCTTGCGATATCATCTGCGTCAATTTCGCTTATATCTTCTACATCTATATAATCTAAGAAATGATGAAGTTTTCTAACATAATTTAAACAAGTATTCGGGCTGCGAACAGCCTGAATACTCATATAAAAATCACTCACGCATTGTGGCATATCATTAAGAATTTTCTTAACATTCTTATTTAATTTTAATTCATGCTCCAACCTTCCATTCATAATTTCATTCTCCTCTCTAACATAATTCCAGCTTGTTGATACCATGGCAGTATCACACTACAATATTCCTTGACTTTCCATGAATACCACTCTCCAATCCCCATAAACAAAAGTAATCCAATTGCTGAAATAAGTCCTTTGTTCACCACAATACATAATAATAAACATGGCGCTACCCATAACCAATTCGTAGAAAAGTTACACCATCTTACTAGCCATTTTTCGCTCATACGATCAAAACTCGCAATTTCATCTGGAGTCAAAGAGGTCTGTGGTGGATTTGCTTTCGCTCTCCTTTTAACAAGTTCTGCTCCTCCGACATTTTTTTCTCCTGGTTTTATATACTTATTATATTCTTCTGTTATTTTTGATGCTGCTCTTTCTTGTGGTGTCTTTCTTACTTCCGGTATACTCCAAAAAATCATTTCTATTACTTCGATTGGATATTCAGGATATAATATGGCTAAAGAAAATCCATTGTCCATTAAATAATATATAAAACTTACCATTTTTTCTGATTCTGTAAAATCATCCATCTTATATCTTGGATCATATGGTGCTACAGCTGAAGAATTGTAAATACGTTCCCTATTTTTAAATTCTTCATATCTTTTTTCAATGTCATTAACACAACGCATATAAAATTCTCCAGTAGTAAGCCTTTCTACCTCTACTTTTTCAAATTTTATATTATTTCCATAGACAATGTATTCCTCATCTCTTTCTTCGGGTGTTAAATCATCATAAAATTTCTTTGCTTTCTCAATGAGTTGCTTAGGAGTTAGAGCATATCCCTTATATGCTCTGGCTTCTTCTTTTGTTAACCTCATTTTAAAATCACCTTACCCCTTTCTAAACAAGTATATCTAATATAATAAGTTTTACCATTTTTAGTAACTATTCCCCAATTACGAATTGGAACCCCTGTATCTATCATCTTCTTCAATTTTTCAATTCGCCTTCTGTCAAAACACCATTCAATCATGTAAGAATTAAAGTTCTCAATAAATTCTTCTTTATCAAAAACAAGAACTCCATTTTTTAAATATGATATGGTCTCTTCTTTTGAGTGACCATCCTCCATAATTATTTTAAAATCAGTTAATGGTTTTTCCTCTATTATTTCACCTTCTAATGTTTTATAAGACTGCTTATATGTATATTCTGTAAATTTTTGTATTTTATTACAAATCGGACAATACAAATCTTTAATATGCCCCTTTTCTCTCTGTTGTCCAATTTTTCTTGGGATAGGAAACTCAAGTCCACATTCCGGGCATATAAAATTTGATATAGTGCTTCGTTTCTTTTTAGACATTTTAATACTTCCTCCTTATGCTGCAAATCCAAATTCTGATAAATTAATTGTTTCTTTTCGAGGTAAATAATCTGATCCACATGAATCACATATTTTTTTGACTTCCTGATCACTTAATATCTTGATTACTTTCATTTCTCCGGCAATGATCCATTCTCCAGTCATTACAGGAGACGTTTTATACCGGTAAAATCCATGTTTTGGAATATAATCTAAGTCAGCTTTTATATAATTAAATTTTCCAGATTCAGAAATCCCATTTGCTTCTGCTTCTTCACAGTAATCATGATCAATACAATATTCAACCATAGCCCATACAGTATCCGGCCGCATATAAGTAATCTTGCCATTTACCTTTTGCCCTATATGTGAAACATACGGGGCTACATCATTAATATGGAAACCAGGACGATATCTTAATGGCCCAAGTTTGCTTTTTACCTTTCCATTTTCTAATCTTTCTCCTGGTTCTGCACTAATCCATTCTCCAATTGGAATATTCGTATTTGCATTTACATACAGAGGAAATAGTTTCCCCGGATATTTTTTAGACACCCTAAAAAGCTTATAACCAATTGCTGTTTTCATTATACCACTCCTCTTTTACGTTTTCAATATTTTATTAATCATGTATAATTAAATTTTATTTCAGTTTTTCATTGATATATTTTATTTTACTTTTTACATAACATTTATGGCATGTAAGACAACTCTTTGCTCCGCAATTAATGCTTACATCATGTGTACTGATATAATCTTTATCATATACTATAAAGATTTTATCAATAAAATCATATCCAGGATCTGCTTGATCATTAATACAAGGGCTACTATATATAATCTGTAAGTTACTTGGCTTTTTTTCGCTGGTCTCTAACGCTTCTTCGATAATCCAAGGATTTTTTGTCCATAAAGCAAAGTGTACATGCTTGTTTCTCTTACAAATATTAAAGTAATTAATAACTTGTGTAACATTAATTAAATCACCAAAACTCTCGAATCTAAAAAAGGAAGCATTGATCATTGGAATCTCTGCTTCCTTTAATATTCTGCTAGTTAAAATCTCTGTATTTCGCTCCAGGCATGCATTCAAATTTTTATACCTTTTCATTTGTCTTTGTGCATAACAATGTGAACACACCAGTTCAGAATTGCTTGATCGATTCTTGCAATATTCATTACACAAGCAGCTAGTTGATAAACTCTGCATTCCTTCCATTTTCCCTGAATGATTTACAGTATAATGAACTCCAGTTACCTTTTCAGCCTCTACTACTGTTAAAAATTTTTCTCTTACTGCTTTCATTTCATCAGCTCCTATGTTATTATATTGTTATCGTATTATATTTTTGCAATAAAAAGAGGCAGCTCTTAGCTACCTCTTTTTAGTCCCTCTATAAATCAAAAATCTTATTTCCGTGTAATTTCTCTGCTACATTTCATCAAATACTGATCAAATTCCATACCAGTAAATTCAAAGAACATTTCTTTTACCGCTTGTTTGTCACTACTTTTATGATAAATATTGAATATGTCTTGAGCCATACCAGATATTTCAAAATCCTGCTCGTCCATTATATCTTTTAAAATAGTGTCAGCATCAACAATTTGACCATCCGGAGTGTTTGTATTCAATTCTTCTACATATTTAAGCAATTGTTCCATAACATACACCTCATTCTTTCTTAATCCGAAACAATCTCGATATCATAATAAAAATCTTCCCACTGCCATCCGTATTCATCACAAATAGCATCCATAAGGTCTACTGGTGATTCAAACTCCACATTGTTTGTTTTCTGATAATTTTTAATTACTTCTGTAACATGTTCTTTACTATCGTCAGATATAATAATCATGTTCCATGATTCAAATTCCTCATTAAATTTCCATTTAATACTTAAAGAATACTTGTTCATACTTTTACCTCCTTAAAAGCAATTCAATCTCATAACACTACCCATAGATTTCTACCATAATATTCTTTTCTTATATGATGAATATCATTGTCAATTTTCGATAACTCAATCTTTTCAAAAGTTACATTTTTACAGCCATCCATAGTTCTGTTTCCAAATCTATTTTTAGTACATTCAATTCCATTTGATGATTCCTCAACCATAACAGAAGTCACTTTTCGTAAATGTTTGATTTTTTGTGTTTCTTCATACGTCATATTATTTACATCCTTTACAATGAAAGCAATTTTTTTATCGTGTCATAAATACTACATTTCCGACTAATTTTTCATTTTCCATTTCTTTTATATAATTTTCAATGACGGTAATCTTAACCAAATCATCTAAATTTGTATAAATCACAATCATTGGAATAGGTAATCCTTCGTTATCTCTTACTTTTTCTTCTAAATTTTCCATCACAAACTTACAGAAACTTATAGGATCGCACTCTGTATCATACGTCATATAAGTATCCAGATAACTTGGACAGAAGTCACCATAAGAATAAATAGTAGATTTGTTATATTTTTGAATTGCATAAGCAATTTCAGATTTCTGTTTTTCTCCTGTTACTCTAATCATCTTTTCACATCCAATCAAAAATTTATAATTTACCGTTCATAAAATTCATCATAATAAATGAAAAATTTTCTTCATATTTCTTTTTGCTCACAATACATAAAGTCATCTAATGAATCAATATGTTGTTTATTCATCTATTCCAAACGCATTGTATAAATCCGACTTTAATTCTTCTATAACTTTTGCTTTTTCATCATATTCCTGCTTGTCAAATAATGTATATTTTTTCAGAAACACAATTTCGTCAATTATTTCTTTGATTTCGTTACGATCATACATAAAATTTCTCCTCACAACAAATCATTGACAGTTATTCCAAATTCACACACCTTGCTTTAATTTTTCCATATTAATCTCCCACACCTTCTAATTTTGCTCCGCAATTAGGACAATACTTTTCAACATCTTTAATTAAAACCTGCTCTTTACAACCTGAACATTCCATAAAACTATAAATATCATCATTAACAAACATCCATCTTCCACCATGATTTTCTATAATCATTCTATACCCTGTGTCTTTTACTTTTGCCATTTGTAACACCATCTTTCTCACAAAATGAAAGTCGAAATTTATTTATTTTCTTCGTACCACAAATCAGAAATTGCATGAGTTAATTCTATTTGCAACATCCATGTCGTATTTGCTCCAAAATCACAGCTGTAAATTTCTCTGATTCCACCCAAATCTGTCTCAGGATCAAAAAATCCAGTTTCTTCTACTTTAAGAAATTCACCATACAATTTTACTAATTCTTCTTTTGATTTTGTTTTAAAAATATTAACGTGTCCCATATATCATACCTCCATTTTAATAAATTCAGTCTTTCAATTCCATTATATATACTCCAAAACATCCAGTTTTCCACATCTAATCATCCTCCTCGTTATAATCCCATCCGAATATTTCCGCAACTTCTTCTCTTATATCTTCATCAGCCCTCATAGCACTGCAGCAATTACAAACTCGAATTGTTTTCTGTACTCTTTTCCCTAATATCTTGCCATAATAAGTATATTTTGAATTAGGTGACTTAATTTCACTTGCTCCGCATAACCAACAATGTGTCATATTATCACTCCATTTTTGATACTGAATTACAAATTTTCTGATTAAGTTTCTGATATATTTTCACTGATTCATCCAATGCTTTAATTATAGATGTTTCACATGTTAATTTTTCTGCTTTGTAAGCATTATCAATTAAGCAAATCAATCCATTTGATAAAATACTTATTTCTTCTTGTGTGAGTTCCAATTTAATTTTTTTCGCCTCTGTTCTTTTTACATAAAACTTATGATCAAATCCCCATTGTGAATATAATACTTTTAATGTCTGATCATAAGTTCCACCAATAACACATCCATCTTCGTAACAAAATCCTTTACTATCATCAAAATAAATATATTCATCTTCTTCTAATCCATCAGAAAATAATTTATCTGTATTTCCTAATTGGACAGAATTAAGACCTACTTGTAAAGTAATTTCTCTATATTCATTTGTTGGATAAAATTCCATATATTTCACCTTTCTCAATCTGAAATCATCATTTCATCAAAGTCCTAAAATCATCAATGTGAATGCTATTATCAGCATTATAAATGATAAGCAGAATAGACATCCTCTAGTCATACGCTGTTTTCTTTCATCTTTTGGTAAACAAAGCCCTATATAAAAAATTACAAAACTGATTATCGCACTTGAAATACTTCTCATAATTTCCTCCAATTCTTCTTTTATATTATAATTTGTTAATTTCTTCTGCAATTTTCTTCAATACATTACCGCCTTCTATTTTCTCAATGCTATCTCCATTTTCCCAGATTGTTAAAATTGGGTAATCATTATATTGTGGATCAAAATAAGTTTTGTCACACATTTTCTTTCTTATCATGTTAATATCTTCTGATATGCAAGCAACGCGCCCTGTGTTGTATTCTTCTAATACATATATTTTCATTTAATTTCCACCTCTCAATCACACAGATGATTAATTCTCTCGTTATAACATTCATCTTTGATATGTAATGCATAATATAAACAGGTCTGAATATTTCCTATTTCTTCCATTGTCAAATCATATTTTTTCGCATATTGTTTTTCTTTAGTAAAAATTCCACCACATAAAAATTCTTCATCATTTAATATTGCTTTAATAACAGGCATTAATGTATTCGTCTTCATAATATTTTTCCTCACTTTCTGTCAGTAAATCATCGTTTCATTTACTTTAATATAATTAACTCTGCTTCTTCGACATATTTCTTTGCAGCATTATATCCATTTCTATTAAGTTCACCTTCAATACTAAACCAAAGTGAATCTAAAAAATTTGGAATAGATGCAAAATCTTTGTTTGGATATTTTTCTCTATATCGTTTATACGCCGTTTTATATAATTCATCTACTAAATCACGCTTCATTATATTTCCTCCATTTTCAACCTGAAACTTTTGTTTCAAATACAATTCTTTAGCATTTCTATCGCTTCATTTAACGCTGCCTGTTTTTCATTCAATTCTTTTTGTAACCTCTTTATCGTCTCATCTCTGTCCTTCACCATAAGCTTTAACTGTTCTTTTGTAGCATTATGTATATTCAAATGCTCTCCATTTTCATACTGTTTATTTGTCATAATTTTCTACTCCCATATTCTCCGTCAATAAATCAACTTTGTTCCACATTCCGGACAATGTTTAGGCCGTAACTCTTCTTTCTCATCATTTCTAGCTAATGAATAACCACATTCCGGACATAAAATTTCATCATCAGCATCATCTCCCTGGCGTTTTACCTTAATTCCGTCTTTATATTGACACCGCATTTCTGCAAGAATAAGAGCCACTATCTGAAATAAAATTGCAGACTCATGAATTTTCTTTTCTAATTTCAATAGTTTATATGATTCATAACAATCTTTAATTAAATTATTTTCGTTTTTTCTTTTTGCAAATCGTGGAACAAATCTCCCAAAATCATTTTGGCTAGCAGAATGTTTTAAAGAAATTGCATCACGATCAATGTTTCTATAGATTCCTACATAGTCATGCATAAAATCAGTATCAGCAGAATCCAACCAAGCCTCTAAATCAATATTAAATACCTGTGTGGCATAATCAATATCCATAGTATGATTGAGCCGGGAACTATACATAATTCCCAGCTCCGCTGCTCTATCAATTATTTGATTAATCAAAACTACTCTTGTTTTTGCTTCTTTTGTATCTTTTACGTTTTCCATTCCACTTACCTGCCTTTCGCTTATAATATCTGCTATTACAGCAGACCCACATTTTTACTCCGAATACACCAGCAGATACTTGAGCATACTTAAAACTTCTGGATATAAATGAATGCTCATAATCATAAAACGGTGCTTTTCGAATTTCATCTACGTATCGCTGTTTCATATATTCTGTTGCATCACTAATATTTAAACACTCAATCACCTCTGCCCTTTTATTGCTATGTATAATAATTACGCTTATCTTCTTCATGTTATCCTAGCCTCCCAGTATATGCGAACGTTCGTTCTGTTTTTTGATATTATTGTTATACCATACTGAGAGGCTGAGGTCAATATTTAATCGAACATATTTTCGATTTATACAGATTTTTTAGGATACAGCTCTTTCATCGGTCTTTCATCCTCTTATTGAAATCAAAATTATTTGCTTCAATAACGCGTTTCATATAAGCGAATAATTTATAGTACAAACCTCTATACTGCTCTACTGCACTTTCTACATCTGCAAGAGAATCATTCAAAGACATCATATTGCCTTTAACACCAGGAACTCTGCATCCATGAAACTTAATTAAATTCATAAGTGTATAATAAGAACCTTCTCCCTTGAATGCATCTTTCCATTCTCTACATTTAGGAGTTTCATTAGGCAGTCTATACATATTGGCACAGAACTTTCTTAATACTCTATATAAATCTTTATATGAAAATGTCATTGAGTGATTTCTGATGTTAATAACTACTCGTTTTACATCTGCAAAGTTGCTTTTCTGTGGATAATATACATATTTGTTAAGATCTTCAACAAATATATTTCTACCAAAAACCTTCTTATAAGGAACACCTTTACATTTATGCATCGGAAGTTTATTAACATAAATCTCAAGTTTATTTATATAATCATTACATGTAGCAGAAACAACATCCGGAATAAAGAATCTTGACCTTTCAGCAAAAGCTTCTGGATCCCTATCCTGTAGTTCAGCTAATACTCGAATTTCTTCTAACATCATTTCAAACTGATACTGATATCCATAGTGATCGTTTAAATATGCGTCATATCCAGATTTACCTGTATAATAACTCTTGTAATTCAGCATTCTAAACATTTGTGCCATAACCCATCTTCTATGAAGACGAGTATTTCTTACATATCCATCTTCATAAATCTGAGATAAGAAAGACTCCTCTTCTGAATTAATTCTTTTCTTCTCCGGATTTACAATGACAGGACTTCCATCTTCGCTGATTGTTACATTAATTGTACTGCCAGGTTTTAAACCTTCCGGTAATGTTACGCTGAAGTATTTTCCTGTTTCAATGTTTGCTGCCTTTAATGCTTCCATTCTGTTCTCTCTTGATTTTTTCATAGTTTTATTCTCCTTTGTATTTGTTTTATTTTCTGTAATTTCTCTCCAACCAAGTACAGCGCTATCTGTATAATTACGCCATTCATAATTGTCATATTTACCTTTGATCATCATGTCTTTTTTGGTAGTTCCATTTTTTAAAAGAATTTCTACTTCCTTATATAATTCTGGGGTATTACCATAATTCCAATTCATAATCTACATTCTCCTTTTAATTTAATTTCAAAATTCTATTTGCTGTAATTAATTACCTCATTATTCTAATTTCAACCCAAGCATCTCTTTCGCTATTTCCTTCACGGCTCTTCTCGCTGTCCAGTCAGTATACTCTTCCGCACAGGCCACGCAGTGGTCATACATAAACCTCACCAGGTCACCGGCATCTTTGATACTATCCTTGATTTCGGCAATCTTTTTTCTTTCTTCTTTTTTTAATTTGTTTTGAAGTTCTTCTCGCGAAGCATACAAATCTTTCAGCAGACAGCTGCTGTCTCCGCCGTCATCCCAATGTATATCTGCGTATGGATACTTCTCCGGGTTTCTGGCAGAAACCTCTGTTTCGCCAAGCGCCGTGATTTTTGCACTATGGATGTCCTCTGCCCACGGTTCGAAAAACCATACTTCCTGCCCAATTTTTGGATTTTTAATCATTTTTCGTTCCTCCTAACATTTGATCCACTTCTTCAGTATAATTAAATCTTTATCCTTTCCCTGATAGAACCAATGACTGCCCATCTGCTCTTCGTCCCAAGTCAAATATCCTGCCAAAGAGGCACAAAGAATGAATGCTTCAAGCGCAGCTCTTGCATAATTTCGGTCTTCACCAGTAACTAACTGTTCATCCGTCATTTCGTCTGGCTTTAATGCACGAAAATATTCTCTTTGTCTGTATTTTTCGCTTCTTTCACTTGGAATGGAATATTTGTATTTGTGATACAGATTTTCAATGATCTCAAAACATATTTCATTACATTTCTTTCTTGATGTATCAGAGTTAATTCCGTCAATCACGATTAAATCGTGACGAATATCATACATAGAAGATTCTATATATTTTTTATCTTCACAAATTAATGTTTTATTCTTTAAATCTGCTTTCCATCTTTTGTTTTCACTGCTAAAATTGGATAAGAAATCTCCATAAATACTCATTCTATCTACTTCCTTTCATTTTATTTTATATTAACTCTGTATTTCTGAGACATTCCTTTAATGGTTTCATATATGAAGGTTATCCGGAGGATATCCAGCTCCGTTAGGGGCTGGATTTCCTCCAGTTCATCACCTTCTTATTAAATATTAAATACCTTGTTAATATTCACTGCCTTGTGGTTTTATATCAATTCAACATTTCTGAGGTATCACTATAATCATTTCATATCTCCAGAGCAAGTCGTGAGGCAATTTATTGCCTCAGGTAGTTGTTTCTGAAATTAAATTAAATGTCTTATTGATACTCGTTACCTTACGATTTTTTTATATTAACTCAACATTTTTAAGACATTTCTATAATTGTTTCATATTATGGAAGCAAGGGAGGTAGCAGCCGGAATGATAAGTCCGGCAGCTTCCTCCAATATTTGCTTCCATGATTAAAATTAAAATGCTTTGTTAATATTTCACTGTCTTGTGATTTTTTTGTATAAGCTCTACATATGTGGCATATTTCTTTAATGGATCAATATTAGGCGGAATGCGATGACGCATTTCTTCAGAGATATCTGACAGAATTGGGTCATCGTCATGTGCCGCTTCATTAAATAGAATATATCTTGCTTATACTTGGTATGCTCCTAAATTAATTTATTATGCAAACTCAATACTTACGGTATATTTCTATAATTGTTTCATATAATGCAGGTTACTGGAGATGTAATCTTCAGGAAGTGCTGGGGATACCCAGAGGTTCCTGAAGAAGACATCTATCTTAGCCTGCATTATTAAATCTTAAATATCTTATTTGCATTCCGTTATACTCCGGACTGAATATACTCAATTAATCTGGCACATTTCTTTAACAGAGTCATATTGAGCTGCGATTCTCCTGGTGGAGGATCTTAAAGCCGGTTCGGTAGACCGGATTTCAGATCCGTAACCAGGAATAATGGCAGCACCATTAAATCGTATTAACCTTGTATATTCCGAGTGTGCTCTCGTTTAATTAAATTACTTATTCAATTACTTTCCAACTTCGTAGAAGTGACTCTAATGAATCTGAAATAGAATCATAATCAGTGCCATAAATATTAGCATTAGTGTTACCATCTAATTCCATTTCATAGCTTTTTTTAGGAGGCTCCAAAGTCACACCCTTTTTATCTAAAAAATCTTCAAAGATATCAATAATACCTCCAATAAGTTCTGTTTTGTCATTCTGGCCAGTCATGTTTTTTGTATCTCGTATTACGAGTTCTGTTTCAATTGGCATCACAGCATCGTCTGATAATGTTGCAAATTTGCATGTATTAAGATTGTATGCATTATTATCCTCACCAGAAGTATCTAACTTTAAATAAATATCTCCTGAATATTCGAACACATTTCCGCACACTAAATCTTTAAATGTATATTCTTTTTTCTCAGTTCTTTTATCTATAATTTTCATATTATTAATCCCTTTCCTAATAAACTATTTCCATTACATCAGGATAATCTTCTCTATAATCTTCATCATTTCTTGGTTGCCATACAACCAGATCATCCAGATTATATTCATCAGTACCGAAATCATTATACATTCGCCAAACCTTATGTTCGGCTTCTGTATCCGTATTAGCTATAACAAAACCAACTGTCTTCAGACCGTTGAATCCATCAAACCCATACAACCAAATATTATCCGGCATACCTTTATCCCTCCCTAATCATCGAAAATAATTGTATCATCTGTGTTTCCCCAATATGGTTCTTTTTGAAAAAGCTGAATTAATGTTGAGAAATCTGCAGGTTCAATTATGTATAATGATTTTAATGTTAAATCAACATCTTCTATTTCACCAACGGTTTCATTAGCCTTCACAGCAGATTTCAAAGCTTCTTCTTCTGATGATTGATTAACAAGAAATTTTGTTCCGCATGGCAAAAATGTTATTAAGTACATTCTTTATCCCTCCAATTCCTCAACCAAACTCCAATAACTTTCGTTCTCATCAAGACCAGCCTCTTTATTCTCTTCGACAATTTCATCAGCCTTCTCTTCTGTTGCACAAACAGCTATTGTTTCTGTCTCATGAAATCCAAATTCATCGTCATATTCATGGACTACTCTATAAACTTCTTCCCCCCGCTAAGAATCCTGGAATCTTTGTTATAAATCCGGACCATTCCTGCACCGAATTCCCAGATTCATCTTCTGAAAATATATCAAGCTGTCCTTCCATACTTAAAACCACACACATTCCATTATATTTCTTTAAATAATCAATGCAGAATTCTACTCCGTAGAACTGTAAGGTTCCTGTATCTACCTCATCCCAGCTTTCCCATTTAAAGAGATCTTTTCCGCAAAATGTTTGAATGTTATTTTCTTCTATCTTCATGTTTTTTATCCTCCATCTCGTAATATATTAAATGCTAATTAAATCTGGCGTTAAATATATTTTATTATCTTTCTTGTGGTAAAATCCATAACATTTAGTAGGAATTAAGTTCTTATTCTCTTTATCATAAACTGAATTAATCATAATTTCAGTAGTATCAGGAAGATTTTCCCGTTCTATAATCATTTTTAATTCTGCTATAGTAACAGTGTTTGAAGAACATATTATTTCGAAATTCATTTCTAATTTGGATTGTAAGAAATCTTCATAAGTTCTTTGAATCCCATTTATTTTTTCATTATTCCATAATTCAATCATGTCGTTTTCTGACCAATATGTTTCACTATAAATGTTTTTATATATTTTCAAATTATTTTCCCTCCGCTAATATAATATTTACAGCTTTCTGAAATTTCTTAAGTAACTCCGGATTCTTTTCAATAATTTTAATTTTTCTAACTGCTGTTTTTCCATATTTAGAAATATATCTTTTTTCAAGGCTCTTCCAATTAATATTAGGATCAAGTTCGTTCATTTTTGCATATACTCTTCTACATGTATGCATATATCCATTACTTGAATCATTATATCTTTCAGCTAATGGTTGAATAATCAACATTGTCTGATCTTTACAATAATTCTTATGCTTATCATATAAATCTGCAAGAGTACAATCGAAAATTGAACGCAATTGTTCATCTTCATAAATAACATCAAATGTAGAAACTTTAGAAATATTGGAATGTCTTCTTCTGTACTCTCTCTTCTCCTGGTCCCATACAATTCCATATGTTTTATTTATATAATCATATAAATATTTTAAAACACTATTTCGATCAGTAAATTTAGAACTTTCTGAAAGCTTATCGACAAATTCATTCGTTCTTCTCTTCCAATCGTAATATTCCTGTTCTGCTGAAGATAAAATTTTCTTTCCACCTTCTTTCTTAACAGGTGTTGTATTGTTTAATTTAACTGGATCAGCATTCGTATTTATCATTGCTGTTGCAAACTTTCCCATTTCAGCATATAGTTTATCGATTTTGTTATTAATTTCGTCGAGTCGGTTTGAATAATCCGGAATTGTAGGCATCTGAATATCCGGAAACTGCAGCTGAATCATATTCCCTTGTGGTTTATATACCGGGATAATATCTTCTGTTGTTTTCTTGTTTCCTAAGAATGCAGCTGCAAGAACATCTTTTGCCTTTAACTGATAATCGATCAGTTTATTTACTAATTCCGGATTTTCTCTCTGCATTGTCGGTGTAATGGCAATTTTTGCTAGCCATAAAGGGACATAGTCAAGATCAAGGCATAAAACTTGCGTGTCAGAATTGCCAGATCCCAAGGGGTAAAATTTTACCCCTTCATTTAATACAATATCTCTTTGAATTTTCTTTCGCTCATTCTTCATGCGCTCATTATCAAATCCCATCCCCTGGCACACCTAACGAACACCGACCCAAACTTTTCCGTCCGAATCCTGCGCTGCTCTTAATATATCTCCATGAAATTCTACATCTTTTACTATTAATTCGCTATTCATATTCGCTTTCCTCGCTTTTATCTATTTGATTAATTAATCCCAACCTACAATTGTTCTACCGTACTCATCAGCAGCTGCAAAATCCCATTCAATATCACCATGCTCCATCTCCTCGTCACTAAATTCACTTTCAAAAGGATTCTCTCCTCGTCTGAGAAATTCAATTTCTTCTTCTGTGGCCTCAATCTCTTTGCATACTCTAAGTCGTTTTTCTACGGTAACTTCAATTAATTTTTTCTCTGGCTCTGGCATAATCTCAGGCTCCTTTCTTTATTATTTCAAATTCTTCTGGAATATATTTTGAAGGATAATATGTATTATTATCCGCGCGATACCACCAAGGACGATTGAATTGATATGACGGTCTCATTTTTTCTAATACAATTTCTTCGTTATCCCATCTTGTGAATTTAATAATAGATCCAACCGGTAATGTTCCTTTAGTTAGTTTCATTCTTTTCTTTTCTAAATGTTTTTTACATTCTTTACGCCACTCTAATTCATGTTCATTATCAGTATCCGTCAGAAGGTCAAGAATCCCTTTTGGACAATCATAATAATATAATCCGATTTCTTTATAAGCAAAATTAAAATAATCCTTCATATTAACTGAGGTTAATACAACCATAGGGATTACTTGTTCTACAATTTCATTTCTTTTTACTTCAATCGCAGCATAATACACACTTCCAACTATACTAGATTTTAAAACATTCAACTCTGGATATTTTTCACTTTCTTTCTGAGTCCAAAGTTTATCCATTTCTCTTTTACGATCAACAGTTCTATTTTTATAGAATTCTGCATGATATGAAGTCCATCCCATTACATCACAACTCCCTTTAAATCAATTAACAACTCTTCAAGCTGTTTTAACTTCCATTTTGCATCCTCAAGCAATACTTCAATACTATTCGGAACTCCATTCTGTCCTCGCCCAGGGATCCAGATCTCAACTTCTTCATTAACATCAAAATCATTTACAACTTCCTCTAACGAGTCAATAAATCCTGCGTTCGTTCCATCAAACCAAATAGTAGTCCACCAATCTTCTCCGGCGGGAGTACCATTATTCATTTCTATGTAATACTCATTATCCTGTTCTTCTATGCTATCAAATGAAAAGCCGTGAGAATCAAGGATCTCTATTATTTCTTTATTTAATTCCATATAATCACCTCATTTAATACTTCCAGAAGTAAGAATTGTTGCAAGTCGTTCTTTCGCTTCTTCTTCAGTTCCCCCTCATAATTCCTAATGTCATATGGCACTCTTCATTTTCCCTAGATGTTAAACATAATTTCCATCGACATGTACCATCTTGAAAATACTTAATTGCTAAAATATACGCATAAAACAGCTTAGGATTTATTACCGCTGGATAAAACGAATAATATGCAGTTCCGGGATTCTCACCTCTTGGTATATCTTCTAACAACGTTTTCTTTTCTTCGAAATACTGATTCATGTCTGAATCCATTGTTGTAGCGAAATCTGCAATGTCTTCCGCTTCCCTTACTTCAATTTTCGGTACAATATACATATTTACATCTCCCTTACAATCGTATCATATACCGGCCTGCAGATATTCAAAGCTTTCTGCATACACCGGATGCTATAGTATCCTTCAATTTCTTTTTCTGTGTTCTTTCTATTGGCAGATACATTTTTTCCGGTTCCTCTAAGAATCGTGCAATCTTTTCGATTAGTTACAGTCCCTAATCCACCAATATTTCTTTTACCTGTCTGGCAGGCTCGGATACAATCCATAACAAATTCATTCAATGTATCAATATCTTTCTCCACATTGATAATCGGAAGCACCTGCGTTGCCCAAGAATAAGTTCCATCTCCTTTGTATAGATATCGGTTAATAGATTTCAAAGCAATTTTACCGCCGATATGATAATTTAAGTTACCAATGCTTCGTTTTCCAATTTCTTTCTGAAATTGCTTTACACGATTTGGTGATAATGTAATTTGACTTCCCTTTATCATAAATCCCAGGAACTTAAACCATTTATCACTTGTAAGATACTCTACTTTCTTTGGATTTAATTTCATCGACATCTTATTTAATTCTTCTTCAAGAATACTCATGGCATTTTCATATTGAGATCCAATATATAAAATATCGTCCGAATATCTTACATACATACTAACCATATTAATGTGTGCCTTTTCATAAAGCTTAAGATCAACATGATGTAGCATTACATCAGCCAGAAATGAAGCAACTGCACATCCCTGTTTTAAGCTCTGGTAATGTTTAATTAAATTTCCATCTGGATCAAAACAAAGGTCTGTATGATAATATTTTCGTAAAATTGTAATTACCTTTGATTTTCCAGTTCTTCTTTCCACACAGTCAAATGCGTCATCAATAAATTCAATCGGAACAGAATCAAAGTACTTACTTAAATCTGCTTTAAATCCTAAAATATCATTTGAATGCTGATATAAAAGTTTACGAGATATCTCCTGTACGACTTTGCCGCAGCCGATTCCCTTCTGATAACTTTTGCAAGCTGGATGAATCATATCTGAACACAATTCAAACAGTAAATCATTTACAATAGATAAAAAGATCCTATCAATATTTTCGTTTACATATACTGTTCGAAACTCTCCATTGTCCTTTGGAATTAATGCCTGGTGTGGCGGAGCGATTTCATAATTATCTTCCAGAATTGCCATTGCCAATCTTATTCTTGTCTCTGGACCACAAAGTTGACGCAGCTCTCCTTTATCAATTCCCTTGAAAAACCCTTTATTAATTGCTGCTTCCCATCTTTCTGCTTCAAACACTTTCTCTAGCAAAATATCCTTCATCTCATCACCTCATTTCTCTTGAATACATTTTCCATCCTTAATGACTAACACATCTACTCCATCATCACAATTAATGAAAAGGTCTGATCCATCTTCTAACACTGGTGCAAGTTCTTCAAACATTTCCATCATGACAGATTCCCATCCATAAGTGGCGTCAAATCCATTAGAGTAAGTAGTCCAGCCATCATCATTGTTAGCAACATCGAACATTTTTCCGACACCAATAAACACAGCAATCAGATCATCAACATCATTAATATCTAAATTCTCTGATTTTCTATATGTATCCAACCCATAATCAGTGTGTTCCTCTTCTCCTCTGCTGATTTTTTCTTGCAGTATTTTAATTGCTTTGTTCTTATCTTTGAATTTCATCTGTGAATGTATAGAATATACTGATCCCATAATTTAATTCCTTTCAACAAAAGCTCCATTCAGCAACTTCAACAACATAATCTGGATCAGCATCATCCTCAAGTTCAAGTTCCAACGTCCCTTCATTAAGAATATCCTGAAATCCATCATCGCTTGAGAGATAAGCGGTATTATCAAATAATAAAATATCGTTAATCATATGTAGATAACACATATCCCAAGTCATTGATAAATACCCGGTTACTGTATCAATAGTGTATTCAGTACAATCCCTGTCAATCGTATACACATCTCCAGATGGTAATGTTACTTTCGCTGTATTTACCATTACGTCATCTCTATTTGTTTTACCTTCAATAATTAGTCTCATCTATGTCATCCGCCTTTCCCCAAACTACTATCGCAGTATCATAACTATCCATAAAACCTCCATATTTACTGGTATTAAAACACCAATCATGATCGCATCCGTTTTTAATGGCCCTTCTAATATCTCTAGCAATTTCATCTATAATATCCTTATTATTCGCAGCCATTTCATATTTAGGATCATCATTTTCCTTACTTAATTTCAATAGTGTCTGCTTTACTTCTTCTTTGTAAGCATCCAACTGCTCCTCTCTCAATTCTGCATCCCAGGTAGCCCAAGCTGCCTTAATTTCATCCACTGTGAGCTGAATCTGCTTTCCATTTCTGGTAATATACACGTTTTGCATAATTATTCATCATCACTTTCTCTTTATTCTTCTACCTCTCCAAATAATGCTTCGTACTCATCGCATTCCAGATGTTCCATAGCCCAATTCTTTGCCCCTTCTTCAGTCATAGGAATAATTCGAGATCCACCAGTGCTTCCGCCACATACACTTCTTGCATATTCAGTTAAAGCACCACCTTCTCCGTACAGAAAATATTCTCCTGTTTTCTTAAGATATAAGGTTTCCTCGCAATGATTGAAGTCAGAACATGGATATCCATTGCTCCAACAACCAATTTCTTTTGCCGTTTCTGTATCATATTTTCTTCCGTTAATGATTTTTTTCATGACCTAATCCTCCTTTTAATCAAAAACTTCTTGTATCGCAGTCCAATTTGAAATAGCATGATCAATATCCTCATACCATTGTTCATCATTTGAGTCGCAAGTACTTTCATACTCATATACTGGAACGCCAATTGTGTCATCAGATATATTTAAAACTTTACCTATTGGGATAGGTTTTTCGTCTTTATGGAAATACACAATACCTGTAAGAAAATCTATCATTTCATCTTTATAATGTGGATCGCACCAAACATATACTTTATTTGATCGATCATTTTCTATTTTCCAAATACGTTTTAATTCTCTTGCAACATTACACAGCTTCAGCCACGCCATAGCATATCCCACAATCTCCGGCGCTGTAAAATCTACTGTGATCAATGTAGCTGCTTTTCTTTTAATAACTAATTTTTCTTTTAACATTCTTCAACCACCTCATATCCTTTCAATTCAAACAATCCTATCAATCCTTTCAATTTTACAAACGCTGGAGTGTATTCTTTTGTCCGATCACAATAACCAAACCATTTACCATTTGTATCTTGCTGAATACGGTAAATATTTCCATTAGTTTTATTTACTGCTTTCATTACATTACTCCCTTCCGTAATGCCGAGGTATTACACCTCAGCATCACAAATTGCATAAGCCTTATCGATAAGTTCATCTCCGTCTACTACTTTCATGAACATGTTTTCCTGATAATATTCACTTCCTCTGGAAGGTTTTCGATGCGTAGAAAAGTCAGAAACAGCATTCACAAATCTATAAGCAGATGGCTCAAGCACCTGCAGATCCGGAGCATTAAGATATCTCATCATAAGTTCGTTTCGCATTTCCTGAATGTTTGCTACCTTACGATCCCCATCTTTTTCGTTGATAGGAAGTAACATCTTAACAAACTTATGTACCTTATCAACATCAAGCTTTTTCATCTTCATCTTTCCGAATTCTGTTTCTAAAGCTTCAAGATAATGTTCGGTGTTCATGAGCGTGTATTTCGCCTCCACAAGCTTCTCATCAATGCGTCCGGTATGTTTGCATACCCACTGTCTTTCAGCTTCTTTAAGGGCCAGATTGAGTGTATTTTGGCACCATACACGTACCGGTGTAATAGCTACTCTGACTGATCCTTTTCCATCATGGCTGTTCGTAAACACTAAGAACGGATCAATCTTTTCATCAGTAATCATTCTGCCTTCCAGTCTTGCAAGCATCCACACTTTCTTGCCGCTCTGAAGAGCACCTGCAGTCTCATATGTCACTCCTTCGCCAAGAAGCTCATCTGTAAAGGCAAATGCTTCTTCGTTTTGTACAATCTTATAACGCTCGGTAACAATACCTAGCGTTTTATTATCAATATCTCTTACATTTGCCTTATAACCAGGAATCTTTAATCCTGTGGCCTCAGAAATAATATCTGTCGGAACTACATTCCAGTCCAGACCTGCTAATCTAATTGCGTCTCTTGATGTAACTGCTCCGGCAATTCCCTTGCCAAGTCCGTCCCATGGAGTTCTTCTTGCATCAAACATCGTTTCTACATGTGTAAGGTTATTTGTTCTTCTCTCGATTGTATTGTTCATCATAATATACATCTCCTTTTGTTTAATTAAATTTTTATTCTGTTTTATTTACTTTACTCACCGGCCACTCTTTTAGTAATATCAAAATCTCTTCCGTCCTTCTTACCGGCTTCATAATCTGATTTTGATACTTTTGCTGCTTGCTTAGACTGAAATGTAGTTGTCCTTGCTCCAAGCTCAGACATTCTTTGTTTTACTTCTGGAGGCGTAGATAACACTAAGCCCCAATTTGCCTCTGACTGTGCAGCTGCTCTTTTTTGTTCTTCAAACGCTTCATCAAGTCCTTTAATGAAACCATAAGCATATCCATTGCACATGGATGTAATCAGTTCGTTTGGATAATTAAATAATTTCCCTTTGGATTTTCTCTTTTTAATCTCTGACCGAATACAATCAACCGCATATTTAAATGCGATCATACAAATTTCTACATCTTCATTTAACCCGCAAAAATATAATTTATACGTTTGTTTACCTCGCTCTCTGTAAGAAAAACTTTCACAACAATAATTCTTGCAGAGAACCTGAGATAATCTTAAAATCCAAGTATCCCTTCTGGCAGAGTAAGTAACTCCAGTTGAATGCTCATGTGCTTTTCTTTGTTCTTTATCTTCGACCTTTGCCATAGAGATTTTGTGTTCTACCATAAGCTGCTGTGCTTTTGCAAGAGCTGACTGAGCCTCATGTTCATTCGGACTTTTACTTAATGCTAAAAGTTTTTTGATTTTCTCTTTGTAATCTACCATTTTACACTTCTCCTCTCTCATTCAGATACAGGATCTGCTGTAACTCTTCATTCGTAATTCCATACTGTTGTTCCAGAAGCTCTTTCCAGTCTTCAAAAGTATCAACTCGTGAATCCTTGCAGTATTTATATCCGGCATTAATCACGTCTTCTGCGATTTTCTTAAGGCGCTTCGGTTCAATTCCCTCAGTCCAAAGTGGGCACTCAAGCTTTACATATGTAAGGATTTCGATTGGCTGTGCGATATTGCTAATCATTAAAGCTGCATTTGCAACTTTTTTATTTACATTCTCTTCCGGCTCGGTATTATATTTATTGCATAAGGAGATAACATCTCTCTTATTACTCCATCCGATCTGCATTAAGAATGTGACGGCAGTATTAAATTCCAAGTCTCCCGTAATCATCCTCACTTCATCAAGTTTCTGTTTTACTTCCTTATAATTATTTAATGCTGACATTTCTTATCCCTCACTTTTCTTTATTTTCTTCTCGCTTCACAGATTGACAAAGCATCTTCATATGTTTTGATATCATAATTACCACCATTCAGTGATTGTGTGGATTCGTTCCAAGTAGTCCATACAACCCATGGTCCACCACCTATAGATGCCTTAATTGCTGAATAATTCTTATGTTTTGCAATTACCATATACAGGTATGAGTCCATTGGATCTTTATAACGGATCACATCCTGAAGATCATATCTGTCATCCAGATGTTCTTTGAAATATTCTTTTACATTATTCCATACAGAAATAGGTACTGTTGCACTCATATTATTCTCCTTTCTTATTCTATATAACATCCTTTCGTTTTCTCTTTTGGTCGTCCGTACACTGATTCATATAAATATTCTACCAGCCCAGGTGTTACTCCATGGTATTCACATAACTCTTTAAATACTTCATGTGATTCCATTTTATCGACTTCTTTGATGAAATCGTCTGTTATTTTTTCTGTTTTTGTATGAACAGGGTTGGGATATATAGGACTACATATTTCTTCCATGTCACGATATACGTTTTCATCATATTTCTGTTTATCTTGCTCGTCCTGAATATCATTTAAATTAAATTGAACAACATTACACATGTGCCATTCTTCACCGGTATCTACACATGAATCACCTTCATTTACTTCAAACACATCATCATTTGTTATATCTATATCAAAATCATTTGCCGTCTGAGCTGCTGAATCTAACATTTGGTTTCTACATTCTTCAAATGTTCCAATTTTCTCAATGCAAAAACCAACGCCATCATAAGCATGATGAAAAATGCATAGAAAATCTCCATCAGATACTTGAATTTCGAAGACTTCAAATACTAAGAAATGTTCATTTCCATAAGAATAATCTATACGCATTCTGCGATTTTTGGGAAAACTTATATCCATAACATATTTAATTTCTCTATCCGCACCATATTTATCATCTTTAATATCATTCGCAATATAATCTATGACAGATTGGTGAGCTTCAGAAAGACTCTTAAAGAATTCAAAGCATGGACGTCTGTAATCTTCATCATTAAGACTACATAATAAAAATACTTTCATATCTTCCTCCTGTTTGTTTAATTAAATTTTATAGTGTTCCATCAAGAACTCTGCATAAGCAGTTACTTTATCCTTATCACCACAATAGAATCCGGTAGTAAACTTCTCGATAAGCTTATCTCTAATATCCTCGTGAGTCTCCCAACCATCATCTAAATACTCACGATAATCACGATCCATAACCTCTAACATAGATTTGTCATCTATTTTCGCTTCAAACTTTATATTGCGAATATCTTCTGGCAGATCATCCGGCAAGCGTAAGCGCGCAGCGTCAGCGGAGTTAGGAGCGGAAGCGACGACATCTGGAGCGCCAGCGACCTCTACGAGCGATCCGGCTACCAGACCATCCAAGCGGTCACGCTGGTGGTCACGGTACCGGTCGGTACTATTATTATTATTATTATTATTATTAGTATTATAATTAGTACCAGTACCGGAACCAGATGGCCATATCACCTGCCCCGTAGGATCATATTCAATTTCATTTATGAGCAAGTTAAAGTCAACAAAACCTGCATACCCGCCATCTCTGTATTTTGTAAGTACTTTATTGACTTTGCCTTTGCTCGTCTTCAGCTCTTGCGCAATCTGATTCTGAGAATATTCTGGATGATCACGCTTCAATTCCAAGATGGATAAAGTGACAGTCATGTTCTCACCGAATGCTCGTGACCGCTTTTCTTGGGACGAGTCGATTGTCTCAAGTAAGGTGTCTCCTACATATAATAGAAGTTCTTTGTCTATTGGTTTGGCATACAGTCCATAATCTATGACCGCCTCATAATATTCCAGAGCTTTCTCCGGCCCAAGAATTTCTTTTATTCTTTCGCCCTGTTTCCTATACGAAGCAAAGAAGGTAAAACATTTCCCTCTGTCAAATTCTTTTTCACTCATGATTTTCCCTCCGATTTACTTTCGTTAGTTATCCCTTCTGTTGTCTTTATTTTGGATATGTGTATCAAGAGCTGTGCATAACTCCGGTGTTGCTTCAAATATATAAACATCCAGATTTGGACGTCTTCTATTTGGCGTGATGCCAAGAATTTTAAATCCCTCTTTCCTCAACAGCCATGCGATTCTCTGGCTGCGGACTGCTTTTGTTTTCATTATATTACTTCTCCTTATGCGCAGTTAATTTAACTTGTTTTAAATATATCATATTTTTGTATTGATGTAAAGTTAATTATACTTGTTTCGATGCCTTGATAATGCTGTATTTACCCAATCTTTCCCATTGAGGACGTATTCAAGTAAATCCCAACCGGTGTTTCCCAGCTGGTTCCATACATGGTCAAGACCGTGACCGCGTGTCCTGTCCATCGGATACAGAACTGTTGCAATAATGTTGAATAATTCATTTGCTTTGGCCCAATCAGTGATGTGATAAAAGTAATCGTACCGTTTATTACCATTTTTATCTGGTAGGATATCATTATCTGTATAATTCAAATACTCTTCTCCTATATATGGAAGGACATCTGAATTTACCGCGTCTTCGAAGAACCAATCTGCGCTGTTATCTTCCGAAAGATCCTTTAATACTTCTGGCTTCCAATACTGTGGTAACGGACATATGTATAAACGGATACAAATTGTTTTCTGATCTGATCCAAACGCCTGCAGATCCATTGCTTTAATAATATAGCGATATTCGAAAGCCGGCATATCTTCATCTGCTTCTGCCTGATAGATTTCTTTTGACAGTAATGTTAACTGGCCTCCGTCGCTATATTCTTCATCGAATTTCTCTTTCCACGGGATGATTTGATCCGGATTGCCTGGTCTCCATCCTGCGAATGACAGTGTTTCATTCATCTTCACCCACCTCTTCCTCAATGACCGTGAACGGATGACCGATAATTTTTTCAATTTCTTTTACAGTCATTGTAGCTGGTTCTTCCCAATCAGGATCCATGTATGTTGGAGCATTGTTTTTTGTATAGAATTCATCAATTAAAGCACATTGCCTTTCAAAATTTGATTTCCATACTTTGATAATGTCAATGTTGCGATCATTATTATGTCTGTTTGACTCATAATTACTTAAATATTCTTCACAAGATACACATGTAGTATTGTTAGTATAAATGGCAAGATGGTTATTAGAATTCTTATTTCCTAACACAATCCCAATTTTTCCATTTCTTAACTTTACAATATCTGTAGCTGCCAGCTCCGGCATTTTATTACTTGTTATCATGCGATTTCCCTCTTTTCTCTTTTTCCTGTAAACAGATTGATTAATTTAATTTTTTCTCTACGTCGTTCACGCTTACGTTCTTCTTCCTGGCGCTTACAGTCTGCCATGATTTTATCGAATTTTGTTTCTTCGTATGAGGCAGAAATTACAATGTCAACCAGCACTCCATTGTGGGCAACGATTATTTCCACATGGAATTTTTCGTAATTTTTATGATTATCTACTGCTTCTTTAATCTTTGTCATTACAGTTCACCTCTCTCTTTCATTTTTGTTTTCAACTGTTCCACATAATCTCTGGCTTCTACCAATGTACATTTCTGCGACTCTGTGTTGTGCATGTGATAATACAATCTGATTGCTTTCACTTTTTCGTGATGTTTCAAGAAATTCTGTACAGTAATTTCTGTAGGAGACATTTCCCTTACAATGTTTCCAAAGAATGTACAGATATAGAATTCAAGATCCGGATCCCATTCATTAATTTTCTCATTACCTGTCATGAGATAGATCGCATTGATTAGGTCTGTGACCGGAATAATACTTCCGTTTTTATGAAGAAAGTATCTTCCCTTCATTGGAATTGTTACTACTGCTTTTGCTTCTGCTTTATTCATTTGCTTTCTCTCCTATTCTTATGCTCAATAGCATAATTCAGCTACGATTTAGAAGGAGAGCGGCTCTAAATTTCACGCCGCATATGCCGAAGCTGAATTATGATATCGAACATTCGTTTGTCTTTGAGCAGAGTATAGCACTTACGGTACTAAAATGCAAGTGCTATATTCTGTATAATTTAATTTGTTTTATTTGTTTTCTGTTCCAGTTGCTTTATAGTGACGCTGACTATTAATTGCAGAAGTAACTTTTCTTAAGTCACCGCCGGTATACATAGGCTGGATTCCTAATCTCTTGGCGACCTCTTCTTCCAGATACATAGTGAGACGTTCTTTTTCTTTGCGACCAGGATATTTTGCATGTGCTTTGGCAAAAAACGTATCTGGTTCAATTGGACGGAATAAAGATACAATTGCCTTGACAACCTGTGGATCATTGTCATGCAGGTTTAAAACACTTTTAACCGGCCAGATAACATTGGCTCCATATCCATTAGTAGCTGTATGCCAACCTGCATCTTCAATGATATTAAATACATTATTAAGAATTTCTTCTCCATTAACAAGTGATGCAGCCTGCAATGCTGCTGAATATCCACTTAATACTCTATAATCAGCTGCTTTTAAGGAATCCTGCTTTTCCTTTGAAAGATTCTTTAATTCATGGATATTTAATAATAGTCTCCTTTCCTTAATACAGTTATCCAATACACAGTATTTCTTAATCCCTCTAGTTACATAAGCTCTGTGTTTATGGGAAGGACTCAGATGATCAACATCTTCTCCCTGTTCTGAGAATAATTCTGCCTCTTCAATTTTCCTTTCAGCAGGATCTTCTGACAATCCTTCAGTAAGTACCGCAAGAAGATATTTTTCTTTCCTGATTCCGGCAGCAAGCATACGGTGTGATCCATCGATCACTGCAAATGTTGCAGTTTCTGGATGTGGTGATACCAATACTGGCTCACATTTATTGAAATTCCATTTACGTACCAAAGAATATACTTTTTCTATGTTGATACAGTATACTCTCTGATAATCTTCGTCGATTTCTAACAATTCAAGCGGAATACAGCAAAATCTTTTTCCGCCAATTCGCTGACAGTTACTCATCACCGTGTTGTATGCTGTCTGGTCTTTGAAAAGTTTAGTAATTACTTTGCTTTCTGTTGCTCCGTTTGTAAGTGCTCTTTCAATTTCGTTATAGTTTAACATTGTTTTCTACCTCTTTCTTTTGTTTAATTTAATTTTTATTTAGTTTTTTTAACCGATCAATGTCCAGAATTTTCTCCAGGCATGATCGTACTTCGTGTCTGCATTTTCATGTGGACATTCGATTTCCGTTGTTCGAATAACAGATTCTATTATATCTTTTGGAAAACTAAAATCTCTCATTAAGGTTCTAATTTCCATCTTCCAATTAATTCGAGATTTGTATGTTGTATTAATTTTTCTACATGGGTTTACACATCCATATAAAGGAAGATTTCCCATAGTTGTAATGGAACCAATGCTTCCGTTTCCTTTTGTCATTGTATACGCCTCATTTCTGTTTAATTAAATTGCGTAGAGCTTTCTCCCATTGATATTTGCACAACACTCAATGAGATTTGCTTCCTTCATGCCAATAAGTCCAGGCAGGCTGCAGATTGCAATGATCTTATCTTCATAGATAGCATCTGCCTTGGAGTAATAAAGCTTAATCTTCTGGTAATTTGCCTCTGCCAGATTTTTAGCCATCGCTTTTTCATTGCTCCACATCTGCTCTGCTGTCTCATAATCATTTGCTTCAATGGCGGCCTTTCTTTTTGCCTTGAAGTCTTTGATTGCTTTCACCATTCCTCTGATGTCGGCATTAAGTGCATCTAATTTCTTTTGTTTTGGTATCATATTTTTCTCCATTCTTATGCGGCCGACATGTTGAACATTCTCAGCCATTCTTCATTTACTTTTTTCCATGCTGTAGGATTTAAAGCATATTCTCTTGGCTTAAACAATTCTCTGTATCTTTTGTTCATGGCATCAAGGGAATCAAAGAACTCTTCCCTTTTCAAGTTCCCTTTCTGCGCACCGGATTTAAAATAGATCCGGAGTTTGTATCTGTGTTCCATATGATTCACCTCATTTCTAAAGAATTGATTGCTTTTTAGCGGAAAAGTAGCTGATATCTCCGCATATAATAAAATCCATTAAGGGAAGTGATAACAATTCTCCTACGGATTTAATTCTTTCCATAGCGTTCATGTCTACTTGAGATGGAGAGACATCGCCACTAGGATGGTTATGGACCATAACTATATTGGCAGCACCACATAATAGAGCTTTCATATATATTTCTCTTGGGGATAATACTGCCGAATTCACAGTTCCATGGCTGATTTCAAATAAACCTAATGGATGTGATTTTGTATCAAAACATATTAGGTATACATATTCCTCAGTCCGTTTCCCTAGCCGAAGATATTTATTTAAGAAATTAAATATTAGTTCTGGATTATTGAGTGTTACTTTCTCTTCGCATATCTTTGCTTTCTCAATAACCGGAAGTCTATCATCATCGAGATAAGTTTCCATTGAATATATCATATAACTCACCTCACCTTTCTTGCATATGTGATAAAGTTTCTAGCTACAAGCGTATCTACAAGACATACCGGAACATATGTCCAGTTATTGTTATCCAATGATTCTACGAATGACTTTACCGCTGAAGGCTCTCCGTCGAACCATGATATAGATACGATTGCTATCCCTTCCTGGTCCGAATTGACAGCTTTCTGTTTGATTTCGATAGTCTGCTTTGCCATGCTGATATTGAATGTGTGACAGATTTCTTCGAATAAGCACACCTCATCATCAGAGAATCTTCCGTCCGGCAATTGTTTTGCCTTGATGAGGTTCAGGATATCTTTAATCTGTCCGAAATAATAACGGGCTTCTTTATCTGGTTCTCTTGAAGCAATGTATTCTGCTTCTCTTTCGATTTTCTTCATGACTGTTCTCCTTATTCTTATTTACTTACAACAGACAGGATATTTCCCTGTTTATCAAGTTTTACTGTTACTTCGGATCCGCTCTGGAATCCGGATACATCATATGCTTTTCCATTCTCATCAAGGATGTAGTTTCCTGATGCGGAAACAGTTCCTTTGACGGAATGGATTCCGGCATATACGTCAGAATCAATATGTCCGACAATACTTGCGAACATTAAAAAAGCAGCTATTCCTAAGCTGCCTTTAATAAGGATTGATCGTTTTTTGCGTGTAATCACACGCTGATTATATTCTGTTCTTGTCATTTATTTTCTCCTTTATGTGTTCAATTTAATTTGCATACTGTTCGAAGTGTTTTAATCCACCTGCATAATGGGCCAGCAACACTTCGTCATCAGTTACATATTTAGTTCCCTTGGAATCCATGATACAGGACGCAAGGTCATTGATTTCATAATCTCCGGCATCTGCATACCATGAGAACATATTTCCGTTGGAGCAGGTGATTGTTACAAGATCAACTTCCGGATTCTCTCCAGACTGAATATCTGTTACAATCCCAGTCAGAGGGTAAAGATTATCAAGAGTGCTGATTCCCTTAATATCTTCTGTATAATATCCGGTTCCGTCATTGAAACCATAAAGAGTTCCTTCTGTACGATTAACGGAAGTGATTTCTCTTGCTGATACTGGAGTACAGCTTGAGAATAATGTTGTTGTTGTTATTACGATTGCAACGATAGTTTTTGTTATTTTAGTCATGGCTATTTCCCTCCCTTACGCGAAAGTTGTGAACTTGTCACAACGCATTCTCTTGTCATCTGGTGCCACTCTTTCGTAACCTGGGACTGGAGTGAGTCCAAATACTTCTCCCGGATATGCCTGAGCAGCAATAATGCTACCAATGATTACTAAAGTCTCCCCGGCCACAGCGTTCTGGTTGAAAGACTCTTTGATGGAAGAAATGATTTCCCTTCCTTCATCAGTGCCTACAAACTCTGTTTTTACAAACAGAGGTGATACCTGTTTTTCAATTGCCTTAGCGTTAATCAACACGCTAGTCGGCACCGAAATAAGATTTCCGTTTACATCCTGTATTGTTACAGGATGTGGAGTGGTATTCACTACTGTTACGTTATTTGAGAATGTTATGAAGTTGAAATTATTAGTTGTTGTTGTCATGGCTATTCTCCATTCTCCCCGTATGCCGATAGGACAGCTGATTTATTTTTATTTCCCTGTATATTAGAATCAATTTCCCTGTACATGGGGGTATCCCGTCCAGAAAAATCAATTCTCAATTTGTTTCCGTTTTTCAAATCCGCCAGTCAAGGAAAATTATATAGACTGATAGATAATTTAATTAGTTTTTATTAGCTGCAATGATGAGCTTGAATTCATGCAGACTGATTACGCCCTTGAGATACAGGTCAAGTGCATCATTTGCAAGAACTGCAAGGCGCTCATATTCCTGAGTAGCTATACAGTACTCAATATAATCACGAGCATCAAGAGCACGAATTTCGAAGTTCGGATCACCAATAATGATACACGCTACATGACGTGCAATATCAATATCTTCTGGTGTGTCCTGGTTAATAAATGTATGCCAGATATTGACATACACCCATTGTGATGATACTTCTACCGGATATGAATGGCAGAGTTCCTGGTACAACGTGTGTGCACTGTATCCGAAGAAGTTACGAGATACGAATTCATTAAAAGCTTTGATTATTTCTGATTTTTTCATATGATTTCCTCCTGTGCTTTTAAGGCTGAAGCATAACCTTAAATTATTATTATTTAAACGCATCGTAAAGGATTGGGATTACTACCATGAGTACTGGTCCCAGTCCCATGGCTAAATCAAACATGGTTTCATAAATTTCATCGACTCTTTCTTCTGTGAAAAATTTCTTTAATTTCTTCATTATCTTACCTCCTCATAGATGTCTGTCCACTCACCGGTCATGAAGTTGATTTCATAACGTGGAGCTAAATCTTCGTAATTATCAGTATCCTGTATGAAGGATACTTCAAAATTGAACTTACCCCAGTTCTTCTCGAACTGTTTGTAGATTGGGATAAGTTCTTTATTCCTGGTAAACAGCACCGGAATAAGTGCGTCCTCATGTGTGTCAAACTCACACTGAGACAGTACTGCTGCCAGTGCAATTCTTGTACGGATTGACAATGAACCATGTCTATTAAGAACAAGGTTGCGTAGCTTGCGCACTGTGTACTGTGGACGATAGCAGATTGATTCTGCAAATGTCATCTGAACATTAAAGCGTCCGGATAACTCATTACCCTCTGTGTGATCATAGAAGATTTCTTCTGAGTTCATAAGTGCGTTGATAATTTCTTTTGCTGTGTTAAGGGATGCGTTAATTCTTGTGTTTGTCATGATAATTCTCCTTCTTGCCTTTTGGTTTAGGCATAACCTTATATTTTGTTTCCGTTGTTAAAATCTATACTCTTCATGGGCATTATAGAAGAGCATAGAAAAATCCCTTATCAAGGTTCGACCTTGCAATTTCCGATAGGAAAAAGTCTGCTCCTCACAGGAATAAGGGATAGCAAGTTTAATGGTTAATTAGTTACTTATTACTTATGTGCTGTTATGCACACATGTAATCTTTGATGTTACCGCGTTCGTCTGTCTCACGGTAGTGGCAGTCGTATTCAGACTGGATGAACGCGTCTGGATACGGCAGATTTTGTAATACTGCTGTCGCCTGCTCATGCGTGTAGTTATTCGCATGATTACGACTAAAATACGTCGCACCTGTACGTGGTGATGTGTATAAGTGACGTAATATTGTACCGGATCTGCCCGACTGTGTAATGAGACAAATCTGGTACCTGGGATGTGGTTGTGGGTTTGATATTATGTGTGATAACATTTATTTGCCTTTCTGATTTTTGTGTACTAAAAAAGAGAGCTTACGCTCTCCTTTTTAGAAGCTTTATTATTTTGTAAACGCTTTTGCTATGTCACTGGACCATGCATATTCATCTTTAGCAGTCATTGAGATGTAAAATGCCCAAAGAGCTTGTATAAATTTACTCTCATCTTCTGAATATTCTTTGTATTCAGAAGCTATTTGTTCTGGTTTTTTACCCTCACTGCCGACGGAATGCCAAGACCAATAATCATAGGTTGACGGTTGACAGTATTTTTTCACATGTTCATCCATAATATGCAACGCACGCTCGCGGCGTTTGGAATCCCACTCTGAAAAATTATATTGTTTAGTATCAATTATCATATTAGTTCACCTCCACGACATCATCTCCTCTCATTATAGGTGGAATTGTATGATTAATCAATGATTTTACCATTAATTTTTACTACAATTGTAGCACGTTTTTCAACTTTCTCAGGACGGCACTTAATCTGATTGATTTTCATGCCGTCTCTGCGACGTGCTTCATAGGTGTCAGTGTATCCTTCAAAAGGTCTGAAAGATATAGATTCAGGACAAATAATATCATTGTTATATGACACTTGTTCTTCATCATGTACTAATTCATCCCACGGAATACGCGCCTGCTGTGGCGTTACATAACTATCATATTCTGGTTTAATACGAACGCCATTACACGGAACCGGACGTAAACCATATTGACGTGAAACCTGTTTATAAGCTCTGTCAATGGCTTTTTCGGCGCGTTTTTCGGCTACTTTTGGGTCTTGAAATGTCTTGATTTTAGGTATTCCGCCTATTTCGTGACAAATATTTGCGACTGCGGTAAATGCCGGATGTTCACGTCCTATGAGCATTTCGCGCCATCTGTTGCTTACCCATGACGGTTTTAAAACATAAATTGGCATAGTATCCTTGCGAATATTTTTAGGTTGAGTACAGATAAAAAAAGATATACTCTGTGCCTTTTTCATATGGAATTAAAACACGTCCGTAAATCGCGCCAACTGGCACATTATATCCCTCGAATTTTGTCCCGTATTTTGACGCAATACGAGCATATTGTTTTATACCTTTTTTACCCATTTTATACCTCTTTCCGCCTAATACATTTTGTACTATGATATAGGCATTATTTTTATTGCACTAAAAAAGAGTCCTTGTTAGGACTCTTTTTCCTCTGTTTTCGGTGTTTCATCTGGTCTATTGACTGCGATTTTTCCACTGTCGAAGATAACCGCAAAAAGGTCTGTTAGTGAAGACAGTACTTTTTGTTTATCATTTTTCACTTGATAGGTGTAGTTATCCCATACGGTTGTATCGCCATCTTTATGGCTATTTCTAGAAGCTGTACCGCCAAAACTTGCAATGAAGTGACGGACACATTCCTCTGAAATATCAGATTTTTTAACATTAACACCGTAGAACATAATACCGGATTCTGCAAACATTCTATGGAAAATACTTGTAAGCATTTTCTTAAATGCTGTTACCCCTGTACCTTTTTTATAGTATGCTGTAATCAGGGTTGAGAAATCGCACATTTTATCATTGCCATTTTCATCTTTACTGTCAATCAGACATTTTTCATCAAGTTTAATTGATGAAATACAAGTATGTGCCTGAAGCATCAAGAATGTTCTGTCAATTTCTGATAAAGCGTTAAAAGTTTCAATATTAACGCCTTTGCCGTTAAGGGCGGCAAGTTCGCTACGTGCGTCAATTAAATTTGTACGTGCGTCGAGAAATTTGTTAATGTCGAATTTTTCATCATGCACGCTGTACAGTTCTTCACGTGTCACTGTCTCAAAGTCAGCGTCTTTCAATGTTGTTTCTTCGAGGATTTTTGTATATGTATCATAAGTCTTTTTTGCGCTGTCGCGTAAAGACTGATATACCAGAAAACGAACATGGTTGTAAACTTCTGTCGCTTTTGCCGGAATAACATTAACTGCTTTTACCTGAATACGTGTGCTATCGAATGTTTTTGCCATAATTATCTACCTCTTTTATTCTAAGATTTTAGTTGTCAGTTGTTCGCCATGCTTTATTTCAGCTATGGTTACTATACCATGACTAATATGTACTTGTATAAACGTGTTTTACCAACGTTCTACACACTGTTGCGTGTGCTACATCAAGAGACAAAACACGGTGAAAGTTGCACTTGTCGTAAACATGTACAATACTGCCATAGGCAGTAACTCTAAACAAAACGCCTGATTGAAATTGTAACGTTGTTTAGAAACATTCACCTATATGTGAGTTGTGTTCTATGAGCTTTTGTTATCGAGTTGCAAGTCCGTGTCAGCTACTGCCGACTATACCGCCCACCTACGGTACTTTAACGCTTTTCCGCGCCACCTTGTTAGGGTTATTGCCTACCATGCTTTTCAGCGACTTTCAAAACTTTTTTCTTGCCTATGTTAGCGCAAGCCGTTTGCCTGTCTGCCACTTAGATTGAACATACCACATTCACATAAAAATTTCCATGGGAACGCCTTTTCGACAAATGGTAACATTGATATAGGGTTGTTATTCCCTGTCGCATTTTCATTTCTTGACAGCGACTGTCACGAACCACACTTTAGCCCTGTATGATAAAGGGGGATGGACTGCTGAAAAATCAGCGTCATAATTGCGATACTACGGAATACTTTGAAAATGCTTTTACTTATGATATGCGCCCCACATGGGCATTGGACATATCACATGTATTTGCATGTTCGCGATATTCAATTGAACCGCTCAAGTGTTTACCGTCCCTTCGGACAACTATATAATACCAAAATCATTTGTCTAAAAATGAAAATGTATAAAAAAAGTTATAGAATATTTATTCATATAAATACATAATTCGTGCATAAAACATGTATATATGCATAAAATTAGCTATATTATGCATAAAATTAGCAGTAATTGGAATTACTCAAAAAGGGGGTACTTTTAACGCCAAAATGGGCTAAAATTACCCAGAAAGACCTAAGCCGGTTAACTTCCACACTGGCTTGAAAAATACGCCCTCTCTTCCTATTAAAATGTAACGCTCCCCACATCGCCAAACTCCTATAATCACCGCCCATATTGTTCCACACTCCTCAAATCTCACCTCACACTACCATCCAACCCCCATCTACCGTCCATATTTTCAAATGCATAATCTCAAATATTTCAGTTAATTTAACTTCTTTTCTTGACAAATCCATCTTCCTATGCTATTATCTCATTATCAAAACAAGCTAAATTAACTCAGTATGCAAAGAAAATCTACAAAATCCAAATATCCACAACTTGTTTTGATAATTCAATAACATTAAATAACAGGAGGACAAACCAAAATGTCACATCAAACAGAATACGATCTCAGAATGAGATCCTACAAATCAATTACAGATGCGCATCTAATCCCTCGCACCCCAGTGATCATACAAATCGATGGTCGTGCATTCCATACTTTTACCAGGGGGTTCAAAAAACCATTTGATCAGGTACTTATGGCTGCTATGCGCTATACTGCAGAATACCTCTGTAGAAATATCCAGGGCTGTGTTCTGGCTTATACTCAATCAGATGAAATTAATCTTCTTCTTATTGATTATGAGAAACTTGAAACTTCACCATGGTTTGATAACCGGGTCCAGAAACTTGCTTCTATAGCAGCATCTATGGCCACTAATTATTTCAATCAAAAATTTAAAGAATTAGTAAAAATTATCGGCAGAAGATATTATTCTCCAAACCACAGCTATGATCGTGCATTACTCAAAGGAGCAGAATTTGCTGCATGCGTATTCAATCTCCCACGAGAAGAAGTTACAAATTATTTTAACTGGAGACAGCAGGATGCAATTCGTAACTCTATTCAAATGGTTGGTCAAGCACATTTTTCTCAGACCGAACTAAATGGTAAATGTAATCAAGAAATCATAGAAATGCTTATTCAGCAAAAAGATATTGACTGGAACAAACTTAAAATTTACAAACAGCGCGGAACCTGTATCATCAGATCTGCTCATAGTTCTTTCTTATTAAATGGTAAACAAATTACAGCAGATACATGGTCTCATGACTTCAATATTCCACGATTCATAGGTGAAGGTCGCGATTATATAGAAAGATATCTGTATCCGGATGATCCAAACAACACTACTTCTCGAAAGGACGGAAATAATTAAATTATGCAGAGCAAAGAAAATAAAGATAAAAAATATGCTTGGCAGTTAGAACGTGACAGTGATTACACTGCTGCTACAGCATTTGACTCCATAGAAGAATGCATTGCAGATGCTCAAGACTACTTTGCAGAAGAAAATGTAAAAATCAAATCAATTACAATTCAGGAACTTAGACCATATGAAATCTCTGTTGATGCAGAAAGAGTTCTTGAAGTTGTCTGGGAGGAAGCAGAGGCAAACGTTGGTGATCTTGTAGATGACTGGTTAGATAGTAGAACAGCTTATACTACTGAACAACTCAATGATCTTTCTGAACGCCTAACGGGGGTAGTTAAAACCTGGCTGAAAGAAACACATAATGAACCGGATTTCTTCCATATTATAGGAGAAAAAGAAATTTCAATATGTAATATACCACAATAGGGGGATAAATCATGGTAATACTTATATGTATTCTTTTATTTGTATTAACCGGTATTGGATGTTGGGCTTTATGTGCTGCATCTGATACTGATGAATATGATGATGAAGAAATTAAATATGATCAAAATGATGATAACAAATTTAATTAAACAATAAAGGAGAAAAACAAAATGAGTACTTATACAACAAACACAAAACCAGAATCCAAATTTGAAGACGTACCAGAAGAAGTTCTTACAGACCCAACAATGAGAACAGCACTTGGAATGGATCCTATCCCCGGAATGAATACTCCGGTGGATGATAATAAGCAGATTTCACTCTTCGATTACATGCAGAATAAAAATAACTCTTCTACATCTTCTTCCACTTCCACTGCTTCTGCCCCAGAGGTAACAGTTTTCAAGAATCCGGTTCATCCAGAATTCGGTAATCTGAGAACTATTGAGATTGATGGAGAGCCGTGGTTTGTAGGTAAGGATGTAGCTGCTGCGTTAGGATATACAAAAGAAAGAAATGCACTTGATAAACATGTAGATAAAGATGACGCCCTGAAACGGGGCGTCACCGATTCAATGGGAAGAACACAGCAAATGACCATTATCAACGAATCCGGTCTCTACTCTCTCATCCTCAGCAGCAAGCTTCCATCAGCAAAAGAGTTCAAGCACTGGGTTACAGCAGAAGTACTCCCATCCATCCGTAAGAATGGTGCTTACATCCGTAATCAGGAAAATATGACTCCGGCTGAGATCGTGGCTCGTGGTCTTATCGCAGCTCAGAAGATTATTGAAGAGAGGGAAAAAGAAATTGTACATTTAAATAATCGTTGTGGCAGATTAACTCAGACAATAGCCGAAAAACAGGATGTTATTAATGCTATCTCCAGAAATGTACCGGCTCCAACAAAACGTATGATGCTGAACAGAGTAATGAGACGAAGATCCCCAGAGCTGGCCCAGAGTCGATGGTCTTACTTATATGCAAGATTTGATGAGATTTATCATAAAAATGTTAAAATCCGCATGAAAAATTACAATGCAGAACCAGGACATAGGAAATGCTCTTCTATTCTTGATTTTATTGATACGGTACTTAATATGCTTGATGAATTATATGACCTAGCAGTAAAACTTTTCGAATCAGATTTTACACAGCTTATGCAGGAAATGCACTTATTACGTATGACTGATGAAGAATATGAAGACGAAGAATATTGGAAACGTGTACTTTAAGATAAGGAGGGAATGGTAAGAGTGCCTGCCGGTGCTCTTACCTATTAAAAATATGAATTATTTACCAATCATAAGATTTAAAAATAGATGGCAAACATTCGATTTAAATTTACATTATCCATATTCAGTAAATGAGAAAATTATTACTTATACTCATTTAGAATATAGAGGTGATGCCTGTTATATTGTTGATAATGAATGTAATACATATTATCTTCCTCATGATTACGCTGAAATTATTAATGATGCATTAAAATTACATAGCAGTATCTATAATGAATGTAATACAGACTCATGTAGACGTCAAATAATAACAAAACTCGAAAATATTAATAGACATGAATATGGCCGGAATGATTTTGAATTACTTAATAGTGTATTGGCGGAACGAAGTAGAAACGGCAATTATTATCATAACAGAATCTTATACGATACTACTTGTAATAAAGCATGTGTATATAACTGTGATGGGATTATAATTGATGTTGTGTCTTTGCACCAAAGTTTTGTGCCATCATCTACGCAAAGAGGTCGTAGATCTGAAATAACTTCTACTTCTTTAACTGTAGATGAGGCCGCCAGATATAATAATAGCATTTCATTCCATAGTAGTGCTATCACATTTAATAATAGCGAATGGGATAGAGGATTTATTAATAATATTATCTCGAACAAAACAAAAACTTACATTCATCAATTTAATTACATTCCTAAATACATAAAACATTTTATGCCTGGAGAATCAGAAGATACTACTCTCCTGCTCGGAGCAGAGATTGAAGTAGGTGGAAATAATAATATCTCTTCTGATAATGATAAAAATTCCACAGTAAAAAAATGTATTCAGATTATGAATGGGTCTGATAGTGATGAAGAAAATCTTATTTACAGTACGCATGATAGCACTGTACAGATTGAATTTGACACTATGCCATGCAGTTTGGAATTTCATAAGAACAAAATGAACTACCATGAAATGTTCGAATATATTGATAAAGAAGGATATAAAGGTCATGATTGTGAAACTGCAGGCTTACATATTCATGCGAATCGTAATTATTTAGGAAAATCAAGGATATCGCAAGAGTTAGTTATATCTAAGATCCTTTATATTCTTGAAAAATTTAATGATGAAATTTGTGTGATTGCAAGGCGCGACAATGACTATAGTGAATTTGCTGGTGAAAAGCAAAATGAAGATTCAATAGTTGAACTGTATGGTAAGTATAAGGATAAAGGTAAACGTGCTGCATTGAATTTACAGCATAAGGATACCATTGAATTTCGTATGTTTAAAAGTACTTTAAAATATGAAACATTCATTCTTACATTAGAGTTTGTAAAGGATATTATTGATTATGCTAAGTCTGTTGATATTGAAGAGATCGAACTTGCAAAATGGTCTGATCTGATGAATTGTTTTTCTTCTGAATTACGTAAGTATTATGAATTTAGGTATCAGAAAAAAGTAAAAGATATAAACGGATCGACTGTGAAACAAATTCGTAAACGAATCTCTAAATTAAAGTCAGAATTAAAAAACAGTAAAAATTTCTTTGAGAAAAATAAATTGCAACAAGAATATTGTTATTTGAAGAAAGAATATAAAAAATTAAATAAAAAAGAGAAGAAAGTTACAAAAATGAAACTTAGAATTGCAGAGTCTGAAACAATTTTTTAAGTTCCTGTGCCTGCAACTTCTACTGATAGTTATGGAACAATCAGTAGAAATCTAAATCTTAGAATTTAAATAAAATACGAAAGGATTACTTACTATTATGCAGAAATATACAAAACCATATCCTACTATTGGAAATGTTATTGATGCAATACAACATAGAGGAAGGAGAAATATCATTTGTCTGAATTCGGATTAAAAATAAAAAATATAAAGGCCGGTACTCTCTTTGGATATAACCAGGGAGTCAGAAACCGGTATGATTATACTGAAGCAATGTTCAGTAACAGTCTATTCAGTGATTATATTATACAGAATGGACTTAATGTTTGGAATGATACCAGTACACGAGACATTATTTGTCTTGATTTTGATTTTGGAAGTCGTAGTTATGAAGAAGAAATGGATCACTTGCTAAAGCAGTTTGGACCATTTGAACATGATAAATCTTTATCTGAGGAATCCAAGGAACGTATTAGAGCAATATTTCGAAATGTAATTGATAATAAAGACAATTATATGAAATGTTCCAAAGATGAAATCCGGGAAATATTCTATGAAAACGGTGTAAATGTTGAATACATTTCTTCATATACAAAGAAAGAAGGTGAAAAAAAGACTGTCATTAATTATAAAATGCTATACCGCAACTCTTCTAAGGCAAAAGTCGGACAGGTTATGTTTATTAACTCAAAGCTTTATAAAAAAGCATATAACTGGCTGACGATGGGTCTTGGAAAGAAAATGCCGATGGAAAATGCTAAGATTGTAGAGATGTCGGCATATGCTCCTCTTACAACCAGTACAATAGTTGGAAAGTTCTATTGTCCTGTAGAAGCCATTCTTATTATTAAAGATACGGATAGTTTCTACAAGACAATAGCCAAGATCGTAAAAGCTGAGGATTATGTAGTTCAGGAAAAAGTTCTGGATGAAACTGCTACAGAAATTGCAAAGCAAAGAGCTATTGCTGAAGGAAAATTTTTAAAAGACGGTGTTACTCCGAAATATACTAAGAGATATAAACGAGTAAATGTTATAAAAAAGAAATGTGTCGTTCATGATGAAGAAACCGAGGTAAAAAATACTCTCTGGGATGGAGAAATGCTGATTGAATCTGATATTTTACCTGAATGGGTTAATGGTATGGCTCTTTTAAGGCAGCATTTCTTTAAGGCATGCGGAATTCGTACTCATATTCAGTTATTCTTTAAAGATTGGTGTGAAAAAACTGGACATGATTATGAAACTTATGCAATACAGGACATGTTCGGAGTTTGGCATAAACTCAAGGATATTCGCATGATCACAACTGATAATGCTATTAAATGGAAGAAATTCATGAATTTAATGGGTAATACTCCTGCTGAAGCTTATAAGTATTGGTGTGATCGCGTAAATGCCGATGGATCTTACTGGGGGATAGTAAAAACCGATCATCCAAGTAAATTAGGCGGTGTGCAGCAGATGAGTTATCAGATGGTTAATACTCTTCCCTCCTATAATATAGATGTTCCATCTCCTTGCTCTACTGATGATGTGCGTAAACTGGCAAAAACCAGTGTGGATTATGTAGAGGGGATGAAAGATGATAACAATCTTTATGTACAGTATCTTAGGAAGAATGCTACGATAATAAATCATTATGAGATGCTGGCAGATTTATATGATTGGAATAAGGATTTTGGAAATAGTACATGGTTCCGATTAGAGAAACGTAAAATTATCAATCAATATGTAACTAGGCTTAGAACAGGCAAAATTACAATTGATGGAGATAATCTTACAATATTTGGAAATCCATATGCTCTTCTACTCAAATCTGTAGGAATGGATCCTGAATCAGATCCTACTCTTAATATTGAGCCAGGAACTATTCAATGTTATACAAAACGTTTTCAAGATGGAGAATATCTTTGTGGTATTAGAAATCCACATAACAGCCCAAATAACATCTGTTACTTACATAACACATATAGCGATGAAATGCAACGATATTTTGTATTCAGTAATAATATCATGGCAGTAAATTGTATTCATACAGATATTCAGGATCGTGCCAACGGCTGCGACTTTGATTCAGATTTCTTTTTTGTGACAAATAATGAAGTAATGGTTAAAAGTGCTAAGGCTGCATATGAACAGTATCCTACTATTGTTAATAAACTCAAAGAAAGTGGCCTTACATATAAGAATACAATGAAAGAATACGCTCGTATGGATAATAAATTCGCCAAATCACGTATTGGTATTGGAGAATCAAGTAATCTCGCACAGCTTGCAATGACTTATTATTGGACTAACCCAAGTCGTGAATTATATGACAACTTTGTTATTCTTTCGGTACTAGCTCAGGTTATTATTGACGGATGTAAACGTGAATATGAAGTGGATGCTATAGAAGAAATAAAGCGTATTAAAAAACTTCCTTGTATGCAGCAGTTAGAGGAAGTTGAGGACGAATTTGGTAATAAGAAACAGGTGCGTCGAGATTTTCCAGAATTCATGAGATATACGCGTAAGATTCAATATACAAAGAACGGTAAAGAGGTGGAAAGAGAATTGGTTGATCAGCAGAAAGAAAAGTTATCTGGAAGAATTTCTTCCTATTATATATGTCCGATGAATAGTTTACAGATTGTTATGGATGATATCAAGCCGATACATTCTACTAATACTATTCCTACTGAAGATCTTGTAATAAAAGTAAAAGGCAAAGCAAACGCTAGGCAAATGGAAAAAATTTTAGGATATGCAAAAGAACTTGAGCTTTTAAGTAAAGATAATATGTCTGATGATGAAATTCTTGCATATACCGAGAGATTCGATCAGATTTTAGCGGAATTAAGAAAAATAAAAATAAAAAATCCAAAGACTATGAGCAGATTGATTGAAATTGCTCTTAATACAAGTAATATGGGAAGAAAAAAGGATTATTCACGTTATACAAGAAATCTTCTTAATCTATTATATAGAATGGACAGAGAAGCATTCTTACAAAATTTCTCGAAAAACTGCAGAATGTCTGAAAAAAAATCAGCCTAAAACCCTTTAAAAGTAACAAAAATCGTAAATACAAATTCGTCCGGTATATGAGGGGAATAACTTTTCGCTTCGTTGCATCTTCAGGCACATATTTTGCGCAGGATATGTGTACATGTATGCAGACAGCTGTTTGAAGAAAAGCGAAACTCTCCGCGCTGTCTCCAATGCGTGTTTAAATATGGGATTCGAATTTTTTTGTGTAGTAGCCTGCCGTGGGCGTTAAATACACGGCTAAAAAAAATCAAATATATTTGACTACAAGGAGAAAGATCATGAGTAATTATAGAATGTCCAAAGGGACAACAGAACACTTTACATCACTTGAAGAAATGAGAACTGCATGGGGAATGAAGCCCGTGACAAAGAAAACTTCTGATAAGAAGAAATTAAAAGAACAGCAGGAAAGATTTCTTAGTAAACATAAGTGTAAAGCATGTGGCACCCCAATGACATATATACATGGTAATGTTATGGCTTGTAAAAATCCTGAATGTAAAGGGATTGAAATCAAGCGCGAAGATAAAGACGGTAATGAAATGGTATCATATATCAATTCCTTCTGTACTTTAGACGATCTTGGAGCTGAAATTGCATCAAACATTTTCAGCGAATAATTGAAAATTAAATATTGATAATTCAAGGCAGTGTGCTGGTCGGTACACTGCTTTTGCTTTATATAACTATTATTTTTATGAGAAAAAGGAGAACTAACAATGAATAAAGTTGAATTAATTAAGGCTGTTGCAGAAGCAACAAATAATACACAGAAAGATATTAAAGTAATTATGGAAGCTGTGCAGGATGTAACATATGGTGCGCTGGTTGAAGGCGACGAGGTAAAACTGATGGATGGTGTTACTCTTTCTGTTGTACATAAGGATGCACGTATTGCACGTAACCCAAGAACAGGTGAATCTGTTGAGGTCGATGCAAAGAACGCAGTAAAATGCAAATTTGGTAAAGCAATTAAAGACGCTGTTAATGCGTAAATAATACTTTGAGCCTGTAGAAATACAGGCTCTATATTGGAATGTAGGATAGTTTGGCAATCCGCCTGGTTTGGGACCAGGACATCGCACGTTCAAATCGTGTCATTCCAACTGCGGGATAGAGGAGTGGATCCTTGCTAGGTTCATACCCTAGAGACGATGGTTCGAATCCATCTCCCGCTATTTGTCATATACAAATGTATATGCCAACCCTTTCTGTTTAATTAATTACATTATGGAGGCTTGGCTCCGATAGTGCGCTGTGAGGCGTATAAAGGCAGATTTACACACTGTCGCTGCGGTATAAGCAATTATATTGCAGTCAATCTAAGCAAAACTGACATGCCAGAGACTCAAAAGGTCTCGTTTCGTATAGGGTAAGTGAAAAGATTAAATCCTATGCGGAAATAGTATCATGAAACAGGGAACGATAAGGTGGTCCAAGGGCGACTGCTGAGGAACACTTTCTGGCCGCAAACTGGATAGTTCATGCAAACTGTGAAGATATGATGGTGAATCAGGAGGTTATTCAATCTGAGCATTTATTAAGCAAAGGTGATAGCCATTTGTATAAGTGAATTGGTATATACCAAATTAGCTTGTATGGACATTTAGTAGGGATAATAACCGAACGATATGAAGGTGTGATGTATTCTTATCCTCAAAAGGGATCGGAGCGTCTGGTGTAGCACATCTTCAGTAGAGAAGACTTTTCAGATAATAAATAATTACTTATACTTATTGAATTTTCAAAGGATTTAATAGAAACTACAAGTGTGATATTTGATATTATATTCTACAGCGAAAGTCTACACCTCTGCATAACGAAAGCAGCCTAATACCATAGTATATTTTATGCAATATGGTCATTGATGAGTCTCGCAAGACTCTGATATGTTTGTCCGATTCTGCACAGTGTTCTTAGCGGAACTTTGTGGCGCGGCAGCGTCAATGGAATGATGACAACAGAGTAGTTATGCGGCTAAAGAGAAGTGCCACTCTTAAACAAGGCGGTTGTTGAAGCTTACTATATGTGCGCGAAGCGGCGTATAGTGGATAAGAAAAGAAACCATAATGTTTCGAAAGAGCTTCTATATTTATGTGTAATCTCAGCATAAATAAAAAATATTGGAAAATAGTTTAACTGGCAAAACATGATCTCGCGAATCAAATGTAGGTTCAACTCCTGCTTTTCCAGCTTAAATATATGGGAAGTGCCAATACGAGGCTACTTATGATAGAAATGCGGCATTTTTTGAATAGGTCTGAAAGAACACGAGCCGCGGATAATTGTGTTTTAGTAAGTAATAAAATAAAAAGAGGGGCAGCACCTCTGCTTCCCTGATAAGTCCGGTTAGTCTAGCGGTATAGGACACTGCCCTTTCAAGGCGGTAACATGGGTTCAAATCCCGTACCGGACATTTTTTGCTACTTTGGCGTAATTGGCAGGCGCAGCAGACTTAAGATCTGCTTCCAATAATGGAGTCTGGGTTCGAGTCCCAGAAGTAGTATTTGAAAGTATTATACTTTCTTTTGATTTGTTTGGTTACGCATTTTGTTTATGAGAAGGATTGTATAGTCCTTCTCTCCCCTCCTATTTTGGCTCTATAGTTAAGCGGTTTATAACACCTGCCTGTCACGCAGGAGTCCGGAGTTCAACTCTCCGTGGAGCCGTCCATTTGCAAAGTAAATTCACTAGGTGTGGAACTGACCTGCTAAGTCATGTGATCCGACAGGATTGAGTTTCGATTACTCTGCTTTGCGTTACAAGATATGTAGATTACAGCCCACCTCCTGTGGGAATTCGTAGGTGAAAATCCTACCATGTAACTCTTGGTTATGTGATTGTAGCATATCATGAATATAAAGATAACCGGATTGATTCCGGTTGAAAGGCAGGATTACTCTCCTGCCTTTTATTTTGCTGCATGTCCGGGTTGGTGAGGAAGCGGTCTTGAAAACCGTTGGTCCGAAAGGGCTTGCAGGTTCGAATCCTGTGTGCAGCGTTGTGACTATGGCAGACTTGGCAATGCAGCGGATTGTGGTTCCGCCTTATATGGGTTCGAATCCCATTAGTCACCTTTATTTGCGCCTTTCGTATAATTGGTAGTACAACCGGCTCCAACCCGGTTAGTCAGAGTTCAAGTCTTTGGGGGCGTGTTAGGTAAGTTCCAGATACCTTGTAGCGAAAAAATCTGGCGGGATTTAGTCAGGACGAGACGCGGCTAAGTTTTTTAATAATTTTACCGAAAATTATATGGAAAGTTAAGGTTCCAACAGAATATATGACCTCCACTTATGGTTATATATTCGATAAGGGTAGCTGCCCATCTTAACACAAGGGAGAGTAGCCTAGCGGCGAAGGCAAGGGACTGTAAATCCCCCACAAAGAAACATCGAAGGTTCGAGTCCTTCTTCTCCCATGAGGTTGACAAATTAAATCAAAATTCCATAAAACAAGTAGATAAGTTTTACCATGGAAAGTGCTTGCACTTTGATTGGGTTTATTAAAGGTTTTTGTCTCTGATTGCAACAGATAATGAGCCTTTGAGTCTACAAATAAATAAAAGTGAGGAAACTTAATTGGTTAATATCAGTCAAAAAGAAGCAGAATACTTACGTAATCATGGAAGAGCTTTTGATGTGCGTGTACGTAATAAACACCATAAAAGTAAAGCAAAAAGCTATTTTCTTGTAGAGCATGTTCGTAGTGTCGAGATGTTAAACAGATACAGAGAATCAATCAATCAGACCGATTTTCTTACTGTAAAACCGAGAGATAAAGATTTTCGATTTTAAGCAGTAAAATAATTTGAAAGTTGGTGTTTGACATAGGCAGGAAGAAAAAAGAAGATGGCATTTACTTTATAGGTCAAAATGCTGACGATGTTACAGGTAGCTGCACTTATATAAAATATAATGGAAAAAAAATATTACTTGAATGCGGATTATTTCAAAACAATAATTATCTGGATTCATATAATATCAATTCTCATAAATTTCCATTTAAACCTTCAGAGATCGACTATGTTTTTGTAGGACATACACATGTTGATCATATTGGTTTACTTCCAAGGTTAATAAAAGAAGGTTTTAATGGAAAAATTATCGCTTCACATGCAACTGCTCAATTAATGAAACCATTATTATATAATTGTGCTTTTATATTGTTGAGTGAAGCAAATGCTTTATCATTTAAATATAAACGTAACTACTCTCCTATTTACACAGAAGAGGATGTAGCTACGACTTTAAATTATATATATGAATATGATAATGTACATGAATTATATGTTCTTGATGAAATAGTTTCTTTTAAATGGTTTGAAAATAGCCATTGTCTCGGAGCTAGACAGCTTCAATTAATTCTTAAAGATCAAAATGGTGTATCAAATTCTATATTGTACACTTCTGATATTGGGTCCCTGAATACAAAAAATCATTACGTTCCAAATACTGAAATTCCAAATGTTTTTAATAAAGTATCCATTATGGAATGTACATATGGAGAACCAGGCAGAATTAATAAAAAGACAAGAAAATTTGATTTAGAACATTTAAAAGCAGCAGTTGATACGGTTACAGAACGTGGAGGAACAGTAATCATGCCATGTTTTAGTTTCAGCCGTACACAAGAAATTCTTACCAATTTATATAACATTTTTCATGATGATATAAATTTCAAATATGACATTGTAGTTGATTCAATATTATCATGTGATATTTGTGATCTATATACGACTCTTCTATCTGAAGACGATTTGAAATTATGGAATAGTGTATGCAATTGGGAGAATGTGAAGTTTGTAAAAGAAAAAGAAGATTCCTTAGCATGTGTAAAAAATCATTCACCAAAAATTATATTAAGTAGTTCTGGATTCTGTACAAACGGCAGGATCCTTTCTTATTTACATGAATATTTGAATGATGAAAAAAGCATGGTGATTTTTAGTGGATATACGGGAGCAGACAATTCTTATTTATCATATCGAATTAAAAATTATAAGGAAAATAAATTTATAAAAATAAGTGGCGATAAGGTTGAAAATAAAGCTGACTGTATTTCTTTAGGTACATTTTCAAGTCATGCCAATAGAAATGAACTAATTGAATTTGGATCGAAGGTAAATACAGAAAAATTAGTTTTAGTTCACGGATCTGTTGTCGCGAAAAACAGTATAAAGGAAGACTTAAAAGAAGCCATATCTAAAGAAAACAAATCATTTAAAGTGATTGCTTCATCAAAAGATATGGTTATTTATTTATAGGAGAACAAGGAATATGGAATTTTTAGACATTTTAGAAGACGATAGTCTCTATCAGAGCACTATTAAGGAGCATTTAAAAGAAAGAAAAATTATTGTCAACGAAACTATTGATGACAATGTTATTGAAAATATATGTTTAATGATCATGAAATGGAATAAAGAGGATAAGGCACTTCCGGCATCATGTAGGAAACCAATTTATCTCTATCTCAATTCAGATGGTGGTGATGTTATTTCCGGGTACCAGGTATTAAGCTCTATTAAGACGTCTGTTACTCCAATTATTACAGTGGGATTTGCCAAATGTGCTTCTATGGCATGTTATATTCTGGCCGCAGGACATAAACGTTACTGCTTCCCAAATACAGTAGTTCTTTATCATGATGGACAGACTGGATATGTAAGTTCATCTAATAAAGGTAAAGATATTCAGAAATTTTATGATAAATTAGAGCAACATCTGAATGATTTTATGGTAGAACATACAAATATGACTGCAGAATATCTTGAGGAAATCAAGGATCGCGAATATTATATGTTCCCAGATGAAGCAAAAGAAAAAGGAATTGTAGATAAGATTATTGGTATTGATTGTGAGTTATCAGATATTCTTTAATACTGAATATTAATTTAAACTTTCACAAATATCATTTTACTATTATACGTTCAATATGTCAAGGAGAATAAGGAGAAAATAACATGGAATTAAAAAAAACTGTTAAATATGATGGTAAACTCAAAGGTCTTCATATGGTAGACGGACAACTTGTAGATATGGATGGTGAAATCATTGATGTTTTAGATATCTTTGAAAAGGCATATGGTGATAAACCTTTCGACATGTCTACTACCACTAAAACTGAAGAAATCATCAATCTCGATGAATTAGATTAAGGTGTTTTATATGGATAATAACGAATTTCTTAAAGAACAGCTTGATCTTATTAAGAAAAAACAGATAGATACATCTATTGAGTGGCAAGATGTTGCAGATTTTCGTTCTAGTCATGGTAAAGAACCAGAGCACCGCGATACAATTCGTAAAGGGTCTAAATTACTTTTAGAATATATAGATGCAGGATGGGATTTATTCCCATCCTCTTCTATTCAATTAGGACGATTTTCTGATGAGATAGCTTTAAAAAAAGAACGTATTAAATTACAAACTGAAAAACAAGAATTTAATAAATGGTTACGTGAGTATTCCAGAGATGAATTAATTGCAGAACACATTGTAAATGCTGTTAATCAACTAAAACCATTAATAGCGCCAGGATATATTCCTCCGATGCATATGAATAAGGAATATTTATTAACAATTTCAGACGCTCACTTTGGTGTTGAATTTGAAATTAAAGATTTATATGGAAATACTCTAAATGCATATAGTCCGGAAATATTTAAGAATCGTATGTGGGATTTATACAATAAAGTTATTGAGCAAATTCAAAAAGATCATATTCAAGTTTTAAATATTTTTGAACTAGGCGATGCCTTAGATGGAATTCTTCGTGCAAATTCTCAGCTTATGCAGTTGAGATATGGAATAATTGACTCTGCCATATTATATGCTGATTTTTTATCTACATGGCTTAATGAATTAAGTAATCATGTTCGAATTAAATTTCAAATGGTAAAACGTTCAAATCACAATCAGCTGAGATTAGTAGGACAGCCTAAAAATGCTTTTCCAGATGAAGATATGAGTAAATCCATATTGGTTTTTATGAAAGAACGTTTGAAGGATAATCGTAATGTTGAAATTATAGAAAATCCAACCGGTCTTGTATATGCACAACTTGCAACATATACAATTCTTGGAGGACATTTTGAGACAAAAAATTTAGGTGATTCTTTGAAAGATTTTTCAAAAACATATCAAGTGCCTTTGGATTATATTATTTCAGGCCATTGGCATAGTTTAGCTACTGGAGATGTTGGGATCAATTCAGAATATATTTCTGTACGTTCAATTATTGGCGTAAATCCGTATAGCTATTCAATTAATAAGGTGTCAAATGCAGGAGCCTCTATGTTTGTATTTGAACAGGGAAATGGTCTTGTAGATGAACATCATTATAAATTGTAAAGGAAAATATTTATGGAAACAAATAATGAAGAACAGTTTGTCGAGTTCGACGAAATATTAAATTTTATACATGAGAATACTGGATTTGATAAAGAAGTTATTGAAAAAGTGCTTGATGCAGAAACGAGATTTTTAATTAAATCTGGTATTGCTACTGAACTTAAAGAATAGTATGAGTGGCGTTGCTGCTTATATTATACATTTCAGGAGAGCGTTCTTGCTCTCCTATTTTCTGGGCGTATGGCGCAACTGGCAGACGCGCCTGACTTAGGATCAGGTTTTTGTAGGTTCGAATCCTACTACGCCCATTTTTTTTATTATGAGTACAAGGAGGAGTTGTTTATGGCAACAACTAAGAAAATTGAGCCGGTAAAAATGACTCCGACTCAAATGAAGAAAAAAATAGAGGCACTCGAAGAAGAAATTCGAGTATATAAAGAAGATACCGCATGGTGTTATATGTGCGGAAAACCCAAAAAGAAAAATAGAGAAAATTTTTATAAAAATACTGATCCTTTAGTTAAGTCTGGATATGCTGCTATTTGTTCTGAATGCGCCAGAAAGATTGCATTAAGAACAGATGAAAATGGAGAAGAACATAAACCGACAAAAGAGTCAATTATTCTTGCTCTGCAGTATCTGAATAAACCGTTTTTAGAAAATGTCTATAATAGTAGTGTTCAAGCAGCTGAAAGAAATGCTGGTATTCCAGGAGCAAAACAAAATGCATGGAGTACATATATAAGAACCATTGCAATGCAGCAATATTCTGGGAAACAATTCAAGGACTCTGATTTTTTTAAACAAAAAATTATATATGAAGATGAAAAGACTCCTGCAGATGTTATAAAAGGCAAGGAGTCCCAGGATAATTATGAAGGTTTTGAAAAGAATAAAGCTGATGTAATCAGGTTGATTGGATATGATCCATTTGAACAAGAAGCATTGTCTGATCAACCATTTCTATACTCTCAATTAATTGGGTTGCTTGATTCTAGTGAAGACGCAAATGATGATATGATGCGTACTGCTTCTGCTATTTCTATTGTAAGAGCATTTTTACAGCAATCGAAAATTGATAATGCTATTGCTACTTACATGTCTGATGTTCAAAAACTTAGAACAAATTCCGCTACAATAAAAACACTACAGGCGAGTAAAAAAGATCTTACTGCCATTATTAAGGATCTCGCTGCTGAAAGTTGTATTTCTTTAAAGAATAATAAAAATGCTAAAAAAGGTGAAAATACTTGGACTGGTAAAATACGTAAAATCAAAGAAATGAATTTGCGTGAAGGTGAAGTAAACGGATTCGATATCGGAACTTGTCGTGGCATGCGTCAGGTTATGGATATGAGTAATGCTTCTATATTGAAGCAGCTCCGACTGGATGAATCAGAATATTCTGATATGCTAGCAGAACAAAGAGAAATGATAACAAAGCTTCGTGATGATTTGGACAATTACAAAGAAATTTCTCGTATTTTATTACGTGAAAATATTGATCTTAAAGATTATATGGAAGAACATAATTTAATAGAGCCGGATAATTTAGTTGATTTGAATGAACTATTCTCCTGCTTCTCCTCTGATGAAGAGGAAGAAACGGAGGTGACTGGTGATGATGAATCCGGATCTGATTCAAGAGCTTCCGAAGTTTAATTATTGTGAACAAGGAAATAAGATTTTTGTAAAGCCTGGAGTTTACCCATTATCTTCACGCAAACTTGAAGGTTTTATGAAAATTGCAAATCTTCAGAAATATTATCAATGCAATCCTGTAAGATTTATAAATGATTTTTTTAATATAGAATTACTTGATGCACAGGCATGGGTAATTCAGAGAGCCTGGAACTGTCCGAATGTTTTGTTAGTGTGCACCCGTGGATTCGGTAAATCTACATTGATAGATATTATGATCATGGCGAAAGATATGCTATTTAATAACTATTGGACCTATATTGCTTCCGGTTCTGGATCGCAGGCTGAACAAACGTTCACAACACTTGAAAGGCTTGCGAATGATAATATAGATACTATGCTTGGTTCTACAGGTTATATTTTTAAGGCAGAAATTGAAATTAAAAATGCTGCTGGAGATGGCTTCAGTCATTCTTCTAATGGATTCTCATATTCTCTTTATAATGGCTCATTTACTCAAACACTTAACAGTAATGTAGATAAAAAAAGAGGTATGCGTGGTAGTGTTGTATTTGATGAATGTGGATTCCTTGATGAAGAAATGATGTCGGTATATGCAGCTTTTGCAATTGTAAATAAAAGCTTTAAGTCTGGTAAGGATCGTGATGGCAAATCAATCGATCGTAACCGTCTAAGATGTATTCCATCAAATATTCCGAACCAATTATTTTATATTTCTTCTGCTTCTTCTACAGATACAAAATTCTATAAGTTATATAGAGATTTTAGCAAAAGACAACTCATGGGAGATCCTGATTATTTTGTAGCTCATATTGATTGTGAAGTTGCATTTAAACCAACTATTCGTGGAGAAACAATGGAGCCTTTGTTAACACCCGGTACAGTAGCTGCAGAAATGCGTTCTAATCCAGAAAAAGCGCGTAGAGAGTATTATTGTGAATTTACTTCTGATGCAGGTGCCAATGCGATTATTCGTAGAGGTGTTATTGCGCGTAATGAAGTGATTCGTAAACCAGTGTTATATAACGATACTGGTAAAAGAAAAATTGTTATCGCATATGACCCGGCTCGAAGTCGAGATAATTCGGTAATTTTGGTTTGTGAAATTTACTCTGAAAAAAATCAAGATGGGGATCTTGAATATAAAATGAGACTTTTAAATTGTATAAATCTTATTGATATAAGCAATAAAAAGAAAAAGAAACCTATGCAAACACCAGCCCAGATTGAATATTTGAAACAAGTTATTCTCGATTATAACCAGGGTGGGGATGAAAACTACAGCAATATTCTCGGAGTTTATATTGATGCCGGTTCTGGTGGTGGTGGTGTTAATATTGCTGACTATTTAATGCCTGATTGGAAAGATAAATCCGGTAAAACTCATAGAGGACTGATTGACAAAGAATATTCAGAAGAATATGTTAAAAAATTCCCAAATGCAGTCAATAAGCTTCATTTAATGGAGCCAACTAAATACAAATCAGAAATGTATGAAGCCATGATTGAGATGATGAATCAGGATAAAATTGAGTTTACGGCTACATACGATAACAAAGGATATCTTACAATATTTGATATTGATAAAGATAAATACGAAAAAACTAAAAAAGATCTAATTGCCAAATATAAAAAACAGAAAATGACAGATGAAGAAATTGATTACAATGTTCAGAAAGAATTAGATAAACTTCAAAATGTTAAGAGCCATATTGAAAAATTAAATTGGCAAGAAGAAGCTTCTCTCTCAAGTATCGATGCATTAAAAGAGGAACTTGTAAATATGATCCGTATTCCACGACAATCAGGAAAAGATTCATTTGAATTGTGTCCTGAAAAAGCTAACCGTCTTCATGACGATAGAGCTTACGTTACATGTATGTGTTCTTATGCTCTTCAAACTGAACGCCGGAAAAATATTACTGCAAAACGTAAACCTAAAGTTGACAAATCGTTAGTTCAAAAACTTACGATTAGAAAAGGCGTTGTACATTCTATGTTCGAAACTTAATATAATTATATGATATTTCAAAGGAGGTGCTGTTACTTGGCTAGACAACAAGGAAATATTTCTGCAAAAAAAGTTTCTACTGCAAAAAAAATTGATCCAGCACCTTCTCAGCTGAATAATACGGCTGAAATGCGTGATTGGTATCAAAAAAATAAAAAAAATATTGAAAATTATGCTGCTGCTATGGAAGGAGCAAAATCTCTTCGTGATATCACTAAGACAAGCACTAAAGCAGTGACAGCTTATAGTAAGGACAGTCTTCGTACTTACCTGCAAAATATTGGAAGTAATGAAAAGAATTTAAGAAATTTATCAAGATATCTTTATTATCGATGTCATGCTTATTATAGATTAATTGCATATAATGCAAACATGTTTTGTTTAGATGCAAGATCTGTTATTCCGGAATATGATATGGTTGCAGGCGTAGATACGAATGCCATGCTTAGTTCTTATCAGGACACATTAAATGTGTTGGATAAGTTAAATCTTCAGTATGAGTTTTTAAAAGCTTATACTATTTGTTTTCGAGAAGATGTTTTTTATGGATGCGCTTATTATGATGAAATAGGAATGTTTATTCTTCCGCTTGATCCAGATTATTGTAAAATTTCTGGTATATACAATACCGGTGATTTCGCGTTTGTAATGGATATGAGTTATTTCAGATCCAGACAGACTATGTTGGAATTATGGGGTGAACCCTTCCAGTCAATGTATCGTGCCTATGAAAGTGATACTACAAATGGAAAGTGGCAGCCTATGCCAGATGAATATGCTATTTGCTTAAAAGCCAGAGCTGAAGATTGGGAAACTGTAGTTCCACCATTCTCTGGTTTATTATCTGGAATTATCAATCTTATTGATTTAGACGATCTACAGGCTATTGCTGACGCTCAGGATATTTATAAAATGATCTGGTTAGAACTTGAAACGATAACTGGTAGTGAGGATCCAGACGATTGGAAAGTTAATCCGGATATTGTTATTGAGTATTTTAACAGGATGATTAATGAATGCCTCCCTGACTATACTTCTGCTGCTATTGTGCCAGGAAAATTAGATCAGATTTCGTTTAATAATGATAAAGCAACAGATACGAACAAAATAGCAAAAGCTACAGAAACTCTTTTCAATTCTTCTGGTGGCGCTCAAATTCTTAATAGTGCTACCATCTCAGGTACAACAGCCTTTGGAGCAGCAATTCGTGCCGATACAGAATTAGCTATTTCTATGCTTCTACCACAGACTCAGGGATGGGTTAACCGCTTCCTTACATATTGGGTCTCTAACCCAGCCAAGGTAAAATTCTTTGAAGTTTCTGCTTATACAAAAGATGAATTCAAAAAAGAACTTTTGGAGGGGGCGCAAAATGGTCTTCCTACAGCTCTTGCATACAATACTCTTAATCAATTTTCTGAAAAAGAAACTCTGGCATTAAATGTATTAGAGCAACAGGTTCTTGGAATATCGAATTTATTTGTTCCATTGCAGACTTCATACACTCAAAGTGGTAGCTCAGATACTGGTGGTGCCCCAACAAAAGATTCTACAGAAATCACAGACGACGGAGAAGCATCAAAAGATAAGGCTGATAAAGCTAAATAAGAGGATAATAATTATGGATAATAAGAAATTTATAATTACAACAAACGATGAATCAGCTTCATTGCTTATTCAGACTGGTTTTCATCTTGTGAGCCAGAATGGTAAACAGTGGACTTTTTTAAATGACAACAAAATGCTGTTTAACAATTTAAGCGATGTTGTCTATTCAGATAAATTATTTATTTGATTACTCCTCTTCTATTTGAGGAGAATTACTCAAAGAAAGGAGGAAAATCTTGAAGAAATTCTTAACTATTGACGATTTGATTGAATTTTGTATGAAGAATAATTTTTCTAAATTCAGCAGCAAAGAATCTAATGCAGAAATCAGTGTCCAAATGCCAGCAGTCGCTACATTTGGAAAGTCTGACGATAATAAGCATACAGAAGGATTATGTCCTTTTAATGCTACCGCATATCATGATCATGTTAACTTAAACAAATCTAATATCAATGAAGATACATTTAAGGAAAATACACAATCTATACCATATCGCCCTATTCTGGCAAATATCGTTGAAAATTCTGATGGTAATAAAGATTTTGGATCACATGATTTTACAGTGGAAACTGATGAAAATGGAGAAGAAAAAATCATTTATCAGGAACGTCCAGTTGGTGTAATCAAAAAGGATTATACAATTGAATATGATAAAGAAGCCGGAGTTAACAGAGCTGTAATTCAGGGATATCTCTGGGAAGGATATTGTCAGGACGCAATTGATATTATGCAGCGTAGACAACAGGTTGATTGTAGTGTTGAATTGAGTATTAGAGAATTATCATTTAATGCTAAGGATAAAGTGTTAAATCTGGATGATTATTATGTTAGTGGATTGACTTTACTAAATGAAAATGTTGGTCCAGGTATGGCTGGAAGTAATGTTCAGCTTGCTGATTTTGAATCAAAAAATTCTGTATATTTTAATTTTGATGTAAATACTAAAATGCTTGAAATGTTAGAGAAGATTAATGCTACTCTCTCTAATTTCAATAAAAAAAATGCTGATGGAAAGGAGGACAATCAGGTGAACAAATTTGAAGAACTTTTAAAGAAATACGAAAAAACTGTAGATGATATTACTTTTACATATGAAGGTCTTTCAGATGAAGAACTGGAGGCTGCCTTTGCTAAGGCGTTTAATACTGATCCGGCAGGTGATCCTGCTCCTACAGAACCAGAAAAATTCGTAAAATCATTTGAACTTTCTCACAGTGATATTCGTTGTGCACTTTATAACTTATTAAACGCATATGAAGAAGCAGATAATGATTGGTATTTTATTAATTCTGTATATGATTCTCATTTTACATATGAGAATTGGGATGGAGATAAAATCTTTGGACAGGCATATAAAAAAGATGGCGACAATGTTTCATTTGATGGTGAAAGATATAATCTTCATCGTGAATTACTGACTGATTCTGAATATTCTGAACTTCAGAATATGAGATCAAATTATGCTGCAATTTCAGATAAACTTGCTTCTTATGAAAAGAAAGAGGCTGACGAAGCTAAAAATGCACTTTTTGAGTCAGATGATTATAAAGGAATTTATGAATCAGAAGAATTCAAGGGTTTAAAAGAAAATCATACAGAATTTTCAGTTGATGAATTAAAGTCTAAACTTGATACTATATTGCTGTCATATGCTAAGTCTGGCAAGTTAAATTTTGCTGTTGAAGATGGTGATATGCATGATAATAACGCCGGAAAAAAAACAGTAAGTAAAAAGACTTTTGGAAATCCATCACAGACTAAAAAGAAAAATAGATATGGATCTTTATTTGCATAATGCAAAATAACATATTTGTTTTATAAATCAGACCGTAAATACGGTCTTATTTTTTTGCCAAAATTTATGAAAGGAGAACAACATGATTAAGTACAGTATTGAAAAGCATGCTGTGGCCTTCCCTTCTAAGCTTGTTGCACAGAATGGCGGAGAACACATTTATAACATTACACTGACCTCTGATACAGATAATGGAAATCTTGTGGCAAGAGGCGATTTTGAAGATCTTGACCGTTACACAGAAGCTGCTGTTACTACATTTGAAGGTAAAATTCAGAAACAGGCTGCTAATGGTAATTGGTATGTAGAGGTTGTTGATCCAGGAGATGCTCTGTTTGTTTACATGCAGGCATTTATTGCAGAGGATTGGACAAATACATGGAAGAAGGAGTCTAACTTCTATAACGCAAAAGGAGACGTTGTAAGAGGTTATGCTCTTCATAAAGGTGATGTATTTGAGGTATCTGTTGAGGGATTCGATGGACAGCCAGCTGAAAAAGCGACAGTTACTTGCGAAAACAAGAAATTAAAAATTGGTTAATTTAAGGGAAAGGAGGAAAAAATATAATGAGACGTAAAATGACTTTTGCTGATTTAAGTGCACATGTTCAGGAAGTATTTGCTAGCATGTGTAAAGATGGTGTTACACCAGAGGAAAATTATGAAGGCTTCAAAAAGCTTACATATGATCTGAATCATAATCCAAACGAAATGTTTGATGAAAATGGAAATAAAAAGACCAAACGAGACGCAGAAGATGCGGTTCGTAAATTTGTATATGCAATTATGGGACTAAACGAGAATTCTACAAAACGTGACAGAAATCGTGCTATGAAGAAACATGGTATTGAACTGTTCGAAGTTATGGAAGAAGAAATTGATATTAAAGTCGAAACAGGCTTTAAAGAATCAGAATTCTTCAATAACTATGTAGAGACAAGAAACCTTTCCCGCGGAGATCGCCAGGAATTCTGGACAGATGATAAAGTTGTTTTATCTACAACAAAAATTGCGGGCGATCATCATGACTTTACATTGCAGAGACTTGGTTCTGGAGAAAGTTATACTGTAACCACAAGTGTATACGGTATTGCTGTTGGTGCTGATATTGATCTGTATTTGGCAGGAAGACTTGATTGGTCTAAATTCACAGATCAGTGTGCTGCTGCTTTCGTTAGACAGATTCAGAATGATATTTATGCTGAAATGATGAACGCAGGAAAGAAACTTCCAGCTCAGTTCCAGGGCACAGGTGCTCTTTCAAATGCTACTAAGGACAAGCTGGATGAACTGCTTGAGGATGTATCTCTTGCAAATGATGGTGCCCAGGTAGTTATTATGGGTACAAGAACTGGATTACAGCAGTTCCAGAAACTGATGGATGTTGATTGGATCACAGACGATCAGAAGAAAGATGTTGCTACAATGGGACGTCTTGGATACTATGGTCCATATACATTAGTTGAAATCCCACAGAGATTTGCTCTGAATGATACAACTAAGAAATTAATGGATCCTAAGACTCTGTTTATTATGCCACAGGTTGAAGATAAATTCATTAAATTCGTTGATGTTGGTGAAACAGAAATCTATGAAATCACTGATAAGGGTGATCGTATGGATGATACAATGAAATACGAAGTACAGAGATCAATGGGCGTAGGAACACAAATCGGACGTTATTTTGGCGTTTGGACTTTAGCCTAATTTTTTTTATTGTAAATTAATATTATAGTCGTGTGTCATATAGATGCACGACTATACGAATAAAAGGAGGAACTTTTCATGGCAACTACTGCAGTGAAAAAGACAAAGACTACTGAAACTGCTACTGAATCTGTTGCAGCATCTGTTACGGAACCTGTTGCATCTGAATCAGCAAAAACAGTAGAAGTAAAAAAAGAAAAGAAAACTTATGCCCCTACTGATGGGATTCCATGTAAATCTATTACTAATGGCGGACTTTATATGCCAGGGCTTAAGTCAAATATTTTATACACATGGATTGATGCCGGAGATGTAATTGAAGTTGAATATCAGGATCTGCAGGCAGCAATCAGATCAAATAATGGTTATGTTATGAATCCATTTTTTGTTATTGAGGATGAAGAACTTGTTGCACAGTTTCCACAGCTTAAGAAAATTTATAATACATTATATTCTGTAGGTGATCTTGAAGATGTAATTACAGAACTTTCTCCCGGAGATATGAAGGCTACTATTCTTTCACTTCCGAAAGGGGCACAGGACTCTATTAAACATCTTGCTTCAAAAATGGTAAGTGACGGTAGACTTGATAGTGTAAGAAAAATTAAAGTGCTTGACGAAATCTTTGATACAGAAATGAGTATTATGACAGGACTATTTAATTAAAAATAAGGAGGTATATTATGCCTTCTCTAAATTACGAAGAAATATACTCAAAATTTCGATTAAAAGCAGAAGCTTATGATATTTTACAATATCGTGAAGATGATGTAAGTGCGGTTTTTATGCCGGAATATTTACATGCATCAATAAATAAACCTTATATTCGAAGACTTTTTTCTGAATTGAAACTTGGAGATACAGTTCAGGAATTGACATATATAATGAAATATTCTGTTGATGATGATTTTGATGCAGAATTTATAACTGATATCTTAGGTATAGGCATGGTAATTGAATGGATTACACCCAAAATTAACAGCCTGAATAATACTCAGCAGGTATTTGGATCTTCTGAGGAAAAATTTTATTCTCAGACTAATCATTTAAATGGTTTAAAAGATTTAAAAAAATCATTAATCAAGGAACAGAAGAACTTGATTAAAGATAGAGGTTATATATGGAATAGTTATCTGGATGGAAGTAATACATAATGGATACAATTTACGGACATTTTGATGATTTACAAATTGAAGAATATAAGGAAAAATTACACAAAGAAATGTTTTGGCTTCTTTTATATAAGGATCCAAAAACAAAAGATGAATTTAAAAATGTTGACTTTGAAAAATATTTTATCAATTTAATGAAGAAAATCGATGGTTTGAATACTCTTCTCTTCTATCCTGTAGAAATTGTAGCAATTATGAGTTTATTACAGGCGGCTCTCAATGAGACAAGAAGTGATGATTTTAATTATCGTTCTTACCGAAAATTGATACTAGATGCGCATTCGTTAGTAGACAAAATTAATTCTAGGAGTTGATTCTATGGTTACTGCAGAAATGTACAAAAATTATTTGTCATCATATGGCAGTAATCTAGCTCAGGTAAAGAAAAATCAGTCTGATGCAATTATGAATAATTCTTTTACTGCCGATGCACAATATAAAAGAGTTTATATTTTAACAAAAGATGGATGGAAATGGGAAGATGCTAAATATCAACGTCATGCCAAGCTTTCCATTCTTAAAGATGCAGTGGATTATTATTTACAATTTCGGCCTAAAGTACATTATCCAATAGGAAGTTATGTGTTTGTTCCTGATGATACTGACTTCGATATTAACATATCTGGGCACGAACTTGATAATCCGCTCTCACTTCCAGACGAAAGAATTACACAACTGTGGTTTATTGTCGGTAGAGATGATGCGAATGCTTTTGTTAGATATAATATATTAAAATGTAATTGGAAATTTCAATGGATTTACGATAACAAATTATATAAATGTTGGGGTTCAAATAGATCAGCTAATAGCTACACAAGCGGTCGTTGGGATGATCAATATACATCTTCGCTTGATAATCTGACAGCTGCATGGCTTCCAGATATTTATTATGCGTATGGTAATAATTTATATGATTTAGGACTTAGTGACGATCGTACTATTATGCACGAACAACGTTTTATGCTTACGAATAACATTCTTGACCCAAAAGTCTATCAGGTCACAAAAATAATAGATCTTAATCCTTCTGGAGTAATTAAACTTTCCATAAAACAAGATGAATTGAATAAAAAAGTTGATAATGTTCAACTTAGAATTTGCAATTATTATAAAGGTTCTGGTGATCAAAAAACAGAGATTATTCAGAAACCTCAAACAATGAGTACAAGTTCACAAATTGAATGGATGTATCTAAATGACGATGGTGAAATCGAGCCATTATTGGACCGTTCAAAACAGTTTCTTTATATTGGAAAAAATTCATATTTTGAATATAAACTTCCTTATGCCGATCTTACTTCTGAATGGAATATTAGTCTTGTTGACAAAAATTCCGAATATACAGAAGAAGAAAAATCATATTATGAAGGATTAATAAAATTGACTGTAATGGATAATGTCACTATATCACTTAAGCCTGGAAAAGCTCATAGTTTAATAGGTAAAAGATTTAATTTATCAGCCACAGATAATAATGGAGACAATCATTCTTCTATTGAAGTGGAGGTGCAATTAGATGAATAGAGATATATCACATATTACACGAGATCTTGAAAATAAGAAAAATAATGACATTATTTATAAAAAAGATAAACTGTTAAAACTATTCAATGAGGATCCTGATCTTAATGAAATTTTAGGAAAAAAAGATAAACGCCCGTTGAATAAATATACAGATAAAAATAATCCCACAGCTCAAGAACTAAATGAGCGAAATTTAATTATTGAATATAATAAACGAGTTGATAAGAAGCAAATTCTTCCTATATTAAAACTGAATGGTATTAATAAAGAAGTATTAAATTTTATTATGTTTGATATAAATGATACTGATACATCATATTACAATAAGGCTATGAAAATACAAACACTTATAGTTATGTGTTTAGTTCATGAAGATGATCTTGATACAGAATATGGGATTGTACGAACAGACTTATTGAGTTATATCGTAAAAGATCTTTTATGTTGGACGAATTCTTTGGGAAATCAACTTAAATGTATAGATGATTATGGAGATATTATTGACTCTAGGTATTATTGTAGAACGTTGAAATTTGAAATTGAATGTCCTAATAATTTATATGCAGGAATGAATAACAAATATGACAATTTCCAAAGAATCTGAAATTGATGCACTGAAATTATATTTTGGTGAACCATTTGTTATCGAAAATGACACATATAATGACATTATAATTAATCAACCTACAATAGGAGACATTATAAAAAGTGGTGAGAAAAAGATTTATTCTACTATAAATATTTTTATTGCTAATCCTACTATGTATCGCATGCAATTATGGGATCTTGGTATTGATTGGAATAAAATGTCTGATTTTTCTTTATTTTGTATGCTTGTTCCAAGTATAGACTCAAAATCTACAAAATTACTATTCGGTGATTTGAATTTCCAATTGTTTCAATTGCAACAAACACAAACAGAAGACGGGGAACCGTTTTTTTATTTACTTAATGAAGAACAAAATGTTCAGATAGATGAAGCCGCATATCTACAGATGGCTTCGTATTTAAGAGCTATGTTCAACACTTACCCAAAAGTGGAAAAAGCTAGGGGAAAATCTACAAAAGAATGGATGATTGAAGAAGATCGCATGAGCTTCGAACAACACAAAAATGATGTTTACAAATCCACTCTTCTACCACTCATATCTACTTGTCTTAATCATCCCGGTTTCAAATATAAAAAAAATGAATTACGTGAAGTTGGCATTGTTGAATTTATGGACAGTGTTCAAAGATTACAAGTTTATGAATCTTCCACTGCTTTACTTAAGGGTATTTATAGCGGCTTTGTTGACGCTTCAAAGATTGATAAGAATGAACTTAATTTCATGAGAGAAATTTCTCTCAAAAATTAATTTCTATATACAAAAAATTTAAAGGAGGAAATCATAATGGGATTTACATTAGATGATATCGTAATTGATCGTGTTCAGTATGGTTTTGCTGAAGACCTTGACGGAAATCCATTATACACTTTAACACAGCTTCAGGATGCAACAATTAATATTAGTGCTGAGTCAACTGATGCAACAGATAACCAGGGAAACCTAATTAAACGTTTCTGGAAAGCTAAAACAGGTGAATTTACAGCTAACAATGCAATGATCAACCTGAATGTTATTGGAGCTGCTTCTGGAGAAGGTAAGAAAATTGCTTCTCAGGAGAATAAAATTGTTATGCCAAAGATTATCACCGTAAAGAAAGGTGAAAAAGCAACTCTGAAAGATGTTGTTGAAGGTTCTGTAAAAGTAAATGCTTTCAGCGCAAATGGTTCCATGGGTACTGCATATACGAAAAATACTGCTGCAGATGTAGACAAATACGCTCTTACAGAAGGTGGAGAATTTACACCTCCTACAGCTGAAGGTGTAGATACATACATCGTTAAGTATGATCGTAGTGTTGGAGCTGGTGTATCTATTACTAATAGAGCAGATAAGTTCCCTCAGACAGTTAAACTGACTCTGAAAGCTCTTGCTGTTGATCCTTGTCATTCTGACGTATTAAAGGGATTATATATCGTGCTTCCATCATTCCAGGTATCTCCAGAGGTCGAAATTTCATTAACAACTGACGGACAGCTTGCTTACTCTGGATCTCTTCAGGTAGATTACTGCTCTGCTGATAAAGCTCTTTATCACATTTATTGGGCTGATGAAGACGAAGAATAATCATTAGATAATATAATATTATTCTAATTACGGTCGGTATGTGTCATAGCATACCGGCTGTTTTACTATCCATATTCAAGGAGGAAAACATGGTTAAGAAAAATAACAAGAAATGCATTTTATGCGGAAAAATATATACATATTGTAGTCGCTGTGAAGAATTCGACCATCTTCCAAGATGGATGGAGATTTATTGCAGCGATAATTGCAGAACAATCTTTAATACATTAACAGAATATAATGCTGAAAACATTACAGCTAGAGAAGCTGCTGAAAGAATGAAAGATTGTGATATGTCTGATGTCAGTAAATTTCATGAAGTAAATCAGAAAATGATTGCAAAAATTCAGAAAGAAACTGCTGATATTAAATTACAGAAGATCTCAGAAAAAGATATTGTTGAGCCGGATTCTGTAGTTGACGAAGAAAACAGCGAGGAAATTGAAACTCGTAAACCAGTACGTACAAGAAAACGTAAATAGTATTTGAATAGTGATTTTTTAGGGGTATGTCTCACTATTCGAGACTACCCCTTTTTTCACTTTTAAGGAGTAAAAGGAATATGAGAATACAATCAAATTTGAAGCCGCGTGATTATACGGAGAAAGAAGTCTGCAGGATTATAAATCCGAAGCAGCGTGATTTATATATTAAACATAGAGTATTTCCGATAGATATGTATCCAAGTGTTACGGATGACGGAAAAGATATTATTGTTTACATCTTTTTAATTGAAGAAACCAAAGAGCTGTTTCAGCAATGGCTTAATCATACACTTGAATAAGGAGAACTCTACATGAAAGAAAAAATTTTAGATAAACAAGTTCTAAGATATGTTATTGCTACTACTGTTTCTGGCAAACCAACATATCTCAAAAAGAAATTGCAAAAAATTGAATACAGTTTTGTAACAGATATTGATGACGCTACTAAATGCTCATCTTATGCTATTGCAGAGGCTGTAAGAAAATACTACGAACATGATACTCATGATACTAATGCAGGATTAATTATTATTCCGGTTGTTATCAGTTATGAATTAGTAAAAGAGGTTTAAATATATGGATAAATCAATTATATTGACAATTGATCAAAAGACATTAGATTTGTATACAAAGTATTATTTTTTAGAACATCCAAGAGCCAAGAAAATTCCTATTGAAAAACCTTGGCATCCTTCGATTAATACTTGGATGATCTTACCACGTATACAGATGAATGCGTTAAAACAAAAGTGGAAGGAATTCGTAAAATTCTGGGTAAAAATAAATAAAATGGATAATAGGCAGTTAGATGATTTTGATCTCATTGTAACTGTCTTTTTTAATACAAAAAGACGACATGACGTAGATAATCAAATTCCTAAGTTTATTTTAGATGGGTTGACTGAGGCTGGGGCTATTGTAGATGATGATGAAAAGCATCTGCACTCTCTCACTTTAAAAACCGGATACGATAAGGAAAATCCAAGAACAGAATTTGAATTTATCATACATGAACATACAGAAAATAAGGAATAAAAGGAGATTCATTATGAGCGAAATAAATAAAGTTAATTCAGATACAATTGAAAGAAAAATTGATGTTCCAGAGTTTATCAGACGATATAATCTCTTGAAAACAGATGAACAGCGAGATGAATTTGTAAAAAGTACAGTTTGGAGAACTTATTGTCCCGTTTTAGAAAAGAAACTTGTTCTTCAGACCATACTCGAAAAGTCTATTACTACTGGAAAAAATGGGGTTCAGTATATTGATATGTTTTTATCTAAAATCAATATGACTACTACTATCCTTATTTTATATACAAAACTGAATATAGTAAAAACTGATGATAGTACTACAAATGCATTTCAAGATTATGATTTATTATTTGAAAATAATCTCATGAATAAAATTTGTGAAATTATCGGAGAAAGAGAATTGTCTGAACTTATGAGTATTAATAGTTTGCTTATGGGTAATTTCCATGAAGAAAATAAAAATATCGAAGCATATGTTGCGAAATATACAGAAGCATTTGCTACTACTGTTGGTATGTTTGCCAACGAAGGTATTTCTGAATTAATGAAATATGTAAAGGAAAATGGAATTAAACTTGATTTGAAATAAATTATAGGAAGGGGGGGGCATTTGATATGACAATAGAGGAATTTGCTCGAAGGATAAAAAAATTAATGGCTGATATCCCACAGCCATTTTCAAATTATTTGGCTGAAGCTATAGCTCCAGAAGTTAAAGCCAAAGTTAAAGAAATATTTGATAAATGGGTTAACAATTATTATGCGAGTTATTCCCCAATATATTACAGCAGAACATATGGATTAAGAGATGCATATGTTTGTGAAGTATACGGAAATCTTCTTGTATTTGAATCAGATGCCTCTTTACTAAATGGATCTCATAGAGTAAGCAATGAATATATTTATGACCGTATGTTTTTTGAAGGATGGCATGGAGGCGCTGATAAAGGAGAAGGTCATCCGGCGCCAGGATCATTATATTGGAGATCTCCATTTAAAGAGTATACACATTGGGGAGCTATGGCTGCCTCATCTGCTGCTCCTGGACCTAAAATTCAGTCAGACGTAAAAAACTATTTTAAAAGTGGAGAATGGCATAAAAAAGTAGAGGCTGTAGGGATAGATCTACTTATAAATCGTTATGGATTATAATATAAAGGTTGGTGAACAATACATATGGCAAAAATAAGAGAAGAACTTGAAATAGTAAGTAGTGACGATCTTAATTCATTGCTTAATAGATTAAATAAATTAAAAGATGAAATTAAGGATACTAACAATACAACAGTTAAGCCTAAGACAGATTCGTCAGAAATTGATAAAGCTAATATAAAATTAGACAATTTAAGAAAAAATGCTCAAAGTGGAATTGATGCAAAAGTAAATGTTCAACTTGATGCTTCTGATTTAAAGAGGCTCAATAATCTCCCAACTGCAAAAGCAAAAGTGGATTTTCTAGTAAATAAAGGCACTATCAGCAAAAGCATTGGTAAAGATTTACAGGCCGCTATTGGGAAAGCTTATTCAGATGTCAGTAGAAAATTCAAAGATTTTCCAGGGCTAGATAAAGAGCCTAATATATCTCTTGATAATTTCATGAAAAGAGTTCCTGAATTATCAGCTCGTCAAAGAAGTGGCATAATTCAGACACTTACGGATAAGGGCATAATATCAGATAAAAATATTCCTGAATCATACGAAACTGTATATAGATTAAAAAGCTACTTAGAAAATGCTAAAAAAGCAGTATCTAAAACTATTCCGTCCGAGGCGTTTACTGCCCCGGATCTTTCTTTATCTGCAACAGAATATGGTAATGCAATTAATGAACAAGTGAAGCTCGTACAAAATGTACTTAATGCTTCTAAGTTTTTTGCTGATTTAAGTTCTAAAATGAATGTTAAAGCTGCTGCAAAAGTTTCACCTGAAGAAATGTATAAATTAATGGGCGTTGGTTCTGAAAAGGCTGATACAGGTAACTATGTTGCTTATCTGGCAGATCAGATTGCTAAGAAAGCAAATGTATATGATATTATCGATCAGGTTGTAACGGGCGCTCTGGATCCGACGCAGATCAGTCAAAAAGATATTGCAAATAGCATTTCAAAAATTACTAAAAAGAAAGAATCTACACCTAAGGCTTCTTTTACTGGTAAAACTAAAAAAAAAGTAAAACCTGTTATTGATGATTCTGATGACTCAGATCGACCAGAAGGAAATATTGAAAAATTATATGATGAATTAAAAGATGCATATAAAAATTTTGTAGAAGCAAGAAAAGCAAGAAAAACAAATAGTATTCATCCATCTGATTATGCTTTAAAAAGTGCAGTATTTAGAGAAGCGTATGCAAAAGTAGCACCACATTTATTTGATGATGAGAAAGAAAAATTTGTTGGTCCAAAACCTATGAGTCAAGAAGTAGCACAATTAGCTGCTGATTCTACAAGAAAAACAGTAGAACAGATTTATTCGATAAAGAAGCCGCTTAAAGATCTGGGTTATTTAGGGAATAATCCCGATGTGTCTAAGATATTCGATAGAATTTCCAACAGAATTATTAAAATTAATGCCGATAAACTCAATAACCGCGATAATGAAAATGGCGATACTGATGAAATTATAAAAAATATTGGAGTAATGAATAAATTAGCAAGTCAGCTTGAAGATATGATTCATGCTGACGGGCATGTGGATTTTGCTATTAAAAATCTTCCTACTATTACGAAACCAGCTACTACTGCTTCATCGTTACTTGATAATTCTGATATTAAAAAACAGACAGAAGAAACTGCAGATGCTATTACTAGAACAGCAGATCAAGTTATTGATGCAAAATCCAAAGAAGCTGATGCTGTTGTTGCTGCAAATGATAAAATTGCTGAGTCCGAGAAGAAAGTAACAAATCGAGTTACAGATGCTGCAAAAGAACAGAACGATACAATCAAAACTGTGTTTGGTTTGAAAAATGTTAATTCTAATTTAACAGAAGAACCTGTTACTCCTCCAGAATTAGATGGTTTAAAACAGCTTTCTCAAAGGGAATTTGGCGACGCTCAGAAATATATTAAGGTGTATGAAGATACCAACAGAACTATATATACCCTCACTCAGACATATAAAAAACAGTTTGATGCTAATGGTAATCTCTTAGCTGAAGGATATGAAAATGCTATTGCATATTATGATAGTTATGAGAAACTTGAGGGAGAAGCTGTTAAATTAAGTAAAAAGATTAACTCTAATTATGCGAAGCTTGATACGGAGAAATATAAATCCACTGATAAACAGAATCCTAATCTTCTTAAGAAGTTGCAAGATGATATCAAATCTGATCAACAAGACTTATCTGAATTACATAGAATTGCAAGATTAAATGCATCTCTTCCTGATAACGATTATATGTATCAGAACTTTACTCAAGCACTTCGAAAAGGATCTGCTGAATCTGCCAGATCACTATCTGCAACTCGTAAAACAAATCGTGATAATTTCAATGTAAAAAAAGATACACTAAATACGGATATTTCTAAACAGATTTCAGATATAGAATCTCTTGGACAGGCTGGTACTATTGCTGCTGGAAAACTTCAGAGTATACAGAAAAGTTTATCTACTATTACTACTCCTGCTGGGTTAGAGAATGTTCAGAAGCAAATCACAGATATTAACGAGCAGTTTGATTCAAATAAGGCTCGTGAATCTGCTTTGAATTATGTACATAATCTGGAACAGGGATTGACCGGGAAGCAAAATGTTGTTATTGGCACTAAAAATGCTTCTGATAATTTTGCTGATAGTATTAATAAAGTAAATGGCACATGGATTGGACCGTTAGCTAATCTAGATAAAACATTTAAATTTAATCGTAATACTACTGCGACAGAAATTGACGGATATATTGCTGATGCAAAAAAACTTGGAGACATAGGTAAAGCATCAGCGGAAGCGTTTTCTAATTTAAAAACAAATCTCGAAAGCTGTTATACAGAATCTGGATTAAAACAAATCCAAACACAAATGCGCGGAATTTCTAAAGAAATGTCTACTGCAAAAAAACAGGCTGATGAGGCTGCAAAAAATTCAGAAACTGCAAAAATAAATGATCAGTATACTCAGATTATGTCAGATATGTCTAATCTTGAGAAGAAAAATAAAGAACTTCGTACTGCTTTAAAAAGTGATAAAAATTCTGATTATATCAAAAATATTACCGCAGAACGAGATGCATATAAACAGGCTGTAGCAGGTGCAGATGAATATATTGATAAGCATAGAGAGGTTCTCGGAGATAAAGCTGTAAAACAATACAATACAGCTAAAAGTCGTGCCGGTCAGGTAGAAACAGATATCGAAAATGATATTGCAGCACAAACAAAAGCAATTGATAAAGAAGCATATACAAATAAGTATACTGCTGCTATTGCCGATGTGAAGGCTTTAGGTGAGGCTTATAAAGAGCTTAATAATATTCAAAAAGAGGCATTCTCTAAAAAATCCGGACAATCTGCCACTACTTTAGATGATTATAATCAGAAAATTGTCGAAGCTCAGAACAAAATAAAATCTTTAACTACTAAAGTACAAGAGTTTCGTAACAAGTCATGGAGTTCTGATGCCACTCAAGCGGATAAATTAAATCAGAAAATATTTGACAATTATGAGAAACAATTTGATAATATGTCAAATACTAAAAACAATTATAATTCTGATTTAGTGGAAGCGATGAAAACTGCATATCAATTAAAAAGATCTACAGAAGCAAAACTTTTAAAATCTGCTACGAATACCTCATTAGATGTTGGTCAGATATCAGAATTAAAAGGTAAAAATGGATATGCGACGCAATTATATACTTCATTGCGAGATCAAGTCGTCGATCAGTTTGGTAAAGATTTCCAACAGCAAGCAATTTTGGGATTAAAAACAAATGCTAATAATCAGCGAAATGATATTTTGAATACAAATTTCAAAGCTCTTTCAAATGATATAGATCAGTATGTTTCTAGTGTTACAAAAGCAGGACGTGCTTCTAAAGGATTTCAACAAAACTTTTCTGGACTTTCAACAGATCTTGTAAACTTGCAAAATACTTTTTCAGATCCTTCTAAACTAAATTCACAAGGTATTACAGATTATTTTGATCAAATGAGTAATATAGCTCAACGTTTTGGAAATTTAAAATACACTTATTCAAATGGACAAGGAAAGGCAGAACTTGACTTTACTCAGGCTCTAGGTGAAATAAATGGAGAAAAGGCTGTAGGAAAAAACAGTAATTATTTTAGATTAGCCGGAGAATATGTTCAAAGCTATAATAATATATGGGATAAATACAATAAAGACATTGAACAGTTTGCTGAAGGAAGCGAAGAAAGAAAGAAACTGACCACACAAGCGGAAAAAGATTCTGAAGATGTTGTAAAAAGTATGCAGAATCTTGCTAAGAATGCTTCTAAGTATAATCGGGTAACTGATAAAGGTACGGAGCTTGATTTCACATCAAATAGGACTCGTAATACGAAAGATGCTTCCGCATTTTTAAGTCAGTATGCTGCTTCTATTGGATTAACTTCAGAAATTTCTACGAAAATTAATGAAGCGACTGGACAGGTAACAAAAACATTTACTGATATTTCTGGTAATACAATAACACTAACTGGAAATATTGATAAACTTAATAATTCTTTACGAGTAACCCAATCATTAACGTCTAAAAATGGATCTGGAATGTCTTCATTTGGAAACACACTTAAAGGTATGGTATCAGGAAACTTTAAAGGTGCTATTGCAGATATTGCAAGTTATGTTTCTTATTTCCAGGTAACCATGAAAGCAATTCAGCAGGCCAAACAAGGCTTCAATGATTTCTTAAATTTCCAAAAAGACTTAACAAATATTAGTTACACAATGAATTTATCGCCGGATCAATTACAGAATCTTGGTACCTCTGCAATTGATATGGCAAAAGATTTATCGATGTCCTTGGATAATACTATGGACATTTATAAAATCTATGCAAACATGAATACTACTGCTTCTGAAATTCAGCAAACAGCAAAACCAACTGCTATCTTAAGTAACTTAAGTGGCGTTGATGCCTCTACTGCTGCCGATCAGGTACAGGGTATTCTACAGCAGTTCCATATGTTAGAAGATGGATCTACTACTGCTGCTGATGCCTCTATGCATATTGTCGATGTTCTGGATAAAGTTTCCGGAAGTGTGGGAATTGATTACGCTAAAGGTATCAAAATTATTTCTGATGCTGTACAGGCTTCCGGTCAGGTTGCTTATGATGCAGGTATGTCATATGAACAGCTTGCAGCTATTACTGCTAAAGTATCAGAAAGAACTCGTGAAGATGGATCTTCAATTGGTAATGCTTTGAAGACAAACTATTGTCTTTATGTACAGAAATGTGCATAGTCGAACATATATCCTAAAACCAGTAAAACCTAAAGCTCTATCACTACAATACGGATGAAATAAGCTGGTATGAATGCAACGAAAGTAATACAACGATAGAGATTTCATATGGCCAAAAGCCTAAGTGGAAAATTTACTAATTTTATATAAATTAGGAATGGTAGCTTGGTCGCGAAGCCCCGAATAGGGGTGTGTCAAACGATCATCCCCATGTCGGGACTTAGAAATATTCTTTATAAGAATTATAAAATAAAGGTGAAAATCCTGAATATCTAAGTCATTAGGAGTACGGTACAATCGCAAATGGTATGGGTGAGAACCCCTTAAATGGAAACGGTATGACTGCTGTTCACAAGAACGTGGTTAAGAAATGATCTACTCTCATGCGAAAGTGTGAGTTTTATGTTGAATATAAAGGTAAATAATATGAAAAAATTTGATAAAGAATATTCTACTCAATATACACCTGAAAAGGAGTATTTATGGAGTATTGGTATAAAGCCTTCATTTGTAAAAACAATAAATGAAGTGACTACATATAAATACGAAAAAACGTCAATGCTGTTTAAAGCACTGGCGATTTTTTATGCAAAAAATTGATAATAAATGGAGTGATAATATATGAATAATTTTAAATCATTTTATGATTGGTGTGTTGAGGAAAAACATATGGATTATATAGAAAGATGGGATAATGAATTAAATAAAAAAAATCCACAAGAAGTTCCTCATCAAAGTAATGCAAAATTCTATTTTAAATGTTTAGACCATCCAGAACATCATCCTGAATTAAAAAGGTTAGATAATATAGTTCACCAGCCTAATTCTATTTTATGTAAGCAATGTTTATCATTCGGACAGTATTTAATAGATAATAAAATCTTTAATTTATGGGATAAAAATTTGAATTCTATTTCGCCATTTGAAATTCCAAAACAAAGTCATAAAAAAGTATGGATAAAATGTGATAAGACTGATTATCATGGTAGCTATCAGATTACTGCGGCACATTTTTATAATGGAAATAGATGCCCATATTGTTCTCATCATTCAGGTTTAGTACATAAAAAAGATTCATTAGGATATAATTATAGAATTGCTACTGAAATATGGTCAACTAAGAATTCAAAGACTGCATTTGAATATGCCCCTAATTCACAAAAGAAAGCATGGTGGAAATGCCCGGATGGTAAACATAAAGATTTTTATAAAGAAATTTTTGTAATGACCAGAGACGGATTTCATTGTCCGAAGTGTTCAGAAGAAATGAAAAATTCGTATCTTCAAGAAAAAGTATACAGATATTTTTCTGAAAAAGGATATACTGTGTTGACCGAACATAATTGTACTCTTCTGCCACGAAGTCCTAAAAATAATCGTCCTTTACCATACGATAATGAAGTAATTGATTTAAAATTGATATGTGAAGTTCATGGGTTACAGCATTATTGGAAAGAATGTAGTTGGTATAAACATTTAGCTAAAAGAAATAATGTCACACCTGAAGAAGAATTTAATATACGGCAAGAATATGATATATATAAAAAGAATTATGCTATCGCACATGGATATAATTATTTAGTTATACCCTATTGGAGTGAAAAAGATGAAAAATATAAGGAAATCATTGATTCTAAAATTGAAGAAATTGTAACTCGGAAATATGCTTAAATAAAAATATTCAACATAAAAGCAAGGTTTTGCGAACCTTGTAAAGATAAGGAATTATCACAAGAACTACAAAAGTCGGTAAAATGCCACAATATGCCGACGAAGTTGACAATGCAACTTTATCTAATGCTTCTGCATCTCTGCATGCTATAGGTGTAGATGTTTATAATCCGGATGGATCTGATCGTGGTATCATTACTGTTATGTCTGAGCTTAAAGATAAGTGGGACGATTTAACTGATGCACAGCAAGCCAAGATCGCATTCGATGTAGCAGCCACACGTCAGACAAGTAAGTTTAAGTCTATGCTTGATGCATTCACAGACTCCATGTCACTGGCAGAGGAAGCAACAACCGCAAATGGTAATGCTGAAGCTAACCAGGAAAAATACATGGAATCAACTGCTGGTAGACTGCAGGCAATCAAAACACAAATGCAGGAATTCTGGGTTAATTTCTATAATTCAGATAGTGTAAATGGTATTCTTGAATTTGTACATAGTTTAACAGAAGGATTTACGGCACTTGAAAAAACACTTGGACCAATGCCAGCATTACTTACTGCTGTATTTGCAGCAATGACAGTAAAAAATGCAACAATGGCAGGATTAAAATTCCTGAGTGGTGGAGGTCTTGCAACAGTCGTAGGTTAACCCAAAAATCTAAGGGTTACACGTTATTTTCCGATTTTTAACAATGAGCCTATCTACATAGAGATTCATATCAATGTGTGGAGAATAGCGACTTAAAATAAATAGAGGATTAATACGTCGAATTCACTATTCTATGCTGATCGCATAGTGAAATGAGCGAAAACTCGTGACAACGCACGTACCAACCTGATTTACGATTTAGTCATATGTGAAACGTTAGTAACAATTACGCAAGTAATGACGAGGGAAACATATTAATAATCAGGAGGAGTAGAGAGAGCACCCTTCCTCGGAGTATATTATATATACTTTTAATGAATGTTCCATGAGCGGCACTTCTCTCCTGCCGAATCGCTTTATGCGAAAGAGAGAAATTATATTTGATAAAAGAAAGACACCGCGGTGATCAAGCGCAGTGTCTGTAAGATAAGCTTTGAATTTTAAATTATTGAAATTTAACCTTTAAAACTTTAATTGTGTGGGTTTCACCCCACACTACCAGAGTTGTATTTCTACTTCTCCGGTGTCTCGCTTGCAAACTCGCAATTAATATCAATGCTCTGTTCTTTCAGGTTTATTGATGTCACGAGTTTTGTTGGATTGTGCTGGAACACCATCCATAAAGCTGCAAGTAATACTAAAACCGTAAAGAATCTTTTAATTGCTATCTTTGCAAGCTTAAATTGATGTTCTTCTTTCTTCATGTTCCACCTCCCTTCTGCCATATGGCTAAAGTAAATATAAGTGGATTTTGATTTCGGACAGAACATCCGATTTTGATATTTATGATTGTAGGTGTGTGCAAAGCCGAGGCACACTCTCGGCTATCCTACAATTAGTAAATATATCACTAGACTTTATTGTTGTAAAGTCAGAACGTAAGTTCATCATTTTTCATATGTCATGCATCCAATGATTAGATATCGTTTTGTCCTACCATATTCTTCTGAATCAGTTTGGGCATAAAGTGTGTAGATGTTTTCAAAAGGTTTCGGAACAGGTTTTTTACAAAACGGAGCCGAATGTAAATTTTTTCCATACGGATCTAATTCTTTTCTAAAATTGTCAAGAAAATTCTGTTTTTTGGTTTGTATTTCATAATCCGACCTATTCTTCAGGTCTGACATTGTAATAGAATATTCTGTTTGACAATATTTGCCAGGAAAAATATCTTGGATGACAATAACTTCACATCCACATATGTCAAGAATTAAAAATGGTTTACAGGAACAATAAAATTCTGTGAATACCCATCGTGTACTTCCATATGAGTTCATTGATATACTATTTTCAGGAGTAACTGTTAATGATAAATTTGCAATATTTTTATGTAACGCTTTCGTATAAATATCATTAGCCGATTTATATCTTTTCCATTTTCCCTGTGAAATAGAAATTAATTCTTGAAAATCGTCTGGCAGATTTGAATTTATGTGTCCAATCATTCTTATACTAAGGCTTATATAATCAGGATCAGATATTGATAAACCATTATTATGTACCAGAATTTTCCTTAGAAGTTTTTTATCGACAATTCGATAATCTTCCCAGAGAGTATTTGATTCTTCTTTTAATTTTAGAACATCTGGAGTATTAATTTCATCCCAAAATGATTGCTTAATTTGTTTTTGAGATTCACCGATTTCTATAATCTTTTTTATTCTATTGATTTCTTCTGGGCTATAATTTTCAGTATACATATGTACTCCATTCTGAAAGTAGGTGTTTATATGATTAGCTTAACAAAAAATAATAACATTATTATTCCGTCTCAGATTCAGTTTGAAAACCAATTTGCCGTCTTGGGGCTTCTGGAATCTCCTTTGGCTGCGCGCTTAAGAGAAAATCCAACTGATTTATATGTTGTATCAGTTTCTGCGGTTTGCCGTAACTGTCCTCTCCGTAAAACACGATTAGGTTGTACCCAATGTAGCCGACTTTGTTGACAATTATATTAACTGTTTCTCCAAAATGAGCTACCGCAAGAACCATATCATCTTCGTCTGGTAACGATTCTTGATAAGAACATAATGCCTCATATAGTTTTTGAGCGATTACAGGAGCAGTATTTTCATTCTGAATATCAGCAGATAATTCTTGTTTCATATGAAGTCTACGTTCTTCTACATTTTCATAAAATCCATTTACAATATTATGCATATCCATAGTATTACCTCACCTTCCTGGCCACCATTTGTGACCGCATTTCTGACAGAGATTTTTCTTTTGAGATGCACCAATCCAGCCGAAGAGTCCGTAACCTTGTTCTTCTGTTGTGACTGATGTAGAACCACACCGTGGACAACGAACGACGTTTTGGAATGTATTTGGTTGTGGAGTTGGCTGTTGCGGTCTGTCATTATATCTTGGTAAAACATCAAATTCGAATGTTTGAAAATTATTTTTTATACATTCAAGTACTAATTTTGCCGTTACATAAGTTGATAAAAAATAGAATTCTGACCATTTTTTTAATTCATTGTAGAATTGTAAATATTTTTCATCACTTATTACCGGACGAAAATTTGATATTCCGTATTCCAGCTCAAGAAACTGTTTAAAGTGCGTTTTATCCTCTTCAGACAGTGGTAAATAGTATTGGCTTATACAAGAAACATCCTGTTCTTTATTTCTGAAAATACAAATGTTGGTCGCTTGAATCACTTCTTCAGATAAATTATTATTTATAAGAAATTCAGATGCAGGACATCCGCAATAAATACAAGCCGGAGCTTTGTCACTTATCTGTTCTCCACATTCTGGGCATTTAATAAGGGCCATAGTATCATCTCTTTCTTTTATTTTTTATATGAATTATACCTTAAAATTCATCTTATGTCATTAAGTAAAATCGGAAAACTTACAAGCGCATTTAGTTCATTTAAAAATAATCCGTTAGATTTGACTAATATGGCTACTGCATTAGCTTCTGTCGGAAATGTTGATAATGCTGCTAAATATTTAGTAAAAATAAACAAACAAAATGGTAATTTTCTTGGTGAAAATGCTATGGCAGTTTTATTGAGTAAAGCATATCGTTCTTCAGGCATCAATCAAGAAATGGCTATGGGATCTATAAATAATGCATTAGCAAATAGTTCTAAATTTAGTATGGGTGGAATGCTTGGTAGTCTTTCTGCTGTTGGTACTGGTATTGCGACAATGTTTGAATCTATTGCCCCAGTAATAATTCCTTTAATTATCGCAGCAGTTGCTGCTAAAGCAGGTAAAATGGCTTGGGATAATTTTGCTACAAATACTGCTGCAAAGAAACAATATCAGACTTCCTCTAAGGCTTATCAGGAAGCTGCTTCTGAAAGAGACTCAGTTCAATCTGAGTACGATTCTAATAAAGAGCGTATCCAGGAACTTCGAGCTAAAGCTAATAGAACTGTAGATGAGTCCAAGGAATTATCTAATCTTCAAAGCCAGAATGATTTATTAAATTCACAATTGTCTGTAAAAAATCAGATTGCTGATACAGCCCAAAAGCAAGCCGCATTAGATGCTAAGACTGCATTGGAAAAAGGAAGTTATCGTAGTGGTGGACTCCTTAATATGGATTACGATAGCGATCTGGAACATGCATCTGATCTTATGCATGAAATCCAAGTGAATCAGTATCGTAAATCTCGTTTAGAAAAAAATCGTTCAGATTATAGCGACTCATATTGGTCTGATTATCAAAAAGAAGAACGTGAAATTGCTAACTATGATAAAACCATAAATAGCCAAAAATCTGATCTTTCAGATTTGATGACAACTATTTCTGATACTTCTCAGGATTTTTGGGACGAACAAGGAAATTTAGTTGATGAATCTACTAGAGATACAGCCAATAAAGTAAAGGAACTTGCAAATGATTATACATCAATTACCGGAGTTTCAGATATTGATTCCAAAATGAATAACCTATTTGCACGTTCACAATTTAAGGATGTAAAAGATCAACTTCTGGATATTGGTAAAAAGCAAGGATCTAAAGGTATTGAATCTAAGATTGACGAAATCGATGGTCTGAAATCTGCTTTAGACGACGCTGGTATCAGTATAGATGATTTTACTTCTGAGCTTATGGCTATGGCAGATCCAGATGCAAAAAATTTAGAAGGGATTAAAGAAAATCTGAAGGATATTTTCGGTGAAATTCAAGATACAGACGGAAATTCTCTTTATGACTTCTTTAAAGATAAATCGAATAAAGATATTGAGGGATACTATGATTATTTTCTCAATCAGGGATTAAACCCACAAACCAGTGACTACACATGGAAAAAAGAAGATATTGAAAATAGTTATAATGATTATCTCAAATCTAAAGAAACTATCGAAGCAGAGTCTTCAACATTTTCATCCAAATTCAAAAATTCTGCTGAAGATACAGCAACAGATCTTGATACCATAACAGACAATTTCCAGACAGATATGTCAAATATTAAGTCTTCAATGGATTCTATCAAATCCGGTACATTCCAGAATTCAGATATTACTGATCTTATTCAGCAGTTCCCGGAACTTGCTACAGAGACTGATAATCTGCAACAGGGATTACAAAATCTAGCGTTTGATAAAGCAAGTGATGCTATCGGTAAAATCAGAGATTCTGTAAAAGATGTAACTGATCCGAAACAGCTTGCTGCTGCTGATAAATATATTCAGAGTATTATGGATACTATGGATCTGAGCGGATTTGATATGAGCAATGCTAAGTCTGCAATTCTTGGTAATTTAACAAAGAATTTAGCAGACAAACATATGGCCTCTGTTACAACACCAAATCTTGTAAATCAGTTAATGTCAGAATATGGAAATGATGAAATTGCAGTTCAAGCAATTATGAAATTGTCACTTGATCCATCAATGGCAAATGCTGATCTCGACACTTGGAAATCCAAAATTGAAGATACTAAAGTACAGATTCAGTTGGATACTTCAGCTAAAAATCTGGATAATCTCTCAAAAGAACTAACTCGTCTTCAGACTGATGCTTCCGATCAGCAGACAAGACTGAATAATAAATCTGCTTATAATATGAAAGCTACTGCTTCAGATTACACCAATTTAATTGAAAATGGTGACAAACAGATTGAGAATCTTAATAATCAGATTAAAGAATATCAGAATAATATCGATGCTTTGAAAAATAGCAAAGGCTTATCTCCTCTTTCTGATGAAGATAACGAACAAATTAAGCAGTGGCAAGATCAGATTCAAGCTTCTCAGATGTCTATTGAAAATATGAAGGCTTCTCAGGCCGATTGGACAAAAACAGCATTTAATCTTCCAGTAACTGATATGCAGAACACTGTTACCGCTCTTACATCAGCTATTAGCGAAATGCAGACAGAAACAGGTCTTACATCTGATACTATGGATAGTCTTAGAACACAATTCAGTGATCTAAAAGATGCTCATGTTGATAATGTATTCGATCGCACTGCAAAAGGTTTGAAAATCAACACAGAAAGAATGAAGGATTATCTGGAACAGCAAAATGAATTCATGAATTCTGATTTTGCACAACGAATTCAGGATTATCAGGATCAATTATCAGCAGGTAACAAAGATTATACTCAGCAAGGATTAGAAAATCTTAAAAATCTGCAGGCACAGTATTTTGCTCAGTATCAGGAGGCTGCAAAACAGTTCTCTGATTTCCAAGCAATGGTTAATGCTGACAATCTTTCTACTGAAGGCAATGAATATACTACAGCTAAGAGTTATCTGGATAACGCAAAAGATCTGTATGATAAAGGCTTAGTTGGTACACCTCAGTTTAAAGCAGCTGCAAAATATTTCTCTCAGAATGGTTTTGAAGATGCTGATAATTTCATTGAGAACTACAACAAACTTAAGAATTATTATACTGATGATGCTTCTGGTCCGAAGAGATTTTTAAGCGATCTTGAGGCTAAGGGATTAGCTACTTACAAAACTCTTGAGGATGGAAATCAGCAATGGATGTACTCTTTCACCGATACTCAAGAAGCTGCAGATGCTATGGGTATGAGTCTTGAATCATTCGAATCTATGTTTGGTAGATTGAAAGATTATGGCGATACAAATAATTTTGTATCTTCTCTTGAAGAAGGTGCCCTGAAATCTGAAGAGATTGACGATAAACTCATTGATGCTCAGATTAAAATGGGAAAACTGAAAGCCAGTGGTGCAAATCAGTCTGCTCTGGACGATCAACAAGCAGTTATTGACAATTTAATTGCGCAAAAAACTGGTATTACTCAGGCTATATCTGACTTCAAAGATGGTACTGTTGATCGTAAGATTCAGGATATCAAGGATGCCAAAGGTTCTATTGACGAATTAAATCAGTACATAAAAGATAATGGTATTGATAAAGATTCTGATTTAGGCAAGAAATATATCGAATCAATTCAGGAACAAGCTAAGAAGACAGGCATTAAATTAACACCTGAATTTGAAGTTGATGAGGCTGCTTATAATGAAATGATCCAGAGTTATGAAGCGAAAGCTAAAGGCTCACAGATCAAACACTTCCAGGATGTCAACGAAGGAATTGAAAGTGGTAATACTGGAGATTACTCTGATTCTGATGTTGAACTGGTTAATAAAATTAAAGATGCTCAGGAACAGAAAAGTGAAGCATTACAGAACGTTATTGATGCTGTTAATTCATTGGATAAAGATCAATGGAATGAAGCAAACCAGATTGAATTAGGCAATGGAGCTTATGAATCTGAAGATCAGGGTATTCGTAATGTTGAAGATGCTCTTCAGGGACTTTCAGATCAATTTGGGCTAACAAAAGAACAGGCGACTGCTCTTCTACCGGCTCTTGAAGCTTTAGGTGTTGTTAATATTGATCCTAATGTTGATATGACCGGGCTGGATGAATTGGATCAAGCTACTCAGGACGGAATGGCTTCATTGCGTCAGATGCAAGCAAAGGGGGATATTGATCTCTCATTCAAAATTGATAGTAGTACTGACGGATTAACGATAGATGAATTACAATCTCAAATTGATGAACTTGAAAAAGCTAAAGTAAAATTAAAGTTAGACGTTGATTCTCCTGAATACAATGCAATTCAATCTATGATTGATCAACGAGAAACTCAGATTCATCTTCAAGTTCTTATGGATCAAAGTACTGATATTGATAAATGGTTAGCACTTGCGAATGGCGAAGACGGCGATAAGCAGTTAGCTATTGCTGCAGGAATTGATTTAAATGATGAAGATGCTCAATCTAAAATTGATGCTTTAAAAGCAAGTCTGAAATCTTTATCAGGTGATACACCTGCTATATCGGTTAAAATTGACGAAACTCAATTCCAAGCATTGACAAAAGAACAACAAGGCCAAGGAACTGTAACTTTCAAACCAGAACATAAAGAAGTAGATGCTTACCTTGCTGAAGAGAAAAAAAGCGACGGAAAAGTAAAATGGTCTAATGAGACAGGTTTAGTAGATGTTTATGCTGCTACCGAACATTATTCTCATGGTACTGTTCATTGGGGAAATGATATTTCTGCCGTTCAAACTTCATTCACTGCTACCGGAACTGTTAATTGGATAAATGCAGGTGGACCAAGTGGTGGTTTGAGTAAAGAAGTTAAACTCTCAAGTGGTACGTTCAAAGCTGAGTCTACTGGAAGTGCTTACAATGTTTTAAATATTACACCGGCTCATGCAAGTGGTACGAATGTTGCTATTAAACAAGATCAACAAGCTCTTGTAAATGAAGTTGGTGTCAACGGTCACGCTGAATCAATTGTTCGTGATGGTGTTTGGAGTTTAATTCCTGGCGGTGCTCATATAGAGAACCTGAAAAAGGGCGACATTATATTCTCTACTACTCAAACTGATGCTCTTCTTAAACACGGGGCTATTCAAGGACATGCCAGAGCTTATGCAAGTGGCACTGTTACTTCTCCAGGCGTTATGAAAGCTTATGCTGCTGCTGGTAATACTCCGGGATTCCATTTCCAAGGCGGAGCTGCAACTGTTAAACCTGCCGGATCTGGAAATTCTGGTAACTCCGGTAATTCTGGTCTTCAACATGCAATCGAAGATAATACAGATGCGGTATCAAACAATAGTGATGATACAAGTGACGCGGCTGATGAAGTAAGCGAAGCTCTTCAAAATGTAATCAAGAAGCTGAATGATAATGCTATGGATTGGGTTGAAGTTGCTATGGATCGTCTTGATCGTATAACTTCTAGGTATACAGATCTTGCCGAAAGCGATTACAGCCATTATACAAAAGCTCAAAAGTATTATAATAAAGCTCTTGAAAATACAGATAAAGAAATCAAAGCTGCTAAAGAAAGCATCTCTGTTTATAAAAGGAAGTCCGAAGAAGTTGCAAACAATGGCGAAGTAAGCAAATATCTTACTCCTGCTCTGAAGAAAAAAGTTCAAGATGGCACTATTAATATAGAAACATTGGATGCAAATCAGAAAGCTGCCGTAGAAGCATATAAACAGTGGTACGACAAGTATCTTGATGCCGTTCAAAAATATAGAGATAAGAAAACTCAGGAACTTGATTTAGCTAAATCTAAAGTTGATAATGTTTACGATTCCTATGATCTGATCATTAGTAAGCGTAAAGCTAAAGAGGAATATTATGCAGCTAAAGCTGAAAATCGTATAAAGAGCGGAAAATCTCAAAAAGTCGGTTCGGTATATTGGAAAGATCTTAAAAAACAAGTAAGTTATGCTCAATATCAGAAAGACTGGATGTTAAAAGAAAGAGATAAAGTTCAGCAAAGCATGACAGATTATCTTAATGTGAATGGTCATAACAAAAAAGATAAAGCTTATCAGGAAATGAAGAAAAATCTAACTGATTTGAACACGTCTATTGTTGAGGCTGATACACACATCCAAGAAGCTAAAGCTGCTCTTGAAGAAACCAGAGAAAACTTAAAACAATGGCAAATTGATCGTTGGGAAAGAGCTGGTGATAAGCAGGACGCTTCTCTTAGTTATAAAAAGAATGCTGATGATATTAATTATCAGCTTTCAGCCAATGATTATGAAGAACGTTTGAAAACTTATGATAAAATTATTCGCGCTGATGAAGAGAAAAGACAGCTTCTTGCAGAAGAAATTGCAACAAAAACTTGGAGTAATGAAGAGACGCAGAAGAAAATTGAGGAATATGATAACCTCACTGCTTCTATTATTAAATCCAAAGAGGCGATGCAACAATTAGCTCAGGAAGAAATTGATTTTCGATTTAAACCTCTTGATGAAGCGCAGAATAAACTTTCAAATCTTGTATCTGAGCTTCAGACTGCTCAGAAGTTACTTGGTGATACCGAGAGTTTCTATAATGATGATGGAGCTTTCTCTACAAACGGTTTGACCAATATTTTATTAGTTCAAGAACAGATTGACGCCACTAAGGATAAAATAGCAAATTATCGTGAGGGATTAAATAAGCTGGATGAAATGTATAAAAATGGTGCAATTGGTCCAGAATATTATAAGACTAAAACCGATGAAATGCTTAAGAGTTTGCAACAAGAGTCTGCTACTCTTGCTGATCTTAAACAGAACCTTCTTGATATGTATACCACTCAAGTTACTAAAGAGAATGATCTGTTACAGGAGAATATTGAAAAACGTAAAGATGCTCTTTCTGCTAAAGAGAAATATTACGATTATGACAAAACTCTAAAGAAGAAAACTAAAGATATCAATGCATTAAAAGCACAGATTGCTGCACTTGAAGGAACATCAAATGCAGCCTCAAAAGCTCGTCTTGAGAAATTACGTGCGGAACTTGCAGATGCAGAAGACGATATGGCCGATACAATGCATCAGCATGAAGTCGATATGAAAAATACCGGCTATGAGAATTTTTCAGATGAGGCAAATAAGGCGTTAGACAATACTCTTGATGCTGTTAAGAAAAATGCAGCTTTCCAAGAAGCTATTATTGGCAGCATGCTTTCTAATGTAAAAGCAAATTACGACAGCACCTATAAACATCTGGGTGACGTAATGGATCAGTATGGCATGAAAGTTTCTCAGACTTATAGTCAAATGATCACAAAGGCAGCTGATTTTAATACTGCTGCTGTAAATGCAACAAAAGCATGGGAAGGTGTTACAAAAATTGACACCAGTAAGCCTTATGGCGGTTCATCTGCTGGTAATAGTGCATTTGATAGCGCAATGAATAACGCAGGATCTTCTCAGACTGCTGGAAGTCCAAATATTAAACCAGATACAGACTATACTCTGAAGCTGAGTGATACAGATATTTATCTGACATACAGTCATATCAAGAAACAGCTTAAAGCAACATGGTCACCAAAGAAACCAGAACACTCTGATATCGAGTGGAAAAGTTCTGATGAATCTATTGCGAAAGTTTCTTCTGATGGTACAGTTCGCGGTGTGTCTTCAGGTCTTAATAAGAACGGTTTAATGGCGCGTGATGAGTCTAAAACAAGAAAATGTATCATTACTGCTATTGGCGGTGGTGGTCTTGCTAAAGCTACTTGTACCGTTCATGTAATGCCGGATTCTCATTATGAGAAGATCAAGGATTATGCAGATAAAGCTGGAATCAAAGAGACTTCAGGTAATAATCTGAGAGATGCCATGGAATATGCTTATAAAAACGGCGCAAACCATAGCAATCAATCATATACCGCAGTTGAAGGATTTAAGAAAGCATATCTGAAGGACTGGACAAATTCTCTACCTAACCGTCCAGACGGTGCGACAGACGTTCCTGCCGGAGTGAGTCCTTTGATAGGATATTTTAATGCTAAAGGTAAGAAAGTCGGACCAAAAGAAATGCAACAGCTTGCAGATATTCTTCAGATCAATACTCCGGGTGTTAAGAAATATGATTCTTGGGGATCTACTCTGAAAAATAAAATCCTGAAGGCATATAAATCCTACGGATTCTCTAAAGGTGGTGTTGTACGGAAAGGTATTCCTGCCAACATACTTGATATGATCGGCGGAGATGCTTTAATACCGCGTGGAGATTCTATGCTAATCGGTGCAAACCCGGGTGAAACTGTTCTGACAAAAGAATTCACAGATCAACTGAAACCTACAGTTGCTACTCTGAATGAATTTAATGCTAGAATGGCGAAACCAATTACCACTATTCTACCATCGTCTTCAAATGATACGAGTGTGAATAGTGAGTGTAATATTACAATCAATGTTGATAAAATCAATAATGAGCAAGATATTAAGAAACTTGCTTATCAAATTGGTGATATTATTACTGAACGTAATAAACGTGACTGGAAAAAAGTTCGCTAATTTAAAAGGGCTGTCTTTAAGACAGCTCTTTTAATATTAAAATATATGAAAGAGGTGAAAAAATGCTACAATTTGAATTTAATGGTCATACTTCTGATGAATATGGATTGATTGTGACTAGAATAGAAGAAAATGATACTCTTGTAAATCGTTCTTTGCAATTAGGAGAAAAGAACAAATATCGGCCAAAAGAAAATCAGTTCGGAACATTATATGGTGATAATTATTCATTCAAAATGGGCGTAATGAGAAATCCATGCAGAAACAAAAATGTAGTTCCAGAATTAAAAAATGGAATTTTAAGATACGATCCAACATATACTCCATATTTAGATAATGGAATTTTAAAATTTTCTATGAATTATACAGCTGATATAAAAAATGGAATTATTATTCCAAATGATTCTGATTATTTAACTTCAAATAATATTAGAATCATTAATGCATGGTTAACATCCCCTCAATATCCAAGGCTTCTTAAATTTATTGGAGACGATTATTTTTCAGAAGAAATCGAATTTTTTGCTACAATTACAGAGGTATCTACAGAACATGCATCTCTTCCATATGAACTAACATACACAGTAACTTGTGATAGTCAATGGGGATATACTCCTCTTATTTTATGTAAAACAACTTCCTCTTCTACTCTTCCTAGAGAATATTCTATTCAGAACAATTCTGATTGTTGGGAAGATTATGTATACCCCACAATTAAAGTTTCTCCAAAATCTCATGGGATAATTACTATAAAGAATAAAACCGATAATGGTAGAACAATGAAAATTAATGCATTAAAAAGTGATGATTTCTATATAGATTGTAGAAATTTAAAAATCTATGACATCACAAAATCAATTGTTTCATTTGAAGATTTAGGGATTGAGGATATAGATGACATTTATTGGCCTCGTCTTGCTTACGGAGAAAATATATTTGAATTTACAGGCGACGCGACATTTGAAATCTCATATAGAGAACCACGAAAGGTTGGTGCCTTTGCATGAGAATGATTCATAATTATGATATTTATGGAAATACAGAATCTGCAATCATTTATTTGGCTAAACCTGGAAAACGATTCTTTTGTGCATTAGGCGGAATTGATACTTCTACTGTTTCTGTTACGTTAAGGACTAATAATACTGCAGAATTAACTTTTACAGTTGATAAATATGTAGATGGCGTAGAATCTCAAGGATATGAAGAACTTGATGAAATGATGGAATTGTATTGTGACGGAATCTGGTATAAAATTATGGATCCTCCAACAGAGACAAATGACGGAACACAATGTACAAAGGATATTACCGCCGAATCATATGAAATCTCTCTTACTCAATATAAACTAAAAAATTTTAAAATTAACATGGGTGAAGAAGATTCTTATGAAATGATGTACCAAAAAAATCATGATATTAATAAGTTTTATCAAATTAAATTTTATAATCCAGAAAATGAAGACCTAAGTTTTCTACATATTGTGCTGAAACATGCGGATGTACCTGGATGGAAGATCGGATATGTAGATAACATCACTCCGGATGATGATAAGGTATTACTTCCGAATGAAATTTGTAATTTCGATGTGGACGATCAAAATGTATATGCGTTTTTCACCCAAACTGCTGCTCCTGCATATAAATGTGTTTTTGAATTTGATACTGAAAATTTATTAATTAATGTATATAAGCCGGATAGTTTAGGTAAAGATACAAATGTAGTACTTGGTTTTCGTAATATTCAAGATAGCGTAACAATATCAAGAGACGACAGTTTGGTAACACAATTTTATGTTGATGGACTTGACGATTACAATATCGATCTCGCAAATTTTGGAAACTCTGTCATTACAGATTGTTCTCATTTTTGTCGTGAACCATATATGAACATCGTCCTACAAGAAAAATATACAGCTTGGCAAAAATATATAGAATCAAGAAGAGATGAATACTGTAATTTATCTAGGGAGTATAATAAAAATCTTGACATTCTTGCTGAATTGATGAATAGAGTCCCTATTGATACTGCTCAGACAAATTGGTTCGGACAAAAAGTTGAAGATCTAAAAGATGCATATGATTCAAACATGGCTATAATCAAAGGTTTTGAGTCTATTCATGTTGATGAAGAAGGAAATTTTGATCTTGAAGATTTGAAAAACTCATCCGATTGGCCTATGTACGAATCAATCATGAACTATACTCTTCCATCCATTGTGGCTGCGTTACAAGCTCAAGACGAAACTATAGAGGGTTTCGGTAAGGGAAACATCATCTCATGTGTAAATCCAGTTGTATTAGGTCAAGATTGGTATATGGTAGGTTCCGGAACTTCTTCGTTCCAAACAGTACAAATTAATGACGCACCTGCATACGGAATTACTCGTGGAGTTAAAGTAACCGGTACAGATGGTGGTATCTATCAACACAATATCAGTATCGAACCATCTCAGAGATATACTCTTAGTTGTTTTGTAAAAGGATCCGGTACATTTTATCTTGGTTATAATAACACTGGAGAGGACAGAAAGAATATTTCTTATAACATCACATCTTCTTGGACAAGAGTTTATACTTCTTTCAATCTAACATCACATCTTATTGATGTGGCATTTACAGGAAGTTCTGACTTTACTGTTTGTGGTATGCAACTTGAAATGGGAGACGCCCCATCTCAATTTGGATATTTTACTCAGTCTGAAGCAATCATGAAAGCGTATGAAACAGATTGGAAATTATACGGCATTGCAGAATTAAAAACTAAAATTGCCACATATGATTCATGTATCAAAGAACTAAAAAAGAATGGATATGCAGATGGATATAATCCTCTTTCTGGATACGAAGAGGCATATTTTACTCAAATGCATCAGAAATATCTGGATTATTTGAATTTAAAAGATCAGGCTGAAACTGCATTAAAGGAACGTCAAGCTGAATATGATGCGGCTAAGAAACCTGAAATTCAAGAAAAACGAAACCAGATCGCCAAAGATGTTTTAATGGAAAATTTTGGTAAGGTACAGGAAAAATATCCAGCGTTTACAGATAAGGAAACGTATATTATTAAGAGCCTATATAATCAAGCAACTTATTCAAATGAAAATATTATTATTACGACTCTTGATAGCACAGTTGATGCAGTCGATAAAGCGATTACATTATATAAAGATGCTGTAGAAGAATTGTATGTAGAATCTCATCCGCAATATACTTATACAGATGAAATTGGAAATATTTATGCTCTTCCAGAATTCAGAGAATATCATGATCAGCTTGCAGTAAATGATTTTGTTCGATTAGGACTATCTGATACACGATATGTAAAACTTCGTGTTGTAGAAATCAGATATAATCCTTGTGATATGGATGAAACGATGGAAGTTACTTTTTCCAACATGGTCCAATATAAATCAAAATTAACAAATGATAACGAATTTTTAACAAATGCATTAAATCAGACCTCTGATAGAACCGGTGGTCGTGTTAATTCAGTCAACAAATCTTCTACTTCTGATTATGTCATCACATCAGAAGCTATCAAACAAATCTTTTCAAATCCTCTATTCAATTCAATGTTAGGTGGAACTGTCACTGGAGGAACCGGGTCTGGCGGAACCATTACTGCTGATACAATTATTGCAGAACTCGTGAAAGCAAAAGAAGGTGTATTTGATAAGCTTACTGTTGATACTGCTTTCATGAAATATCTCGATGTAAAACTTATTTCCGCAGATAAAATCACAACTCGTATTCTCGAAGCGGAACAGGCAAATATTGAAAAGCTGTCAGCTAAGATTATAGAATCTAACCAGATTAATGCTGATATGATTAATGTGAAAAATCTCCTGGCAGGAAATGCTGGTGTAGGTAATCTCCAGGCAGTACATCTTACTGCTCAGAATGTAACTATTGACCAAGCAGTAATCACGGATCTTATTGCTAAGAAGATGACCGTAGCTGACTTAAATACTCATACTGCTACTGCTGATGAGTTTATGATCATCTCTAGTGGAAAAGCTGGTATTGCCTTTAAGAATAGCACTCAGCAGTTCTATGATTCAACAGGAGCTGTTAGGGTACAGATTGGTCAGGATGGTGCCGGAAAGTTTAATTTTGTTGTCAAGAACGGTGATAAGACAGCATTATTTGATGAAAATGGTATCACTCAAACAGGTATTCCTGATAACACTATTGTCAATAATATGATCTCTGATGGAACAATCAATAAAGAAAAACTAAGTTTTACTATGGTAGAACCGAATGAACAAGGTGGAATTGATATCAGTCAGGTATACCTTGATGGTAAAAAGTTCGGTCAGCAATATACTTCATTTAAAGACCAGACAACTGAGCAGATTACTAACATTACTGATCCTCAAAAGGGTCAAATCGTACAGAGTATACAAAACAGTTTGTTTAATGAAGACGGATCGTCTATCTATACAAAATATACAGAGTATAAACAAACTGTTGATGGAATTACTCAGACGGTTTCAAATAATAAGCTTGATACAGATAAAAAGCTTGATGCAGCTTCTACTTCTATAACACAGACTGCTGATAAGTTGAATCTTATTGCTACTGGTGGGACTGGAGAATCTAAATTAGAGCTGACCCCAGATTTTATAAATCTTGTTTCATCTAAAGTTGTAGGTATTAAAGCAGATCAGATCAATATTGATGGTGTGATTACAGCAATCAATACCAATGGCACAACTGCAGGCAAGACTCAGATTGATGCTGGAGCTATCAGTACAGAGAATGTTAATGCTCTCTTGATCAAAACAGGAAAACTGAAATCTAATAATTACAAAGATCCTTCAAACACTTCTCCTCTTTATTCCCAGGCTGGAACATTGATTGACATGGAGAACGGCGCTATTACTTCGAAGAATTTTAGTATAGATGCTTCAGGCAATGCTCATTTTAAAGGTGACGGAGAGTTTGGTGGAAAGATTTCTGCTAATTCTGGTTATATTGGTGGCGAAAAAGGTTTCGTTATTGAAGCTGGAAAATTGTATTCTGGATTAAAAGATTTTCCTACTCAATATCCCTCTTCTATTTCAACGAATAAAAATGTATATGTAGGAATCAATGGCATTGCTCTTGGTGACGGTAATTTTATGGTTGATTCTAACGGTAAGATGTATGCTAATCAAGGTGAGTTTACAGGTAAGATTGCAGCTAATGATGGATTTATTGGTGGATGGATTATTTCAAGTAATTCTTTAACTGCTAATAAAGGAAGCATAAGTATAAGTCCAGATGGTATTCATTGGGGTGATTACCTAAACATTAATAGTCAAGGTGCTACATTTAAAGGTCATATTACAGCTACTTCAGGAAGCTTTACAGGAGATATAATTGCTAATTCACTTACACTTGGACCAGGTTCAACTGTTAACGGACTAAGTTATAATGATCTTGACGATAAACCTAATATTCCATCTGATCTTAGTGGATATATTACTATTGATGGAAAAATTGGTATTATTCAAAATGAAGATCAAGAAATACCCTCTGGGGCAACTGGATTTAAAGTGTCAAAAAATGGTTTGTTGCAAGCAAGTAATGCTATTATTTCTGGAACTATTTATGCTTCTTCTGGTACTTTCGCCGGAAATGTAACCGCAAGAACAATGACTGCAAAAAGAAGTTATAGCATTTATTATAATGATGTAAACGGTAACCCTACTGATTCAAGAGAAATCATCTCTGCTACTAATTGGGGACTTACAAGCGGTGATTTAAGATTCGGGCTAAGTGATGAATGCGGATATATGATATCTACAGATGTTGGAGGGGGAAATACTTTGCGAATCATGGGGGATACTCTCCTTGTTACTGCGCCTATGCAAATACAAAGCAATTGTTTAGTACAAAGTCAATTTGTTATAGATACTAAAACAGGATCTATCCCTTATCAAAATATGAAATGGACACCATATGAAGTTAATAGTTCTGGAAATCCAATCTATCTTGATTATGATAATCGAGAATATTTTTCATATAATGGATATGGACATAATCATACGTTGCTTCCAAATACAGAAGGTGGTTGTGCAATTGGTATTGGTAACGTAGATAAGCAAGATGCTGATGTTACCGCTACATGGTGTATTATGCCTTATAATATTTATACTGAAAAAAAAACTGATGAGAATACAAACGGAATCCCGGTTATAACAAGTATCAAAAGAGACGCAAGCGCAACCATGAATATTGGTTCTAAAAATAATAAATTTAATTGTTTGTATGTAAACGCAATTCATATGGGTGGACACACATACACATCTTTAAATTCTGGTGGCGGAAAGATTGCTTCTTACAAAGCAACTGCTAGTCAAGTTAATTATAACGATGATCCTAAAGTAGAGACTTCTGTAAACACTGCAGGAGATACTTTGACATTTAAATTTAGTATCCCTAAGGGAAAAGACGGAACCAATGGTAAAGATGGTAAAAATGGTGCTCGTGGGCCACAAGGAGCAACTGGTCCACGTGGGCCAGCTGGATCTGTAGATTATACATCTGTACATAAAATATACCATAGTGATACTTCGTATTATGCAGAAGTTACATCAAATGGAAATTCAAGATATTTTGGTCCATATGCCACAGAAGGCTTAAATTTAGGAGACACAAGTTGTAAATGGAAAAATATTTGGGGGAAAAATGGAAATATAACAGGCTCTGATGAAGAGTTAAAAACACAAATGTCAAAAATTAACGATATTCCAAATATAGAATCTATTTATATGAAATTAAATCCAATAAAATATAAATATAAAAATTTTGATCCAGAAGAAGATCATGATAGATTTCATTTTGGATTTGGAGCAAGAGAAACTGAAAAAATATTCAATGATTATAATTTAGATACAAGTGATTATGGATTAATTTGTAAAGACATTTTACTTAAACCAAATAAAGCAGGTAATATTGTTGAGTACGCATTAAGATATGGCGAATTTATTGCTCTTAACACTCACATGACACAGAAAGCCCATCATCGTATTGATTCTCTCGAATCTGAAAATCAATCCCTTAAGAATGAAATTCTTATGCTCCAGGGACAGCTCTCTCTCATTATTCAACGATTACAAAAAATGGAGGAAAAGTTATGTTAAAAATTAGTGAAACAAGAAATGTATCCGGTCAGGTTATGATCGGTGAAGGTGAAAACTCAAAGCAGGTTGCTTATCTTAATGCATCTGTTAGTAAAGATGGAAATGTAAATATCAATAAATCCATTCAGGATAGCGAAACATTTAAAACAAATAAAGAAGCAGTCCTGAAAGACTTTACAGAGTTTGAAACATACGTATATGGAATTATTCCTGAATAAATAAGAGGCCATGAGCAATCGTGGTCTTTTATTATGCAAAGAAGGTGAAATATTTGACCAGTCGAGAATATGAACTTGAATTAAAGAAAATTAAAGCCCAAAATCGGCAGATTGAAATGAAACGAAATCTGAAGGCAGCAAAGGTTAAGAGATTCAATATTCCAAGAGTCTCTACAAGTAAATTGATACTTGTTGCTGTACTTTTACTTAATCTACAGATTATTCATTTTGTAGAAAAAGCAATCATGACCTATGGAGATTTATCTGCTCTCTACGCTCTCATTGCTATTCCCGCAACACTCGTCCCTACAGTTTGGGCTTATTATGCAAAGGCTCGTGCAGAAAACTGCACAGGAGGCATTACTTATGATTCTGCAATGGAACAACTTAGACAGTCATCTTCAGAAAATGATGAAGCTGTCGGTTAGGAGGAAATTATGAATATTAAACAGGGTATTCAGGACGTATTATATCTGATCATTACTGGTATTCTTCCACTTCTTATTACTTATGGAATCCTCTTCCTAAAAGTAAAGATTAAAGAACAGGAAAAGAACTTGGAGAATGATCAGCTCGTGAAATATATAGATGCTGCTACTGATGCTATTAGTAAAGCAGTGCTTACAGTTAATCAGACTTATGTGGATTCATTAAAGAAACAGGGTAAGTTTGACGAAGAAGCTGCCAAGACAGCTAAACAGATGGCTATTGATAAAGCTAAGGCTTTGATTACAGAAGATTCTAAAGCGGCTATCGAAACATTATATTCTGACTTTGAAGCATATCTAAATGATGCTATTGAAGAACTCGTCAGAGAAAATAAAGTTACATATTAATATAAAAGGAGTACAAGGATTATGAAAAAAGTTATTGTAAATGCAGACATTATGGCAATGTATAAAACATTAAATTCTATGAAGAGTCGTGCGGATTTAATCGCAGGAGATGTTGATGTATTCTGGGCGAATACAATGAACTTGAAGACTCTTAAGGCGCAGGTAGATAAAATCTCAGAGGTTGAGCAGGAGTTAGTTGATTCTTATTTTACAGAGGAAAACTCACATTCTATTGTTGACGAAAACGGTAATGAGACAGGAAATCGTGCTCTTAATGATGACATAAAAGATAAAATCATCCCTGAAATTCAAGAAGGTCTGCAGAAAATTTATGATAAAACATGTGAACTTGATGTTGAGATGATCCCAGAGGAATCTCTCAAGAAAATGCTTAAATCTAATGAAGACAAACTGTCTATGCTTGATATGACAGTACTATATGAATTTGTAGAAAAAGGTGAGTAATAATGGCAACATATATTCAGGGAATTCAAACCTCTGTTGGTGTTGTTAAGTATGATTATAATTATCTGGCTAATCTCCCTGAATCAGATATGACATTATCTAAACAGGGTGCATTCGCTGATGCCCTTGTTGTTGGAAGAAAACTTACTCAGCTGGGAGCTGATGTGGATAAATTGAAAGAATCTATGACTGCCGTACAGAAATCTATCTCTGATCTGCAGTCTGCAGATTCTTCTTCTAACACTTCAATTGAACAGATCAATACATCATTACTTAGCATGACCAATAATATCGAAACAATACAGAACAATATCACTACTTTGACTCAGAATGCTGCTGAGATCAAGAAAAGTGCTGATAATGCGAATTCATCAGTCACAACACTGCAGGAAACTATTAAGTCACTACAGACTAGAATTGAAGCTTTAGAAAAAACTCAGACTAAATAAGGAAGGAGGCAGTTATGTATACACTAAAAATTACAGATGAAAATACTGTTGTAACAACAGTCAAAGAATCAATTGTGGAAAGAAGCAATTATGTAGATAAGATTCAGATTGTAACAAGTAAAATGTACCGGGAACAGATTGATATGTCAGATACAACTGTTTATATGAAGTATAAGCTCCCAGTGTCAGACAAAATTAAAATGACACAACTTATTATAAATAATCTTGAATATGAACAGAATTATATCCAGTATTTAATTCCTGTCGATGCAGCACTTACTGCTGAAGCCGGGGATATCGAAGTATCTTTCACGTTCTTAAAACTTGTTGCTAATGAAGATGGAACATACACTTCTTATATTCGAAAAACCACATCAGGTGTTATTCATATTACTCCACTTGTACAATTTGATAAATATGAACCTTCTGAATTGTTTACTGAAATTGATCAGAGGCTCCTTGCTATGGAAGGAATGATTAAAGATCTCAATGCTCAGAATAAAGCGACTTATGAAGGTATGGTAAAAGATATTCGTCTTAATACAGAAGACAGAAAAATCACTTTAACAGACAGAAATGGTGAAGATACCGGAAATGGTATCGTTGTAAAAGATCTTTCTGCTATGGTAGCCGAAGATATGACAGGTAAAGATCCTGATGGCACACAGGATGGAGTTGTTCATCTTGATCAGGTTGTCGATCTGGATAAATTATTAAAGTAAAGGAGTCATGATATGTCATTTAAAGATTCTAAAATTGCTGCTGCGGCTAATTCGGCAATGACTTTGAGTGCTGAGTTAGCCGTAGACACTGAGGAATATACATTATGTACTGATGGTCGTTATGAAGTATATACCAAATATCAAGACAATGCATATTCAACAGTGGATAACTTAAAAAATATTGCCGTTGATGCTACACAGATTAATATTATGCAGGAAGAAAACAGCCAGTATATGCCATTTAGGATTCCAAGATATTGGGATGGTATGGATCTTATGGATATGCTCATCCAGATAAGATATGAATCTATAGCTGAGAAAAAAGGTAAAGTAGCGACAGTTATCAATGTAGCTTCCAACAATACTTATATTCGATTTGGTTGGTTGATTGATGCTGCTGTTACAGCAAATGCCGGAGATATAATTTTTGAAATTATGGCTACTGGCGTAAATGAAAAAGGAAACAATTATATTTGGAGAACCAGACCAAATGGTAAGTTTACTGTTCTTCAAGGATTAAATTATGACGGAATCATTGAACCTTCTGAAGATTGGTATACAAGTTTTGTAAATATGATTCTTGGTCATGTAGCCGAAGCAAAACAATACGCAGATGAAGCAAAAGCTTCCGCTGCTTCTATTAATGTAGATGATATAAAAGCAGATGTAAAAACATCTGTTATGAATGATCTTAATGGAACAGTAACTGAATCTCTGAAAGCATATTATACAAAAACAGAAGTTGATACAAAAGTCAAAGAATTAAACACTGCTATTTCTGGTATTGACAGTTTGAAGAACTTAAAAGTTGAATATGACAACACAACTGGAAATTTAGTGTTTAAAGATGGAACGGAACCTATTGGAGAACCTATTACTATTAACAGTCTTGCAAACCTTATAGTTGAGTATTCTGTTGTCAATGGAAAAGGTTCATTAGTATTCAAAGATGGAGAAACTATTATTCAGACTGTAGAACTTAGTTCTATTGAGCCATCTGCTGAGTGGAGAGCTGCATTGAAGCAGGAACTTGAAGCAGAAATGGACGAGAAAGATACAGTAATCTCTAATCGAATTGGTCCACTTGAAACAGCTAAAACTGAAATCGAAAAGAATGTAAATGCCAATACTACTGCTGTCTCAGAGATAAAAACTACTATTTCAAACATTGAGAAGAAAGTAGAAAGTGCTACTACAAAATCTGATGAGGCCAAAAATGCTGTAGATATCTTGAAACAAAATATGACTTCTTATGATACTCAGTTTGAAGGAATTAATACAGATATTACAGATGTTAAGGCCGCTATTGAAGAAATCAAGAAAAATCCTGCGGCTGCAGAGTACGATGTTACATACGAAAATAGTATTTTTACATTTTTAAAGGATGGAGAAATCCAGAAAAGCTTTAAAATTGAAGGTGGTGGAGGATCTTCCTCAGATACTACTACTATTACTATTGAAAGAATCACAAATGCAGATGCTATTTTCTTACTTGGTTCAAAAGCAATTATTGAATATAGTTTTTCATCTGTAGATAATACTGGTGATACAACTGGAGCCGGTACTGCTGTGTGGAAAGTTGGTAATACTATTGTAGCTACGAATACGGCTGCGCAAGGAAACAATAGTTTTGATATCACTGAATATCTTAATGTCGGTGCAAATACTATTAGATTAACTATTACCGACAGTTTTGGGACACTTGCCACTAAGACATGGACTGTTACTATTGTAGAATTCAAACTTGAAAGCACATTTGATGATACTTTGTTATATACAAATACAGATGTAGTATTTAGGTATACACCTTACGGAAATGTCAATAAGACTCTTCATTTTATTCTTGATGAAAAAGACTTAGGCACTGTTGAAACTCAGTCCTCCGGCAGAATTATGTCTTATAATATTCCTAAACAGGAACATGGCAGCCATTTACTCAAAGTATATATGACTGCGACAATTAACAATAAAGAAATAACCTCAAATACTATTTGTAAGGATATCATTTGTGTTGATCCTACAAATAGAACTCCTATTATTGGATGTGCTCAACAGGAATTTACAGCACAACAGTACCAGGCAACAAGTATTAAATATGTTGTATATGATCCTGATCACAATCCCGCCTCTGTAAAACTATCAATTGATGGTAAAGTACAGAGCATTCTTTCTGTAAATCGTTCTGCTCAAATCTGGAGTTATAAGTCATCCACTGAAGGAAAACATAACCTGACCATCTCATGTCGTAAAGTGACTAAGATTTTATCAGTTAATATCACTAAACTTGATATTGATGTTGAACCAATCACAGCCAACTTAGCATTTGATTTTAACCCTGTTGGAAAATCCAATGGAGATACCGACAGACTCTGGACCGATAAAAATAACTCTGCTATTACTCTTTCAGTATCAGATAACTTTGACTGGGATAATGGTGGATACCAGATTGATGCTTCTGGAAACCAGTATTTCTGTGTAAAAGCTGGAACAACTGCTCAGATTAATTATAATCTCTTCGGAAAAGACCCGAAACAGACTGGTTCTGAATTCAAATTTGTATTTAAGACTCAGAATGTTCGTAATGCTTCTGCTACTTTCTTATCATGTATTGATGGTACTGAAGGCTCTGACGTAGGTATTAAAATGGATGTTCACGAAGCATACGTGAACACTTCTACTGACAGCTTATATTTTCCATATAGCGAAGAGGATATTATTGAATTTGAATATAATATCAATACAATTGATACAAAAGACACATCTGCAACTTCTATCATTATGACTTATGAAGACGGAGTTGGAGGAAGACCTCTTATTTATGATAATTCTCATAGACTGCACCAGTATTCTCCTACCCCAATTTCTATTGGTTCTCCGGATTGTGATGTGTTGATTTATAGAATGAAAGCTTATTCTGCTTCTCTCACAGATTCTGACATTCTTGCTAACTTTATTGCAGATGCTAGAGATTCAGATGAAATGATTGCAAGATATAATAGAAACCAGATCTACAATGACAACAATGCTCTTACTCCAGATTCTGTAGCTAATGCTTGCCCGAATCTAAGAGTAATCAAAATTGAAGCGCCGCATTTCACAAATGACAAGAAGGATTTTGTTAAAAATACTTCTATGGAATGTATTTATAAGAATGGGGATCCTAAATTAGATAACTGGAAATTTATTAACTGTTTCCACGCCGGACAGGGAACTACAAGTAATGAATATGGTTTTGCTGCCAGAAATATTGATGTTATTTGTTGTGCGGATGGTGTACATCAGATCAATAGTAAGATTCCTCTTGATCCTAACTATAAGACAGAGTTAGTTCTTGGTGATGGCACAAAATATGAGGACGGAACTGGTAAGATTAGTCTTACAAGAAACTCTGTTCCAAATAATTGGTGGAATTTTAAAGTAAATGTAGCATCTTCAAATATGGCAACTAATGCATTAGGACAGAAGAGATTCAACGACTTTTTACCATATGAAAGTCCTGCGGTACGTAGAGATCCTAAAGTTAAAAACTCTATGGAATTTGTCAACTGTGTAATCTTTATTAAAGAATCTGATCCTGATATTACTACTCATAGAGAATTTCAGGATACAGACTGGCACTTCTACTCTCTCGGTAATATGGGAGATTCAAAGAAGACTGATATTACAAGAGCTTATGATCCAGAGGACATGAAAGAATTCTGTATTGAAATCAGTGACAATACTCTTCCAAACTCTGCATTCCAGACCGGTATAACAAACCAAGATGGAACTATGAAATATCCTATTAGTAAAGCTGAATGGAAAACTGGTAATACAGCATATGATGCTCTGTATAATAACTGGGATGGATCATTTGAATTCAGATATGATTGTTGCGGCGATTCTAAGGATGGTTCTGCTCTTACTTCTGATGAAGCAAAAAAGAAAATACGTACAGATAACAAACAGATTTGGAGAGACTTCTATGAGTTTGTAATTACGTCTAGTGATAAAGAATTTAAAGATGGCTTGAAAGATTGGTGTATTCAGGATGCAATGCTCTATTTCTATTTAGTTACACTCAGATATAGTATGATTGACAATAGAGCCAAGAATGTTTTCCCGCATTGGGCAAAACATTATATCACTCAGGAAGAAGCTACAACTATGGGTGATAAAGCTAAATATTATACTATAGATGATGATGCGGCTGTTCTGCATAATGGTTATAGATTTGATCTATGGGCATATGATATGGATACTCAGCTTGGTATTAATAATTCAGGTGAGTTGTCATTCCCATATGGTAAGGAAGATACTGACTATAAAGAAGAAGGAAATCCTTCATCTGGTTATGTTTTCAATGCTGCTGAATCTGTATTGTGGTGCAGAATACGTGATGTATTTACACAAGAATTAAGAAATATGTATCAGTCTGTAGACTCTAACTGTTGGTCTGATTCTCATTTAATTAATGAGTATGAGGCTTGGCAGAGCCAGTTCCCAGAAGAACTTTGGAGAATCCACTATGAAAGATTATATCTGAGAACATATCGTGCTGGAACAGTAAGATTCCTTAATGAGATGATGAATGGACGTGGAAAATATCATCTCAGACAATGGGAACGTGACCAGCATATTTATATGGGAACGAAATTCTTACATACAGATGTAAAGTCTGATCAGATTATGTTCAGATGTAATACACCTAAGAAAGTTGTAGTTAAACCAGATTATACTCTGAAGATCATTCCTTATTCTGATATGTATATTTCTGTACTTTATGGTAATTCACCAGAAACTACTCAGGTACGTGCAAAAGCCGGACAAGAATATAAGATTACTACGGACTTAACAAATATGGATGATACAGCTATTCTTATTTATGCTGCATCAAGAATCGAGGCATTAAATGACCTTTCTGCTTGTTATATTCATGATAATGATTTCTCAAAGGCTTCCAAGCTGAAAACTCTTATCATTGGTAATAATACAGCTGGATATCAGAATACTTTTATGACATCTCTTAATATGGGTAATAATACTCTTCTTGAGACTTTGGATATTCGTAATTGTCCAAATCTTACAGGATCTGTTAACCTGTCTGCATGTGAAAATCTTATTAATCTTTATGCTGATGGAACTATTGTAACATCGGTATTATTTGCTAATCATGGTAAGATTGCTCATGCTTCTCTCCCATCTTCTATCAACACTCTTACACTCAAGAACCTCAAAGACTTAACTGATCTTAAGGTCGCAGGATACGATAATTTACAGACATTTGTATGTCAGAATTCTATCGTAGATGCTCTTGCTATCTTAAATGCTGCTATTAATACTCTTCGTACCGTAACAATTACTGGTATCTCATGGAATCTTGATGATACTACGCTTCTTCTGAAATTATCAAAACTTGCCGGTATTGATGATAATGGCGCTACTACTGAGCAGTCAATTCTTACTGGATCTGTTCATGTTCCTGTAGTTAGACAGCAGGAATATAAAGAATTTGTTGGTTCTGAAGATGAACCTGGTATCTGGACAGACCTTGTTCTTACTTACGATTCAATCATTACTCAATTCAAAGTTACATTTATAAATGATGATGAAAGTAATACTATCCTTGATATCCAGTACGTAGATAAAGGTGGAAACGCTGTTGATCCTACTACAAGAGAAGTTAATCCGATTCCTATTCCTACAAAGAAAAGCACAATTAAGCTTGATTATACCTTCAAAGGATGGGAAGGTTCAATGACAGGAATCTTTGCTGACAGAACTATTACTGCTGTATATGACAGTAAAATTCGTGAATATACTGTAAAATATGTTTCTAAAGGATTATCTCTTCAAGAATCTACTGCCCAGTATGGTTCTTATGTAAAATATACAGGTGATACTCCTGTATATACTGCTGAGGAATCTGCTTATAAGTACAATCTGTTTAAAGGATGGGATAAGTCAGGATTTGTCGATGGAAATAAAACGATCAATGCAGTATATGAAACCTGCGAATATGTAGATGGATATTTTGATGGTAAGGATCTGGCCAATATGACACAGGTTGAGCTTTATACTCTTATGAAAATGGGACTTGAAGCAAAATCATTATCATTAAAAGATACATTAGATTTCAAACTTGGTGTTGATTATAGCTATGGCGACATTGAAGAGCATGAAGTTATTTCAACTGCGACTAAATTTGATGGAACAAACTATATTGACACCGGATTAAAGATCATGGAAAAAGACAGAGACTTTACGATTGCTATTGACTTTGAATTTGATTCAGGAAATAGTGTAAACTCCACTCTTGCTCAGTGTTTTCAGGGTGATGGTTCAAATGGATTCAGACTTTGGTATTCTCAGGAACCTCGTTTCTCATGGAATACTGATAGTATAACTCCATCTGCTGGAACAAACCGAGAGATTATTGTATTTCGTCATGAAGCTGGAAGTCAGAAGCTTTATGTGTACAATTCAAACATGACTGGGAAAGAAGTGTCTTCTACTACTCTGAATGCGATCAGAATTCCAGAGCATAGTTCCACTCTCGTATTTGGATGTTCTAAAGCTGACGACGGAGCATATGAAAACTTTGCAAAAGGCACTGTACATTGGGCTAAGGTTTGGTATGCGGATCTTGGCGAAGAACAATGTATGGATATTGCTTCTTGGATTCATGAAATTATTCCAATGGAAGTAGCTAAGTTTAAAGGATATTATCTATCTGACGTTGCTTCAAAGAGAGCTAACATTACATTTGTTGCTTCTAATCTACTTGGTACAGAAAAACCTTATAATAATAAGAGCACAAATGCAGGTGGATGGGCTGATTCTACATTAAATACATGGTTGAATACTCGTATGGTTAAGGCAATCTCTCCTTTATGGAAAGCGTTGATCAAACCTGTAAAAGTATACTCTTCTGTCGGTAACAAGTCTAATGACACTTCTGTATCTAATTGCAGATTCTATGTTCCATCTCTGTACGAAGTTGATCCTACTGCTACTTCTGAACCATATATTTCTGAAACAAATGCTCCTATTGCTTATTTCACAGATGATGATACCAGAAAGAAAGCAAAACCTTCTACTCCTGCAGAGTATGAATCTTATTGGACCAGATCTCCAAATGCTACAGTTGCAAACTGGCTGTATACGGTTAATGAATCTGGTGCAACATATGGATTCTCTTATCCAGGGCAGAATTCTGGAATCTTACTTATGTTCTCAATTTCAAGTGAGGGGTAACCATTCCCATCTTATAAGGAGGATATCACATGTATTATAAAGTAATCAAAAATGATGAAGTCGTAGATGTCCTTAATCATATCCTGTATATCAAATATCAGGAGAAACATAGTCTGTTGCTTCTATGTGATATCACAGAAGCACAGGCTATTTTAAGTTCAGACGGAAAATATGGATGGCACATTGAAGGTCTCTATAATTTTCCGCCTGATAATGACATTTATGCAATAAAAGAAATTTCAAAATATGAATATGACAAATTGAAGAGGTGATCACAGCATGGCGTTAATTCCAACCTGGTATTCTGCATCAACTAAGCAAATTGCAGAAAAGGCTTTACAAAGAGGGGTGCTAAAATACCCAGGACTTTGTTACATCCAAGACAGTAAGAGTATAGCGTGGGTGACCATCGACAACACATTAGAATATGTCAAAGGAGATAAACAGATTACAGATGTAAAATGCATCGGATCAAATCTTATGTTTTTCTCTGGAGATAAACTGCTTTTCTCTTATGACATATCTATGACTGATGAAGATAAAGATTATATTATTGAAGAGGTCAAAAAAACAATCGGATTGGATAATTATGTCAAGTCTTCTGAGCTTTCTACTCTTTTAGATAATATAATCGGTAATCTTGAAGATAAGTCCACTGTTGTAGACTATATCAACAGCCTATCTTATAACAAATTATCTGATGTACCTATTGTAAATCTTATAGGTACACTTACTGTTCCTGTGAAGATATCATCACTCGATGATGGTATTTATAAAGTAAAAGGCCAATGTATCATTGGTGGAAACAATACTACTGTTCAATCTTCTGCAGACGATGTTCTGTATCTTGTATCTCATGATGCTGATACTTCCAGCACAACAATCACAAAAATGCAAGGAAAATCTATTACATTGTATTTCATTCAGCAGGATGGTGAATATACGACTGATCGTTATGTCACTGAAAGCTGGATTAATGAACAGAATTTTGCAAATGCTGATTCTGTAAAAGAATATGTTTCAAATATCATTGAAGAAACTGTTCTGGATGTTTTAGATGATCATATTGACGCTGCTTTAGATAGAAAACTTGGTGGTATTGATTCTAAAGATTTAACAAATATATTTCAAGGAGGAAATTAATTATGGCAAAATTACAGTTCGCTACACTTTCTAATCTTCAGGAGTTTTTAAATCTGCATAACGTACAGATCGACTCTAAAATCAGTGAGGCTGTCAAAAACTCAATTAAAACAGTATCTCAGTCAGAAGACGGATACACACTTTATTTCTACACAAAAACTGCTCCAGTAACTATTGATGAAGCAGCATTTACTATTACTATTCCTCAGCCAACAGGTAAGGCAGATAAAGTAAAAGGAGCTATTTCCGGACATCTTGCAGGTCTTGATGCTAATGGTAATCTGATAGATTCTGGAAAGGCAGCTACAGATTTCGATGCAGCCGGAGCTGCTAACACAGCAAAAACAGAAGTAATGTCTTATGTTGGTACTATTCCTGCTGATGCAAAAGCTAAAGATGTAGTTTCTTATATTAAAGAAGCTGTAAAAACAGGCACATATGATGATTCTGCTCTGAAATCCAGTGTTGCAGCTAATACCGCAGCAATCAGTACTCTTAATGGAACTGGTGACGGATCAGTAAAGAAAGCTGTTGCAGATGCAGTCGCTAAAATCGTCGCAGATGCTCCAGAAGCATATGATACACTGAAAGAGATTTCTGATTGGATTTCTACACATACATCTGATGCTGCTACAATGAATTCTCAGATCAAAACAAATAAAGAGGATATCACAAAGCTGAAGACTCTTATCGGTACTCTTCCAGAATCTGCTACATCCAAAGATATTGTAAGCTATATTGCTGAGTATGTATCTAAAGCTCTCGCAGACTCTGATCTTTCTCAGTATGCAAAAGCTGCTGATCTTGAAGCTGCTGTAGGAAGAATTGATACTATTGAAAAGAAATTACCTACATTAGAAGCTGCTGATAAAAAGAATGCAGAAGATATTACTGCTGTTAAAGGCAGAATGGATACAGCAGAAGGCAAAATTACTGCTGTAGAAAAAGATCTTGCTACTGAAAAACCGAAGATTGCTAAGAACACATCTGATATCACCGCTCTTAAAGGGCTTGTTGGAGATGGATATGAAGCAATTCCAAGTGCGTCTATCAAAGGTTTATTTAGTGCGTAAAGTAAGGGGTCACTCCCTTGCTTAAATTAAAGCGAAGGGATGTATGGATAATGAAAGAACAATTTCTTAATTTACAAGGTCTTACTGAGCTTGTTGATTATATTAAAAAATATATAGCTGATCAGCAAGAAGTCATTCCTTATGCATCTTATACATTGTTTCCAACAATTGGTAAAACAAATGCAATTTATGTGGACACAACCACAAATGCAATCTATAGATGGGATGATAATAATATCAAATATTATGCATTGGCATTTGATCCTGAAAAGGAATTCATCATGCAATGCGGTAGCTCGAAAGGATGATGTGAATGGCTACACAGACATTGAATACTCGTATTGCCCTTAAATCGGATACAACCGATAATTGGGCGAAATCTACGCTTGTTCTATTAAAAGGTGAACAAGCGATTGAAATTACAGAATCTGGCGCTTACAAAATTAAAATTGGTGATGGGGTTAAAACATTTGCTGAATTGCCATATGCGACTATGACACCAGAAGAAATCTCTGCACTGATTGGTGATGGTTCAGTACAGAACGTAACTCTTGCTTCCGGTACTAACAACGGTACATTAAAACTGACTGTAGATGGAACAACTACAGATAATATTGCGGTAAAAGGATTAGGAAGTGCTGCATATACAAATACTTCTGCTTATGCAACTGCCGCACAGGGTACTCTTGCTACAAACGCAGTCCGTAAAGTAGTTTCTGGCACTGCGAACGGCACTATTTCAGTTACGACTGGTACCGGTGCTGCTACAAATGTTGCAGTTAAAGGTCTTGCTTCTGCTGCTTATAAAACAGCTGGTTCTGCACAGGGGAATGTTCCAGTAAATGGAGCAGCTTTAGGTACAACTGCCGATGTTCCAGTTGTAACAAATACTTCCGGACAGTTAGTTCCACATGCCTCTGGTGCTCTTGGTTCTGCTGCATTTAAAGGCGCTGAGACATTTGCAACAGCTGCACAGGGTGCTAAAGCAGATAAATCAGTTCAGTCTGTATCTATTACTTCCGGAACTAACAACGGTACAATCAAGTTAACAGTTAATGGCAAAGCAACTGACGATATTGCTGTTAAAGGACTTGGTTCCGCTGCTTACACTGCTTCAGGTGCTTACGCTACAGCTGCTCAGGGTGCAAAAGCAGACGCGGCTATGCCAAAAGCCGGTGGTACATTCACAGGTACAGTAACGCTTGCAGCCGATCCAACTGATGCTTTACAGCCAACAACAAAACAGTATGTAGATGCCAAAATTTCAAGTTCTATTGCTGCTTCTGATGCAATGGTGTTCAAAGGAACACTTGGAACTAATGGTACCGCTACTGCTCTTCCTACATCTTCTGTTGTAGTCGGTGATACATATAAAGTAATTACTCAGGTTTCTGTAGCTGCTGATAATTCTTATACAGGAGATGCTGTAACAGCTAAAGTCGGTGACTTAGTAGTCGCTATGTCAAAAGATCCAAAATGGATTGTTGTACCATCTGGTAATGAAACCGTTACTACTGTTAAGTATTCCACTACAACACAGAATCTTACAACAAGCGCTCAGTCTGGAGCAATTACAGTAGGTGAAGCTGCTACAAAACAGGTAGATTCTTCTATCGAAGCCGCTTCTACTTCTACTAAACTTCCAACATCACAAGCAGTTGCAGCATTTGTTGAAAAAAAAGGTTATAAAACAACTGATCAAAAAGTAAAAAATACACTCAATGCTACCACTAAAGCGTATGTAACAGGTACTACTTCTGCTACAACTTCTATCGGAGAACAAGTATTTGATACAGGTGTATATCTTGATACAACAGCAGGCAAACTCGTTGCCACTACATTTGCAGGTTCTTTACAGGGTCATGCAACTTCTGCATCTTCTGCGGCTACTTGTACAGGAAATGCTGCTTCTGCAACAAAGCTCGCTGCATCAAGAAATTTCTCTCTTACTGGAGGTGCCGTTGCTGATGCTGTAGCATTCAATGGTGGAGGAAATGTTGCTCTTAGTGTTAAAAGTTTGAATACCGATTATTTAACCAACGGTTCTAATACTTTAGTTTTAAATTGTGGCGCATCTGTATAAAAAGCAAAGCAGTCTCTATGATGGAGACTGCTTTATTAAATATGAAAATTATAGATTATGTCTATTTAAATAGAAAATAAAAATGGAGGTGTGCAATGGGAGAAAACAATTTAAAAATACGAATTAAACATAGATATGATACAGAAGCTAACTGGAATAAAAATAATCCGGTTCTTTTAAGCGGAGAAGTAGCTATTTCAAGTGATAAGTCTGGAAAACATAAAGTAGGTGATGGAACACATAAATGGTCTGAACTATCTTATGCAAAAGCTGAACTTACAAAAGGCGATGTAACAGGCGCTCTTGGTTATACACCTCCAGCAAAAGATACATGGAGGGGGATTCAAAATAATCTTATCTCTACAGCTACGGATCAATCATTGTCTGCAGCACAAGGTAAATGGCTAAATGAAAACAAAGCTACTATAACTACTTTAACTAATGGAAATTTAGATAAAGTTACTACACCTGGATTTTACAATGCAGGTGGTGGAAATTCGGTAACAAATAAACCTAGCGGTGTAGATAATTTCGGTATGATAGTTGTACACAGTGCATCTGGAAATTATTATACTCAGATTGTATACGTTGATGATAAATCTTATAGAAGAGTATGTAGAAATGGAACTTGGGGAAATTGGTCTCAGGATATTCTTACTGATACCAAATATACTCATCCTGGATATACTGCTAAGTCATCTGGTTTATATAAAATAACAGTAGATGGTACAGGACATGTAAGTGCTACTACAGCTGTTACTAAATCGGATATTACAGCATTAGGTATACCAGGACAAGATACCAATACTACTTATTCTACAGGTACATCTTCTACACCTGGTTTAGCCAAATTATATACTGGGACAGGATCTGCTACAGACGGTACTATGACTCAAAAAGCTATTACAGATGGATTAAATAGTAAATCTGGTATTGGTCATACTCATAATTACGCAGGATCTTCAAGTGCTGGTGGGGTTGCTAATAGCGCTGCTAAACTATCAACTACTAGAACAGTATCTGGTGGTACCGATATTACTATGAGTTTTAATTATAACGGATCATCAAACTCATCAGCAAATATTGGATTTTATGGTTCTGCTGCGAGTGTCGGTGATAAAAATAATTATCCATTTCATAGGTTTGCAAAACTTGATACTATTGCATCAAGCTATTCAGATAGATCTACCACATTCTTTATTTCTCAAGATTATAGCGGTGGTGGATTTGGTATTGTACGAATTGTATTGCGTACAAATAATAACAGTTCTGTATCTTCTGTCGAAGTAAAATGGTTGGTTCGTTGTGGATTAAATGCAGATAGTGTTCAAGTTGGTCTTTATAATGTCTTTGGAAAGACCTATGCTGATGCATTCTTTAAAACCGGTGGTAGTTATGCGGGGACATATTTCCGCGCAATTGCGAGTGGAGCACGTGGCAATGCCACCAGAACTTGGGTAATGATTAATTCTTCTGAAGTAAGCGGTACCACTACAACAGACGCAAAAACATCTACTGAGTGTTATGTTACTATTGCGGCTGCTGGCACAAAACTTCATAATCAGGCATATACAAATATAGTTTCTGGTGTTGACTCTGGTTCAACATCTTATGCGAATAGTGCCGGTAATTCGACTAAATGGAATGGATATACATTAGATATTACTACCGCGAATACTAAAGATACATGGCTGTTAGTCGCAAACAATAATATGATTCAGCATAAACTTACAACCGATTTTGCAGATTCTAAACATACTCATAATTATGCTGGTTCTGGATCCGCTGGTGGATCTGCAAACTCTGCAGTAAAACTTGATACTACCACAGCTGGAAGTGCAACTCAGCCTGTATACTTCTCAGGTGGTAAACCAGTAGCTTGTTCATATACACTTGGTAAGTCAGTGCCTGCAGATGCATTATTTACCGATCATACTTATGGAAACATGAAAGGTGCTACTTCTTCTGCTGCCGGAAGTGCTGGTCTTGTTCCTGCACCTAATATAGGAGAACAATTAAAATTTCTTCGTGCAGATGGTGCATGGGTAATCCCTACAAATACGACATATTCTGTAGGTACATCAAGTTACTTAGGAATAACTAAGCTTTATACCGAAACTGGGTCGGCTACAGATGGTACCATGACTCAAAATGCTATTACAACTGCCCTAAATGGAAAATCTGCTACTGGACACACACATAATTATGCTGGATCATCTTCAGCCGGTGGAAATGCGAACGCAGCTGTAAAATTAGCTACTGCAAGAAAGATTGGTAGTGCTTCATTCGATGGCACTGCCGACATTACTTTATCTCAGATGGGACTTAATGTTCCTGTTGAAATTACAAAGGCTGATTATCTTGCAAAAAAGAAAGCTGGAACTTTAAACGCAAATACCTATTACAATGTTATTGATGAATATGATTCTGCAAATGTTATTAATGACTCATCTGTAACAGCCAACAGTGCGTTTTCAAGTACTAAATCAGAAAAAACATATGCGAAGAAAAGTACACTTGTTACTACTACTCTCACAGCTAGTAAATGGACTGGTTCCTCTGCTCCGTATACATATGTATTACCTGTATCTGGTGCGACTACTTCAAATATAGTAGAAATTAATTATGCTTCTAACGCATCATCTCAAGCAATAGAGGCATATCAGAACGCTATGTTAGCAGATGGAGGGCAGACTACAAATCAAATTACTATAAAAGCAACCGAGAAACCAACTGTAGATATTCCCATTACTATTGTTATAAGAAATGATTTATAAAAGGAGGCGATAACATGGCAATTTATAAAGGTGAACAATGTCTTGCTGGAGTTGGTAAGAATGCAACTATTAAAATTGGTACTGCTAAAACAGGTACTTCGGCTGCGGTAACTAATTCTGGTACTGATACAGATGCTATATTGAATTTTACATTACCTAAAGGAGATCAGGGAGTTGGAATTTCAAGCGTTATCCCTCATTATCTTGCAAATCCTAAATCGCAAGGAGTGACCAGATCAACTACTGGATGGGCGACTTCTGCTCAGGTTATGACATCTACAAACAAATATTTGTGGTGTTATCATGAATTTGTTTTGACAAACAATAATCATCTGTACACTACTCCAACAGTTATAGGTGTTTATGGAGATAAAGGTGATCCGGGTACAACTGATTATAATGGATTACAGAATAAACCGGTCGTTAATGGAGCTGTAACTGCTTATCAGTCAGATATTATGAAATCTCAGTTAAGGAATGTGACGTTCTCTACTGAAGAACCTAAGACAACTGATGGTAAACCTGGTGATATGTGGGTGGTGTATGGCGATGAGTAATATTAAAACTGGTGATATTTTAAATTTTGATTATACTGGTGCTGTTCAGAGTATAACATTGCCTAAAGGAATATATAAATTGGAGTGTTGGGGTGCTCAGGGTGGAAATGGATGTACTGACAATTCATATACTGGCGGTAAAGGTGGTTATTCTATTGGAACCATTTCTCTAAATACTAAAATTACTTTATATATTTATGTTGGTGGTCGAGGTGTAAGTTCTGAAGCTTCTGGATCTGGTGCAATTAGAGCTGGTGGTTTTAACGGCGGTGGCTCTGGTCGAGATTGGAGTTCAACGAATCATGGTGGCTCTGGTGGTGCTGGCGCTACTGATATACGTATTAACCAAGACTCTTTTTATGCTCGTGTTATCGTAGCTGGTGGTGGCGGTGGAGCATCTGATGATGGGAATGGTGGCTCTGGTGGTGGCGTAAGCGGAATTTCAACTGGTGCTAGCGCTGGTACTGCAACAAGTGGTAGCGGATTTGGACAAGCAGCTGCTTCTAGTTATACTTCTGGAGAATGCGGTGGCGGTGGCGGCGGTTGGTATGGAGGCTATGGTGGCGGTTCCGAAAATATTCCTGGTGGCGGTGGTTCTGGATATGTGTATATTTCTTCTACGGCTTCTAATTACCCATCAGGCTGTTTACTTAACTCTTCTTATTACTTGTCTGATGCTAAAACCATAGCAGGCAATAATTCTTTTGTTTCTCCCACAGGTTCATCTGAGACAGGGCACTCTGGTAACGGCTATTGTCGAATTACTGTTATTGAATGCAAGAATACGGCACTATATACCAGAATAAACAATTCAATGAAAAAGGCTACTGCATTCTATTTCAAATTAAATAATAACAAAATGTACGGTATTGGTTCTGCTAATTCTAATGGTGCAGTTATGAATTTTGATTATACTGGATCAGTCCAGACTGCTACATTGACTCCTGGTAGATATAAACTTGAGTGTTGGGGAGCACAAGGTGGAAATAGCAATCAATCAAACGGAACTTATGGTAATGGTGGAAAAGGTGGCTATTCTACTGGTATTTTAAATGTTTCAACTAATACCACTATATATATAACAGTAGGAGGGCAAGGTCAAAATGGCGTCTTTAATACTAGAACTGCTGGTGGTTTTAATGGCGGCGGTGATGGTTATGGTACTAACGGCTCTGGCGTAGGTGGCGGAGGCGGTGGAGCTTCTGATATTTCTTTAATGAGTCCTGTATTTTCACACTCATCTTATTTTATAAATAACATTCGAGATACAAACTCACTATTAAGTAGAATTATTGTTGCAGGCGGCGGAGGATCTGCAGGATATGACGTTAGTAATAATGCAGCTAATGGTGGTGCTGGCGGAGGTACTACAGGACAAGATGGATTATTAAACCGCGTTTATCATGGCACTGGCGGAAAACAAACTACTTTTGGTACAGGAGGATCATCAGAGGAATCTAATAGGTATTCCGTCCAAGCTAAATTCGGATGTGGAGCATCAGCCAGTAATTCTACAGATGTAGCGCCTGGTGGTGGCGGCGGCTGGTACGGAGGTGGATTACATTGTGATTCTGCTGGTGGTGGATCAGGTTATGTCTATACTCCTACCACTGCTTCAAATTATCCTTCTGGATGTTTATTAAATTCTGCTTATTATCTTTCTAATGCTCAAACCATTGCTGGCAACCAATCATTCCCTTCACCAACAGGTGGTACAGAAACAGGCCATTCAGGTAATGGCTACGTAAGAATCACTAAATTAACAGATGTAATATACCTTACTCATGCTAATAATGACATAATGGATTTTAATTACACAGGTTCTACACAATCTAAGACTCTAAAACCAGGTACATATACAATAGAATGCTGGGGTGGTCAAGGAGGAACTTACAGTGGTTGCATTGGCGGATATGGTGGTTACTCCAAAGGCACAATTACTCTTACTAAAACGACTACTGTTTATATATCTGTTGGCGGAGCTGGATCTTCCTCTTCTACTGCTGCAGGATTCAATGGTGGAGGAACTGGTATTTCTTCTGGTAGAGGTGGCGGCGGTGCAACCGATGTTCGTATAGGTCAAAATTCTCTATATTCAAGAGTTATTGTCGCTGGAGGAGGTGGAGGCGCTGGTGTAACAAGTGCCAATGCTAATCCTTGTGGTTGTGGCGGTGGAGAATATGGTGGAGATGGATATTACAATGATACCACTGGTTCTTATACTATAGGTCAAAATAGATGTGGTGGTAGTGCCTCACAAACTGCAGGTGGTATAACTTGGAGTACAGGCACTCAGGCTACTTTTGGTCAAGGCGGAAATGCTTCCGGCTACTCTTGTGGTGGCGGAGGAGGCGGCTGGTACGGTGGCGGCGGAGCCTATGACAGTGATTCTGACTCTGATGGACGTTGGGGTGGAGGAGGCTCAGGATATGTTTATACCTCTTCTACAGCTAAAAATTACCCTAACGGATGTCTACTAAATTCTACTCATTATCTCACAAATGCTCAGACTATCGCAGGAGACACTTCTTTTACTTCTCCTACAGGATCAGTAGAAACTGGTCACACAGGCAATGGATTCTGCAGAATTACAAATTTGAACCCAACACAATATGGATTATACGTAAAAACGAACTCTGGTTGGAAACACATAGATTTATAAAAGGAGGGCTTAACTATGCCGATTATATTTCACGGAACAGGTAGTGGCGGCTCTGCTAAAAAACTAAAAACCGCACGAACTATTAATGGTACGAATTTTGATGGTACAGCTAATATTACTACTGCTAATTGGGGAACAACAAGAACCGTTACTGTAGGAAATACAAGTAAATCTGTAAATGGATCTGGAAACGTAAGTTGGTCATTAGCTGAAATAGGTATTCATCTTTCAACAACGGAACCTGCAGCTAGTGACGGAAAGAATGGAGATATTTGGATTACTTATGAATAAAAGACTGAAAGGAAGGTGAGGCTTATGGCTTGTAGTAATGGATGTGGAACTTCTTGTGCTACCAACTGCACTCATTCATCATCTGGTGGATGTGGTGGTTCTTGTGGTGGTTCTTGCTCTACTAACTGTACTGGTGGATGTTCTGGATATTGTGATGGAACTTGTAAGGGAGGTTCAGGAAGTACTTGTTCTGACTGTACTGCCAAATGTGCTAATGACTGTACTGGAGCTTGTACAAATGCTTGTGTAACCGGATGCACTGGCTGTGGAAACAACTGTGATGGAGACTGTACAAGCGCCTGTGCTCAAAGGTGCTCTAATGATTGCAATGCTGCATGTACTGCTACTTGTGCTTATGATTGCGAGCATACTTGCACTGCTTCTTGTGCCAACGATTGCACCAGTTGTGGTGGATCTTGCTCAAGTAATTGCTCAGGAAATTGTGATTCCGGTTGTTATACTGGTTGTTATGGTTGTGATTCTACCTGTTCTGGTGGTTGTTCTGGCACTTGTAATACTACTTGCACTACCACTTGCGCCAATGACTGCACTGGCGGATGCAAAGGAACCTGTACAGGTGGATGTGGTGGTTCTTGTGATAATTCATGCGGTTTTTCTTGTGAAGCTTCATGTGATAATAATTGTACTGCCGTTTGTTCTGTATCTTCTGTGTACGGTGGAAACTCAGAAAAGAGTGTATTGAATTTTGCTTATACAGGTAAAGCTCAATCTGTAACCCTTGAGCCTGGAAAATATGTTCTTGAATGTTGGGGAGCACAGGGAGGTTATCGTTCTAATTCTAGTTATGGTGGAAAAGGTGGCTATTCTACAGGAACTTTAACATTGACTCAAAAAACTACTATATACATATATGTTGGTGGATCTGGAAATTCTGTTACATCAGCATCAAATTCAATCTATCCCGGAGGTTTCAATGGTGGTGGATATAGATACAATTATAAAGGTGGTGGTGGCGCTACTGATATTCGTATTGGAAGTGCTTCTTTATACGCCCGTGTTATCGTTGCAGGTGGCGGTGGTTCTGATGGTAGTCCTAGTTATAGTGGTGGGTATGCAGGTGGTGTATCTGGTACTAGGGGAAATTTTGGATGTGGTTCATATGGATATGGTGGATCTCAAACTGCTTCATATTCATCTTTAAGTGCTATTAATTCACAAGGCACCACAAATTCTTCTTCTAACTGTGCTGCTGGTTTTGGTTTCGGTGGTTTTGGATGTTATTACGCTTCAGGTTACGGTGGAGCCGGTGGCGGAGGATGGTACGGTGGACAAGGTACTTATCCTGATGGTTCTGGAGATGATGATGGCGGTGGCGGAGGTGGTTCTGGTTACGTTTATACTTCCTCTTCTGCTTCTAACTATCCTCAAGGCTGTCTTCTAAATTCATCTTACTATCTTTCTGATGCTTCTAATTTATCTGGCAATGAATCTTTTAAATCTCCTTCTGGCACTACAGAAACTGGTCATTCTGATAATGGCTATTGTAGGATTACCTGTTATATCAAAAAGAAAACTCTACATTGTAAAATGAACAATGAAATTAAAAAAGCAGCTCCAGTATTTATGAAGATGAACAATAAAATTTATGATGCTGGCGCTAATGCCGTAATGGATTTTGCTTATACAGGAACAGCTCAAGCTATATCACTTCCAAGAGGACAATATATTATAGAGTGTTGGGGTGCTCAAGGCGGTTCATATAGTAGTTATTATGGTGGTGCTGGAGGATATTCTGTCGGAACAATAACTCTAACTAAAAATTCTACGGATTTATATATTTATGTTGGTGGACAACCAGAAGCTACAACTTCAACAGGTGAAACACCTGGTGGATTTAATGGAGGAGGAAAAGGTTGTTCAAGAACTTATAATTATAGTAGTTATGGACAAGGTGGCGGCGGTGCAACCGATGTTCGTATAGGAAAAAATGATCTTTATGCTAGAGTTATTGTCGCAGGCGGCGGCGGAGGTTCATCATCAGAAAATTCGCTTACAACAAAATATGGTGGTGGAACTACTGGTGGTTCTTCTGCTTCTGGATATGGAGCTACACAAACTGCTGCAGGTACAAATGGTTCGTTTGGTCAAGGTGGTTCTGCAACAACTTCTGGAACTAATTATAATTATGGTTCCGGCGGTGGCGGAGGTGGATGGTATGGCGGTGGTGCATGTTCTGATTATAGTGATAGCACTAACTACCAAGGCTATAATGGCGGAGGTTCAGGATATGTTTACACTTCAGCTACTGCTGCTAATTATCCAAGTGGTAATTATGTAAATTCTTCTTACTACCTTACCAATGCGCAAACTATAGCAGGAAATCAATCATTTAAATCACCTGATGGAACAAATGAAACAGGCCATACCGGAAATGGTTTCTGTCGAATCACCCGTAAATCAGGAAAAATATTTGTAAAACAAAACGGTTCATGGATCAAAGTATAACACTTTGGTCCATATTTAAATTACGAGGAGGAATTGTTATGAAACTTATTTTTAAAGACGGACAAGAATTAGTTATTACTCGTGCTAACGATACATATTCATATGAAGGATATAAAGATGGGTTGGGAAATGATATGAACAAAAATATTGTAGCTACTATTTCTATCTTCAATTCTGATAAATCTTTAAACACTATTAAGGATATGATTACTGATGAAAATAGAACAGGTTTTAAAATTATTTATGGGAATACCCAGAAAGATTATACTGGAATGAAAATTGAAAGTATTTCAGAAGAAATCTCCAATGAAAGAAGTGTTATTAATATCTCATTAGCTACAGATAAAACCATAGCTCCTACTGAGACCACTGAAACAACAACAGAAAAAACTAAAGAAGAAACTAAAGAAAAAACGGAAACAGCTTCTGATAAATAATTAAGAATGAAAGGAATATAAGGATATGAGAAAAATAATCGTAAAGGTTGATAAAGAAAAAGCTACAGAGCTTGAAAGAGTTAATTTTGAATTAAACTTCGTAAAAGACATTGTACAGAGAGTTATTGAATCACATCCAAGCGATTTAGAACTCATCAATGGAGATACTCTTATGTCTTACAATAAACGTGGTGCAGAATTACAGAGAAAGTATGCTGCTCTTGCAAATGAGATGGCAAAGGAATACATCCCAGAATACCTCGAAGGTCATCAGTATAGTTGGATTATTCCAAATAATTCTGATGAAATGACTATTACTATTAAATGTAATTGTGAGATTCCAGAATTAGAGGGAATAGCATGAAAAGAACAGAACAATATTCGGATCAGATAGCTAGACTTTATCCATCTAAGAAGGTAAAAACCGATGATGGACAAAGAATATTAACACAGAGTATCACTTTTCAAGTAACTGATGATTGCAACCTTGCGTGTCTATATTGTTACCAAGGACACAAAGGAAAAAATCGAATGTCGTTTGAAACAGCTAAGAAATTCTTTGATTTAGTTGTATCAGGTGAAAAAGGTTTTAAATCTTATATCAATCCAGAGAAATCTCCTGGATTGGTTGTAGATTTCATTGGAGGAGAACCTTTTCTTGAGATAGAGCTTATAGATCAAATCTGTACTTATATTATGGATAAACTCATAGAGTTGGATCATCCTTGGGCCATGAAAACTATGTTCTCTATTTGTTCAAATGGTGTTTTATACAGGGACGAAAAAGTACAAGCATTTCTTCGTAAGTGGGCCAATAGATTATCTTTCTCAGTGACTATTGATGGGAATAAAGAATTACATGATTCCTGCCGAGTTTTTCCAGATGGTGGTCCAAGTTATGACATAGCTGTCGATGCTGCGTCAGATTGGATGAAACGTGGGAATCATATGGGAAGCAAGATTACAATTGCTCCAGGTAATATCAGCTTCTTATATGATGCTATTAAGCATATGGTTGATCTTGGGTATGATGAAATTAATGCTAACTGTGTATATGAAAAGGGTTGGACACCTGTACATGCAACTGTTCTTTACGATCAAATGAAACGCATATCTGATTATTTCTTGGAACAGAATTTTGATTTTGAACGTGATTTCTTCTGTTCCCTTTATAATGAAGACTTCTTTCAGCCTAAAGATCCTGATGATTTACAAAGTTGGTGTGGAGGCGTTGGTAATTCAATGATTGCTTGTGATCCTCAAGGTCGCATATTTCCATGTATCAGATATATGGAATCTTCTCTTAATGGAGAGCAAGAACCGTACTCTATTGGTGATGTAGATAATGGTATAGGATGCACAGAATGTTATAAATGCAGAATTAATTGTATGGCAAAAATAGATAGAAGGACACAGAGTACAGATGAATGTTTCTATTGTCCTATAGCTGCAGGATGTTCTAATTGTTCTGGTTATGATTATCAAGTGAATGGTACTCCTGACTCAAAAGCTACTTATATATGTGTTATGCATAAAGCTCGTGCTCTTGGGAATCTGTATTTCTGGAATAAATATTATAGAAAAAATAATATGAGTAAGCGAATGAAAAACTATGTGCCAGATGAATGGGCGCTTGAGATTATTTCTGAATCAGAACTTAATATGTTGAAAGAACTTGAAAGAGAGGATTAAAAGCCTCTCTTTTTTATTGACTAAAAGGAGGCTTGATATTATGGCAGAAATTAAAGGAATTGATGTTTCCAGATGGAATGGAAGCATTGACTGGAAAACTGTTGCTAGTTATGGAATGGGCTTCGCTATCCTAAGAATCACAGAAAAAGGAAATATTATTGATAGCACATTCGAACCTAATTATAAAGGCTGTATTGAGAATAAAATTCCTGTTGGAGTCTATAAATACAGCTATGCTACTACTATTGCTCAGATTAAAAATGAAGCAAATGTAGTTATTAAAACATTGAATAAAAGAAAACTGGATTATCCAGTGTTTCTTGATATAGAGGATAAATGTCAGGAGAATTTATCTGACAATTTAATGATGAAAATGATCGAAGCGTTTAGAGCTATTATTGTCAAAGCTGGATATAAATTTGGTATTTATTGCGGCTATTCTTGGTATCAGAACCAGTTACCAGAAGGTGCTAAAAAGTATGATTGTTGGGTTGCTCGATATCCTAATAATGATACCGGTGAATTACAGGAAAGATTAAGAGTTCCTGCTTCTACTGGTGTTATTGGATGGCAATATTCTAGTAAGGCAACCATTCCTGGTATTCCAACAAAAACCGATCGAAGTGTATTCTATAAAGACTATTCTAAATCTTCTACTACTTCTACAAACTCTCTCAAACCAACAACTACACAAGGAAGTGATACTATGAATAAAGATAAAGCTATTGATGCTCTTATTGCTTGCGCTAAAAATGAGGTTGGATATTTAGAGAAGAAATCTAATTCTCAGCTTGATGATAAAACTGCAAATGCAGGTTACAATAACTACACTAAATACTGGAGAGACGTATATCCTCAGTATCAGGCACAGGCTTGGTGTGCAGCGTTTGTGAGTTGGTGCATGATGAAAACATTCGGTCTTGATGTAGCTAAAAAACTCCTTAAACATTGGCCTTATGTATACTGTCCTACTCTTGGAAATCTCTTCACAAAGTATGCAAATCCACAGCGAGGAGACATTGTAATCTTCTATCGTAATGGTACATTCGCTCATACTGGATTAGTAACAAAAGTCGAAGGAGATAAATTTTATACTATTGAAGGTAACACTTCAGGAGGCTCTTCTATTGTTCCAAATGGTGGTGGAGTTTATGCTAAGAGTTATTATAATTCAAATCTCCCTGGGACAAAGTTTTGTCGTCCAGACTATTCTATTGTCACATCCATCTTAACTTCTAACACCTCTTCTACATCATCTCCTGCACCTGTACAGCCATCTTATACTGCATGGGTAGGTTCTTGTACAGCTAATGGAACAGATGTATTCTCAGGCGCTACAGGAGCTTCTAAGTTAAGTACATATCCTAAACTTAATGCAGGTAATCTTGTGGATATCATCGGTGAATCTGGTACAAGATATCAGGTTCGTATCGCTGCAAAATATATAGGGTATGTAGAAAAATCTAACATTAAAAATCCTAATACTCCTGCTGCAACAACTACAAAAAAATATCCATTTGTAGGAAAAGTAACTGCAAGTAAATTGAATGTTCGCAAAAAACCCGGTACTGAACATCCGTTACTTCCAGAGTATCCGATGTTAAATAAAGACAATCTTATTAATGTCCTCGGAGTTACAAAAGATACTAAAGGTGACAGATGGTACAAAGTATCAATCACTAAAAAAGAATATGTTGGCTATGTATCAGCCAAATATATCATTAAGGCATAAGGAGGTACGTCATGGGTATTGAACAGATACAGAAAATCCATGAGTTTGGTGAGATCAATGTGATCATATCTTTACTTCTTTGTGCAATGCTTGTTATAGCTTTAAAAGCTGGATGGGAGAAACTTCTTGATGTTCTTGGTCTCGAAACAAAAGCATCTCTACAGAAGAAAGCTTTAGAGAAGAAGTTGTCTGATATGGAACAGAAAATTGCTGATTTTGAGCAGTCTCAACATAATTATCATGACCAGTCCATTAATATCAGAGATGATCTGAGAACAAATCAAAATACTCTGAGCACACAGCTTACTGATCTTACAACTTTGATGCAGAACTTTATAACTAATCAAGATGAGTGTACTGTAGCATCATTTAGAAGTTCTCTCTGGAGAATGCATAGAGACTTTATGGCACAAGGGTACATCACACCGGATGGATTAAAGACATTCCTAGAGATGGGAAAGCTTTATGAAAAGGCTGGTGGAAATGATATTTATCATGAGAAATTACTTCCAGATATTGAATCTCTGGAAGTCAGATATACAAAAGACAATGTACTATAATTTATGGGTAGTCAAGCATTATACTTGGCTACCCATTTTTTTTACTTTGATTCTTTATCAAGCATATTCCGAACGTCTTCTACAGAAAGTCCTTTTTCTCGAAGTAATTTGGCAAGATCTTTCATAGACTGTTCTTCTTTTACGGCTGCTTCTTTCTTCTCTGCTGCAACAAAATCTTTAGAAAGATTCTTTTTCTGCACTCTCAAGCCTTTGATATCTTCTGTAAGCTTAGTAATTTGTTCTTCTATAGATGTAATTTGTGCTTTAATTTCTTCTGATGTAAGCTCTACTTTTCTTACTCTTGTCATTTTTTAACTACCTCTTTTCGATTTAATAAGGGTGAAATAAGGGTGAAGTTTTTAAGAAGTGCTTGTTTTATAAGGCTCTAAGTCGGTTTTTCATGGGTACCGGAAACCACTGCTCTATCCACTGAGCTACAGGCGCGTATCTTGAAAATCTGATTTTCAAAGGATTTATATAATTTATTTAATACAAGGTCTATATTATCATAATTACCGAAAAAAGTAAAGTTTTTTATTTTGTTACAAAAGATGCATTATTTTGTTACAAGTCAAAAATTATGGGCAGTCATGCATTGTGCTGACTGCCCGGTTTTAT